AAAAGTATACGTGATTTGCTTAAAAATGATGGAAAATTGGCCGAAAATGAGCAAAAAATCCTTGATTTTTATAAAAAACGCCTTCCTTTGGACGTTTCTCCATCTACCATGAATCGAATTTGCTGGGTTATTGAAGACGAATTTGACGGCGTTGAGGTTGTTGAGAATGCCGTTTTCGACTATTCTATTTATAAAAGTGGTATCGAATATTCTTCTGAGGATTACGAGCTTATAAAACTGAAGTGTAAGGCATATAAGCAGAAAAAACGAGACATCAGCAAGAAGAAATTCGTTGAGCACGAGAATACTGAAGAGAGCGTAGCAGATCAACTCGTCAAGCTTAATGCAGATTTAGAAGAGGACTGCTTCTCAATTTGTCCAAATGAGCAGGTTTTGTGCGAAATGTTGCTTGATATTTGTTATAAAGATGGTGTTGATGTAAGTATTGTATGGAATATGTGCGGAGATACCATAGTTGAAAAGCTCGTCAATAAATCTGGTATGTATAGCTACCCTGAGCAAGATGAAAATGGAGATTTTAGTTATGGAGGCATAAAATTTATTATGAAAAACGTTCAAGCCGGAGGTGAAGTGAATGATTAATTTCAAATTTAATGATAAAAGGGATATTGAAAATAAAATCTCAAGCAACTATGTTAATCAAGAAAATCCCGAGGAAACCATTCGAGACCTCGCAAGATACAATCATCACATCATGGGGATGAAAAAGGAAGATAATTACGACGCGATTTTGAATTATATGACTAGGAACTGCGTTGATTTTTATGAAGAAATGTATTTTAAGATTATTTATAGAAACATTGCTAGTGCCAAAAAATATAAGTTTAGGGATATTACCTCGGTTGTGATTACTAAGTCTGAGATCGACAAAATCGTCAGCTTGAATGACATTAGGAAAGAAAAGATTGCTTTTGTTCTGCTTGCAACGGCTAAATACTATAATGCTGTGTCTTCTGATAACAATAATCGTATGTATATGTCTATGAGCGATTTGTTTAAACTTTCTAGAGTGGCAATTCCTAGTAAGGAAAGAGCGAGTTATTTACATTTTGCCTATGAAGATGGTATTCTGATAGAGCATACGTTCGTTGGAACTAACTTAAAGATTGTTGGTTTTGTTGATAATAATAGTGAAGCGGTTATGACGCTCGGAGAAGATGATTATAAAGAGTTGGCATATACATACTTAAATTATAAAAATGGTGGGTACAAGCATTGTAAGGGCTGTGGCAGGTTGTTTAAAATGCACAAAAGTGCTCCCGGTAGACTTTACTGCAAGGAATGCGGACAAAAGGAAGAGGTAAGTGAGTTTAAGGTGATCAAGTGTATAGATTGCGGTGTGGATGTTGTAGTAGAATCCAGAAATGCCAATAAATGTAGGTGCGATGAATGCCAACATGAAGAAAACAAGCGGATAAAAAGAGAATGGTGGCATAAAAATAAGGCATCTACTCATGACTAGAATTGCATCAAAAACTTACAATACAAAATTAATGCTCAAAACACCAATAAATCATTGGTGTTTTTGGCATTGTAAGAAAATGGCTTTCAATTTTCATAAAATGAATAGAGAAGTATTGTGTAAATACTTATATCAAACTAACGAAGGCGAGGGACAAAAAATATGAATAATGTATTAAATGATGTATTAGTTGGTGTTGCGGAACCTATTGCGAATCTTCAGCTACCAGATCCGAATTTGCGTGATTATTATAGAGATGAAGAAGACAGGATATATTGGATAGATTCTGAAATTGATGCTAGTACACTTGAACTTATTAGAATGATCATTAGATGCAACAGAGAAGATAAAGGCAAGCCTATTGAAGAGAGAAAACCGATTACGGTATTTATTGATTCTCCCGGCGGTAGTGTCGAAGTTCTTTACTCGCTCGTTAGGGCTATGAAAGCGTCGAAAACAATTATTCGTACTGTAAATTATTGCACATGTTTTAGTGCAGCAAGCGAAATTTTGGCTGCAGGAACTAAGGGATATAGATATTGTATGCCAGGTTCTATGGTAATGTGCCATGTTGGAAGCATGCAGATTGGTGGCACAATGGGTAATGTTGATGCTACAAAGAAGTTTTGTGATGAACTGTGCAAGAAGTGTACGGATATGTTTTTAGAGAATACAAATATTGATGCAAAGTTATGGAAGAAGAAGACTGGATCCAATAGTGACTGGTATCTTTTTGAAGACGAAGCATTGAATTACGGTATTGTAGATCATATTGTTAATGATTATGATGAATTATTTTAATCTGGAGGTAGCGTATGGCAACTAAAAAGAAGGTTCAACAGGAATATTATGGGGAGGTGCCTACAACTCTTGAGGGCCATCCTTTTTATGGTTTTACGTTGGATTCACAGCAAAAGGAATTTGCAGAGGCTATTTTAGATCCAGAGAAGTTAATTATATTTTGTAATGCTTGTGCGGGAAGCGGTAAAACCTTTGTGGCGGTTGCTACTGCGAATCTATTAGTGCAGCATGGAATGTATGATGGTATTGTCTATGTTGTTTCACCCGTGCAAGAAGAGAAGAGTGGTTTTCTGCCCGGTGACGCGGATAGTAAAACGAAGGTGTATACTTCACCTCTTTATGACGCCCTATATAAATTGGGCGTTAATCCGAATACTGCAGTAAACCAAGAGTCTATTATGAATCTTAAAAATGGAACTGGGTATATAGATTGTGTTTCTCACCTCTGGTTGAGAGGTTGCAATCTTGAAAATAAAGTTGTTATTGTTGAGGAGAGCCAGAATTTCTATCAGGATGAGTTGAAGAAGGTTTTAACTCGTATTTCAGATAATTCTAAAACAATTGTAATTGGTCATACTGGCCAGTGCGATTTATATCATTATCCTGAGAGAAGTGGCTTTGCTCCTTATATTGAACATTTTAAAAATGAACCATATGCTCAGATTTGTACTTTGACCAAGAATTATAGAGGTAAAGTATCAACTCATGCAGATGAACTTTAACAAAACAGGAGGACAAAAATATGGCAAGCATCGTAAAGAAGTATAGTTTGAATGCAAAGGGAATTCTTGCAATTGAAAATGGTGAAGTAGCACTTGAGAATGCAGATACTGGTGAAATGATTCCTTTTGAGACACTGCTTGAGGATTTTAAGGATAAGAGCGTGAAAATTAGCGTTGCTTACGACGAAGATTTTGAGTAAGGCTAAATTAGAAAGGAGCAAAAAGTTGGACAGAGTAATGAAAAGAAAAGAATTAGTAGATGAATTGTCAGTGAGAACTGGCTTTTATAAGAAAAATATTTTGGAAATACTAGATGCACTAGATGATGTGATTGTTGAAAGTATGAGTATGGCAACAAAAACTAAACCTTCGGAGGTTTATTTATCCAATGGATTTGTGTTTGGTGGCAAATATTCTCCAAGGCATGAGGTGCGGAATCCTCAGACCGGCGAAATGATGATGACACCTGCCAAGTATGTTCCATATGCCAAGTTCAAGTCATCATTTAGAAAAAAGATTAACAACAAGTGATGGTGATAGCTATGAACGAGAATTTAAAGAGAATGGACGGAGAAAACCAGGACCAATATTTTTATCGTATATGTAGCATGAAAGATAGTCTTGGTTTTACGTGGCCGCAAATGGCCGAAATTTTTAATGATGAATTCGGGTGCAACAAGGGAGATACGGCGTATCGTAAAAAGTGGGCTGCTTTTAGAGATGTGTTTGAGGCGAATGCTGATCAAATTTTGGGCGAAGATAAATATCTTGAAGAAATAAAGCAAGCCAAGTATGAGCTTGAAAAAGAAAGACAGAAACTTTATGCGACCAAGGTTGAAGCTAATAGAAATTTGAGACTTGAGAGTCGCGAAGAATTATTTTATGAAAATATTAGAGACACCATTCAGTCGTTGCCTATGCCTAAGATTATTGCTGGAAATAGTGATTATCGCGTAGATTATCGCAAAGAACATGTGCTGGCCATTGCAGATATTCAGGCTGGTGCCAATTTTAAGATTGCCAATAATGAGTATTCTTTGAAGATTTGTGAAGAAAGATTTAATAAGTTACTTGATATGGTCATCGAATATGTGCAGTATAATAACGTTAGAAAGTTGCACGTTGTAGAATTAGCTGATAGCATTCAAGGTATTTTGCGCCTGACTGATCTTAAGCTAAACGAAGTGCCGGTTGTTGAAGCTACGGTCACCATTGCGAGACTGATTGCAAATTTTTTAAATCAATTATCCGCATATTGTCGCATAGATTATTATCATACACCTTCTTCTAATCATTCACAAACGAGACCAATTGGGTCTAAAGCAAACGAATTAGCTTGTGAAGATATGGAATATGTTATTGGACACTATATCCGTGATTTACTTAGGGATAATGATAATATTATAGTGCATCTTAATGATGGATATGACTACATCGAGGTTTCTATTTATAATTTTAATATAATGGCAATGCATGGTCATACTATTAAAAATATAGATACTGCTTTGAGAGATTTGAGTATAATGCATAGGAAGTTAATTGATTATGTCTTTGTTGGTCATTTTCACAATGGAAAAATTATTCCTGGAAATGAACATGACAGCCACGACACTGAGCTGTTAATGTGTCCTTCTTTCCAAGGCACAGATCCATATGCGTTTAATAAACTTGGAAAGAGCTCTAAGGCAGCTTGCAAGATGTTTATTTTTGATGAGAAGTATGGATGTACTGGAACTGAAAAGTTTATATTGAATTAACAATACAAAATTAATATAGCAGGCGTAACGCCGCATGCCCGTCACTTGGACGGTATCATAGTTTGGGCTGGTGCATTACGCGCCCTGGTCCACCTACGGTGGGGAAATTCCCCACCATTTTTAATATACAAATAAAGAAAAATAAAGGAGACAAATAATTATGGAAAACGTAGCTAAGAAGGAAGCAAGACTAGTATTTAATATGGGCGTTGGCAGGGCTCTACTGAAGGCAGGTTGTACTGTCGTTGACGTAAAGCCTGATAGGGCTAATCCTGATAAGACCGTTCTGGTATTCAAGAATGATGAGATTTTTGACAGAGAGTTTGCCCGTATTAATAAGGAAATTGCAGAAGCAAAGACTAAGGAAGCGCAGGAATAAAGCGCTTCCTCTATTATTCAGAAAGGAGGTAAAGTAAATGGCTGTAAGAAGTGCCGGTAAAAAAGCGCCTCCTATGAAAAAGACCACGGACGAGAAAATATATCTCTGCCCTTATTGTAATAAAGAAAAAAAAGAATCGGAATTTTATATGTCAACTGATCCTCTTGTTTTAACTGGTCGTACTTCTATGTGCAAAGATTGCGCTAAGAAAATTGCTCGAAATTGGGATGAAAATAAAAAAGAGTACGGCAATTGCACCAAAGCTTCAGTCCAGGCTGCCCTTGAAAGATTGGATAAACCATGGGTAGATGATTTATGGGATTCAAGTTATCATGAGGTTTATGATGAGACGAAAGTTAAAAGAAGATCGAGTGTTTGGGACGCATATATTAAAAATATTGGAATGACTCAATATAAAACTATGCGTTGGCGTGACGGAGACTTGTTTAGTACTTATGTTGAAGATGCTAAACAGGTTGCAAATATAGAACAGGTACAAGAGAAAAATTCTCAAGTGCTTGCGAATAGTCAAGAAGTTAATGATGAGTTTGAGAAAAATAAACGTAGCACTATTAGGCTTCTTGGATATGATCCGTTTGAATATGAAAAGCCTGAAGATCAGCCGTTGCTTTACTCTCAGTTAATTGGATATTTGGACGCTGGCGGAGATGGTAACGAGGATATGATGCGTACATCTTCTGCTATTACTATTGTTCGTGGATTTTCACAGCAGGCAAAAATTGATGATAAGATTGCTAAGGCTATGGCCAATACCAATGCAAATACTGCAGAGCTTAAGGCGTTGCTGGATGCTAAGAAAAATTTAAGCGCTACAATTTCTCAATTAGCAGAACAAAGTTGCTTAAGTTTAAAACATAATAAAAATGCTTCTAAGGGCGAAAATACGTGGACGGGTAAGATTAAAAAGCTTAAAGATATTGACCTCAGAGAAGCAGAAGTAAATGGTTTTGATATAGGAACTTGCAGGGGTATGCAACAGGTACTTGAGTTGAGTGATGCGTCTATCATGAAACAGCTTAGTCTGGATGAATCTGAATGGTCTGATATGGTTGCCGAGCAGCGTAAAATGATAACGGATCTTCAGAGAGAAAGAGATATTTATAAAGAAGTTAATAGAATACTTTTAAGAGAGAATCTTGATTTGAAGGATACTCTTGAAGAAAATCATTTATTAAATAAGAGTCATTTATCTGATCTAAGAGACTTATTCTCACCACTTGGGGAAGCAATAACCCAAGACGAGGAGGATGAAGGCGATGAATAGTATCAGATTCAAGATGGTCGAGGACATTAACGATGATGAGTTAATGTCCATCTTTGAGGATGATACGACCATATATGTAAAACCGGGCGTATATGCCATGTCAGATAGAAAAATTGAGTCTTTAATAAATATAGCTAGGATTCAGAAGTATTATCAATGCAATCCAGTTAGATTTATTGAGGATTTTTTTAATATAACGCTACTTGATGCGCAAGCATATATTGTTGCGAGAACATGGAATTGTCCAAATGTACTTGTATTGGCATCTCGTGCATTTGGTAAATCTACCGTCATTGACTTAATTTTAATGGCCAAAGATATGTTGTTCTGTAATGTATGGACATATATTGCAAGTGGTTCCGGCTCACAGGCCGAACAAACTTTTACTACGCTTGAGCGTTTGGCTAATGATGGTATTGATGAAATGAGAAATTCTACTGGTTACATTTTTAAACAAGAGGTTGAGATTAAGAATGCAACTGGCGATGGATTCAGTCATGGCAATGATGGATTTAAGTATAGTTTGTATAATGGCTCTTTTACACAAACTCTTAATAGCAATATCGACAAGAAGCGTGGTATGCGTGGTAGTGTTATTTTTGACGAATGTGGTTTCTTATCAGAGGAAATGCTTGAGGTTTATGGTGCTTTCGCGGCAGTAAACAAAGGTTTCGTATCCGGCAAGGATCGAAACGGTAAGATGATTGACCCTATTCGTCTAAGAACTTTTGCGACTAATATTCCAAATCAAAAATTTTATATTAGTTCTGCATCGAGCACCGACACTAAATATTATAGATTATATAGAGAATTCGCTAAACGTCAATTAATGGGTGATAGAGATTACTGCGTCGTTCAGGTTAGTTGTGATGTTGTTCTGAAGCCTACAATTCATGGAGAAGTTGTTAACGCGCTTCTCAAAAAAAGTGATATTGAAACTGCGGTCAGAACAAATCCTGAAAAGGCACGTAGAGAGTATTATTGTGAATTTACTTCTGATGCTGGATTGAACGCTATTATTAAGCGCGGCACTATTGCTAGAAATAGCGAAACTCGTGCACCACTGCTTTATAATGATACTGGCAAGAAGAAATTTGTAATAGCTTATGACCCTGCTCGTAGTAGGGATAATTCTGTAATTCTTGTTATGGAAATTTATCAAACCGTTGATGGTGAGTATAAAGGCAGAATTGTAAATTGTGTTAATCTTTTGGATGTTGGTAAAAAAATTAAAAGTCCTATGAGAACACCAGATCAGATTGAATACTTGAAACAATTAATATTGGATTATAACGGTGATGCACCGGATTATGAAAATATTGAATGCGTGTTAATCGATGCTGGTTCCGGTGGTGGCGGTGTTAACATTGCCGACTTCTTGATGGAAGATTGGTATGACAAAAAGGGAAAGAGGCATCGCGGCTTAATTGATAAAGAATATAGTGAAGAATATGCAGGACGTTATCCCAATGCAATTAATAAATTAAGGTTGGTATCTCCTGCCCAATATAAATCTGTTATTTATGAAGCGTTAATTGAAATGCTTGATATAGATGCTATTAGTTTTACAACAGATTATGATAATAAAGGATATCTGACTGTATTTGAAGCAGACGAAAAAAAATTAGAAAAAGAGAAAAAACGTATTACCGAAGAACTAAAAGCTAAAGGCGTTGACGGTGAAGAATTTACAAAAGCTCTTGAAGCTGAATTAATGCAAACCTCTTGTGTGACAACGAAGATGGTAAAGCTTGATCAATTCCAGGAGATTGCGTTGGCTAACATCGATGCAATGAAAGAGGAAATGGTCAATATGGTTCGTAAGAAACGAGATTCTGGTAAAGACTCGTTTGAAATTACTCCTGAAAAGGCTAATAAGTTGCATGATGACCGTTCATATACAATGGCACTTTGTGCTTATTGGTTATCAGAAAAACGTCTTGAAAATGTACGTGCTCGTAAAAAACCAGATGCAAAAGATATATTATCAAAAATGCAAGTTAATCGTGGTAAACCACTTAAGAAACTATTCGGATAAGAAAGGCGGTGAATTTTGTGGCAACAGAATTAACTAATAAAGAAAGAATAGAATTGTTAAGTCGCGAGGAGCGTAATCGTGCCGCATTCGCCGCTGTGAAAGATACTTTGGCGCTTATTGACTTAACTCAAAATAAGAGCATATCTTATACCACTTATTCCCGAGAGAGTTTACGAAATTATTTAAGGAACCCTGCGTCGGAAACGAACCAGAAGAATTTAAGGAAACTTAGTAATTATTTATATACCGTTTCTCATGTATATAGAAGATTAGTTAATTTTAAAGCTTATCAAATGCAGCTTAAGGCTTGGACTGTGTATCCAGATATTCCGCTGGTGGAAGCGCCAGATATGAACAGTATACTTCAGAATTATGATAACGTAACAAAGTATGTTCGTAATATGGATATGAAGAGTCAGATTTTAAAATGCTCTCTCCAAGCATGGAAAAATGATGTTGTATATGGATTTTGTTATGGCGATCCAGAAAATGATGGAACATTTTTTATTCATCTTCTAGATCCAGATTATTGTAAGATTTCTAGCCAGCAACATTATCGTGGTGTTTTAAATTATGCATTTGACTTTAGTTTTTTTGATTCGAGTACGAATTCTTATTATTTGGATGTTTATGATCCGATTTTTAAGAAAATGTATAACAAGTATAGTTCGGATAGCAGTTTGAGGTGGCAGGAACTCCCGATTGAGAATACATTTTGTTATAAGATTAATATAGACAATATGGATTATCCCATTCCTCCGCTCTCAGGTTTATTTGATAGTATTATTAATCTTGCTGATCTGCAGGCGGTTCAGGACTTAAAGGACGAGCTTGAGGCATATAAACTTATTTGGGCTAAAATTGGAACTATTTCTGGAACTAAGGATGTAGACGATTTTGAGATTGACCTTGATTTGGCAAATGCATTCTATCAGAAATTGCAGTCTATTTTACCTGAGAATATTGCGCTTGCTATGTCTCCTATGGATCTTGATACGATAGATTTCCAAGGTAATAGCGCCAATGATGTTAATATTATTTCTGAGGCTTATGAGAATATTATTAATGCTAACGGCGGTATTGTTTTAAATCAAAATAAGATTACTAATAGTGCTAGTTTTAAATTGGCACTTCAATTTGATTCAATGGATGCTATGGCTCCCGTTGAACAAATTAATGCATGGGTTAATTTATGGATTCTTAATCATCTTGGTGAAACTGGCATGGTCGTTGAGTATAGCGATGTTTCTCCTTATTTTGTAGATGATAAGGTTGATAAATTATTAAAACTTGCCCAGTATGGCATTCCAGTTAAATTGGAATTAGCCTCTCTAACTAATGCTAATCCTGTTAAAGAACGTGGCATGTCGTTTATGGAGGATGCTCTTGGTTTAGGAACAACCTCTTGGGTGCATCCGCTTGTATCTAGTAACGTGCAGAGTGGCAGCTTGTCTGAAAATGGTGATGGCTCAGAAGGTAGAAGCGAAATTGAAAACCCAGAAGAGCTTACTGACGAGGGAGAAAAAACTAGAGACAAAAAGTAAGGAGGAATGTATATGAAGGATACTAAATTTATCATTGTACAGGATGAAAACATTGCGAATCAGCTTATGATGAGTGGCTTTCAGATGGTTTCTAAGACTAATGGTATTTACACATTTATAAACGTAATTCCTCAGCATTTTAATTTTGAATCAATTGATATTAAAAAACTAGTCTACACAGATAGACTTGTTTTCTAATATATGGGCGTATTCCCGAATTTGCTAAGAAAGGAGGAAGAATATGGCTAAGAAAATTATGACACTTGATGATTTATATATGTTTTTTGTGCAGCAGAATACATCTTTTAATTTTAGCTCCAAAGAGTCTGGACAACCAATTGTTGTTACAAGTAATGGTCATTTTGCAAAAGAGCAAGATGATATGCCCGGTATGTTAAAGTTAAAATTAAAAAATTGTCATATAGACACCAATCGTAATGGCTCTCATATTTCTAAAGAGAATATGGAAAAGGCTATGCCTACATTAAAGTATCGTCCGATTCTTGCATATATTCATGAATTGCCAGATGGCACAAAGGATTTTTATGCACATAATATTCAAATTGAAGAGGACGAAAATGGTGATGCTAAGGTTGTTTACTTAGAGAAACAAGTTGGTTGTTTTACAGCGGATGAACCATGGCTAGAATATGACGAAGAAATGGATAAGACATATGTTATGGCATATGCAGTTATTCCAGAGGAATATACCGAAGCCGCAGACATAGTTCGAAGAAAGAACGGAACCAAGGTAAGTACTGAATTGGTAATTAATGAACTTTCATATAATGCTAAGGAAAAATATCTTGATTTGATTGATTTTTACTTTGGTGGCACCACTCTTCTTGGATCCGATGATGACGGAAACGAAATAGGTGAAGGTATGCTTGGCGCAAGAGGAGACATCGAAGATTTCTGCCACAAGGAGCCCGTATTTGAGCATCAAGATAAATTGATTGAAACACTTGAAAAGTTAAATAATACTTTATCGAGTTTCAATAAATCAAATAATTCAGAGGAAGGAGGAGACGAAGAGATGAATGACGTTGAAAATATTGTTGTAGAGGAAGAGCTTGAAGCTTCAACTGAAGAGGTTGTTGTTGAAGAGACTGAGACTACAGAAGAAACTCATTCTGAAGAAGAAACCGTTGTTGAAGAAACTTCTACTTCCGAAGATGGTGATGTGACTGTGGTCGTAGAAGAAGCTGAAGTCGAAGAAGCTGATGAAGTTATTGAATCTGAAAATTTTGAGATTAGATTTGAATTAAGTCATGACGATATTCGCATGGCTCTTTATGAACTACTCAGCGCACGTTCAGAAAATGGATATTATTCTTCATGGATTGTATCAGTATATGATAATAAGTTCATTTATGAAGATTATGAAGAATATAAGTTCTTTAGACAGAGTTATTCTAAGGATGGTGATAATATCGCCCTAGATGGTGAACCGGTTGAAGTATTTAACGAATGGCTATCTAAGGACGAAAAAGACGCACTTGATGCTTTGAAGTCTAGCTATAATGAACTTAAGGAGTTTAAGGATAATTATGATGCCACTGTACTCAAAGCAGAGAAGGAAGCTGTTCTGAATAGTGCTGAATATGCAGAGATTGCAGATTCTGATGAATTTAAGACACTGGTTTCTGAGATGGATAATTATTCCGTTGATGAAATTAAGGTGAAGGCAGATCTTCTATTTGCTGCTTCTATGAAGAAGAAGTTTAGTTTCGAGGCGAATAAGCCCGAGGAAAAGAAGTTTGTCGGCATTAACTTTAGTGCAAAGCCCGATAAGAAGAAGCAGGCTTATGCAGGTTTATTTGATGAATAATTTTAACAATACAAAATTAATATCTTATTACTTAAGCGCTCATTGAGACGCTTTTGTTATATTAAAACAAATTTACAATTATGAAAGGAAGAATGATTTTATGCAGGATATTATTAATGCTAATCACATCGTTTGTGAATCTACTAATATTTTGTCTACCAATTTCGGCGGCGGTCACATCTACAGCATCGCTATTTCCGAAGATATGGACAACGGTCTTCTAGTTGCTAGAGCCGAGTATGCCAACGCTGAATACGAAGATGAGGTTTGGAACATGAAGGAGTACGCTGCTGGCGATGAACCTCTACTACTACTCAACCCTCCCCTTCTACCCATGACCGAGCTAAGAGGTTATGCTACTGAGGACAGGTTCTACAATGCTAAGGGCGACAGAGTTCGTGCTTATACTCTAAGAATGGGTGATCGTATCACTCTATCCGAGCATGCTTTTGATACCGCTCCTGCCGCAAAGCAGTATGTTACTTTTGATGCTGCTGCGAAGCAGTATGTTGTTGGTGATTCTAAGACCGAGGGTCAGTTCTGCGCACAGGTACTAACTGTTATTCCTCGTACCAACATGAATATGTATAAGATTCAGGTTGTAAGCCTATAAGTTTGAGAAAGGAGGTAAACAGTTATGAATAAGTTAATGAGATTTGACGCAAATGTGCGTGAGGTATTTGAGAATGAAGAAGCAAAGCTTATTGCTTTTAATAAGCTAATGGTTGACGTTGCTAATGGTAATGAGCTAGAGGGCGGTCTATCCGTTAAGGAAGCTAATGACAAGATCGTTTCTATGTTTAATCAGATTCTTGGCATTGACGAGCATACCAGCAAGGCTGATGTTCGTAAGGCTATTCGTAGGAACCAGCAGGTTCTATTTGATCTAATTGAGGAAGTTGTTCCCAACCTACTCCGTACTGGCTGGCAGGATAATCCTTATTTCAATGAGTTCGTTGAAGTAAGAAATATGGACATTGGCGATAAGGCCGTTTTCTATACTGAGGACGAGACTATCCTAACCGTGTCTAAGGTTTCTGGTAACCATTGGGATATTGACAGGCAGAGACTCGGCAAGGGTGCTTCTTACTCTGTTGAGACTTCTTGGTATGGTATTGCTGTATACAGCGAGTATGAGAGACTACTAACTGGTGCAGAAGATTTCTCCACTTTCGTAACCAAGCTATATGAGGCTATTGACAAGTTTGTTAACGAGTCTATCTATCAGGCTATGATTTCTGCAGCTGAGCAGCTACCCGGCGGCGCTACTGGTTCTGGCCAGTGGGTTAAGACTGGTGACCTAACCGAGGCTACCAGAGAGGTATTTGTGCAGCTAATTGAGGACGTTCAGATGGCTACTGGCATGGACGTTGTTATTATGGGTACCAGAGCTGCTCTAAGCAAGCTTGAGGGCATTCAGAAGATCGATTGGATTTCCGAGGATATGAAGGTTCAGAGGAACACCACTGGTAAGATTGGCCATTGGGAAGGCATCAGACTCGTTGAGATTAAGCAGGGCTTCAGACTCAATGATACTATGAACAAGCTAGTTGACGACAAGCAGCTACTAATTATGCCTGTTGGTGATAACAAGTTTATTAAGGTTATCAATGAGGGCAACCCTGAAATGAGACAGGTTAACGACAATACCGTCAATCAGGACATGACTTACGATTATCGTTATATGTTCAAGATGGGTGTTGGCGTACAGATTGGCCTACTCTTCGGTGTTTATAACATTGCGGCTTAATTAAACGGTATAGAATAATGGATTAAAAGGAGAAAAATGAATATGGGAAATAAGAAAGAAATTATTTCTGAGGAAAATGAAATTGTAACTGAAATCGAAGCTGTAGAGGAAGTTAAGCAGCCGACTAAGAGAGTGCCCGCTAAGAGCTCTCGTAAGTATGCACCAGACGACCTAATTACTTGTCGTAGTGTTACTTATGGCGAGCTCTTACTAACGGGTAAGAAGTCTAAGCTTTTATATTCTTGGGCTAATTATAACGACACTACTGAAGTAGAATTTCAGGACTTGCAGGCTTTAAAGTCTACCAGGTCTAGTTATCTATATAAGCCTAGGTTTGTTATTGAAGACGAGGAGCTTCTAGAACAGTGGAATAGCGATCTTGGCAATATGTATAAAAATATTGTTGATATTGATGTTGAAGATATGTTTAAGCTCCCGCTAAATCAGTTTAAGTCCAGACTAAAGAAAGCGCCGAAGGGTGTTCAGCAGGCAGTGAAGAATATTGCTGGCGAGAAGATTCTGAATGGTTCTCTCGATAGTTTGGCTAAGATTAAGGCAATTGACGAAATCCTCGGAACTGATTTGAAGCTTTATATGAAGTAATTTGGAGGTGACCTTAGATGGCTACCCCATATGAAAAGGTGTATAGTCGTTTTTTAAATCGTACAACTGATTTTAATTTGGCCGATTTAGATGATTATACACTAAATGAAATGCTTAAAGGCTGGTTGTATAGTGCTATTGTGAACGTGCGTACTTCTAGTGACTTGTCTACACGAGATGACGAGAATGAAATATTTGATAATGATTTATCTGATAGGGATATTGAATTGCTTGCTATGGGTATGACTATGGCATGGTTAGATCAATACTTAAATTCTACCGAAAATGTACTTCAATTTATTGGAGGCAAGGAAGAGAAATATTATAGTCAGGCAAATCATATTGCAGAACTTCGTGCTCTTCGTGAAGATACAAGGCTTGAGATGAAGCGTCTTCACAGTTATGGTACTTATACAAACAATTCTTACTTTGATGATTAAGGGGGCGTTTCCAATGAATTTTTATGAAGAGATACCCTCTAGTCAAATAGCAGCAGAAAAGAAATATTTTGTTTCTGCCATTTTTAAGCTTTTACCCTACAGACAAGATAATTATGTATATCTTGATAATTATTTCGAATCGGTGCTACAACGGCTAATTGGATTCAATAAAATTTCTGGCGGCCAGCCAGAATTAATTACTATTATGAGCCTACTTGAATATGCGCGAGGAGAAAATGATTATGATAAATATCGTAAAGCAATTCTTGACGCTTGTGGTTTAGTAAAGCTTATTCGGGAGAGTGATCCTAATGCTTGACTCTTATAAACTTCGTATGGCCGCGCTTGGTTCATATGAAGGAGAAGCTAGGCGTAGAAACTCTCAAAAAATTATGGATGTGTCTTGGATGAGAGATGCAGCCACAAAACTTGTTTATGTTAAATGGGTAGATTCTGGCCTACCAGTAGTTGATGATGATGATATTCCAGTTTACGCTAAATTTAATGTAAAATCATATCATAATATTACTGGTGATGAAGTTGCATATTTATTGCAGTTTAGGTTAGAAGATATTAAAAATAATCCAAACATTAAAGTTGGATCTTATGTGCAGATTAGAAACGAGATGGACGAGCCTGAATGGTGGTTAATTATTCATTTAGATGATCGCACGTCATTTAGGCAGTTTTCGATTCTGAAATGTACTTGGACTTATAAGTGGGTTTCAAAAGTTAATGGGAAACGTGTCATTTATAATTGTTTGGGTGCTCCAAGAAGTCAGAATTCTTACAACAGTGGTGTTTGGTTGGATTATACGACTCAAACAGTTGAAAATCAGGAAGTTATGTGGCTTCCTACAAATGATGATACTAAAACTATTATGTATGATACTAAATTTTTGAAATCTTCTCCTGGCAGATATCCTGCGTTAAAATGGACGATTACAAAAGTTGAAGATACTGCTACTGATGGAATTTCTAGGTTTACTATGGCCCAAACTCAATTTGATCCCGCAAAAGACAATGTAGATCTTATGATTGCAGATTATTATGAAAGCGCTATAGAACCTGAATTGCCTGAAACGGAAGAAATTCCAACACCTAGAGATCTTGATATTGTCTATTCAGGTAAACCTGCGGTTCGCGCAGGTGGAGGTTATAAAAAATTTACCCTTAAGATGAGAGTCGATGACAAGTGGATCGATACGACAGGTGACGTCGATTGGAGCGTCGATTTCATAGATGGAGACCCGGCAAAGCTTGAATATTCTGCGATTGGCAATGTATTTAAGGTTAAGTGTTTGGATGATTACTCTTTGATTGGTAAGACATTTACGATTATCGCAACAAGTGAACATAGTTCAAAATCTATCATCGTGGAGGTGATAAGCCTATGAAGCGAGATATACAAAAGGTTAACGATGATATCATTGAAATGAAACGCCTTATAAAACAAAAGTTAATAGCCGACACGGACATACTTGAAGCGTTACATAATCCTGAGATTGATATAGATAGTCCAGATGAATTTTTGGATAATAATATCTTTGGATTTATTAGGATACCAACGACACAAGATACTGTTCGAAATTTTATTTGTTTTATAGTAGACGATATCGAAGATCATCGTTTTAATGAAGCTATGAAGGCTCAACATATTCAATTTACTGTAATTTGTCATCTTGATGATATGAAAACCGAATATGGAATTGATAGACATGATTTATTAGGATATTTAATTAGAGATACTTTTAATTGGACTAATATTTTTGGTTTACAATTTAAGTTAATTTATAATAAAGAAAGTACTATTGATTCTGATTACTATTGCAGGACATTAAAGTTTGAGGCTACAAAGCCAAATGCTTTAAATAGAGCAAGAATGGATAATCTATATGATAAATATGGAAGCTGATAGCCTCCAGTTGTACTTTGGTGATGATTATGTGATTAATGATCATATTGTCATCCATCAACCGACAATAGGAGAAGTAGTTAAATATGGCGAAGCTCAGTATTTTAGTATGATTCATACATTGACGGCTATTCCTAGTGATATGAAAAGTCAATTATGGGATATGGGTCTAGACTGGACTGAAGTTGAAGATTTTGAATTATTTATGATGCTTGTACAGACTTTAACTCTAGACAGAACATTGATTTTGTTCGGGGATTTAGATTTTTCAAAGTTGAAACCATTTAGAAATAATCAAAATGGAGATATTGTTTTAGCCGATAAAGAGACTGGAACTATTATCGACAAAATGATATACATAAGGCTTATGGACTATCTTCGGAAGCTGCATAATATTAAACCAAAGGTTGAGAAGGCAGCTAATAAAATGACCAAGAAGGTATTAATCGAAGAAGATAGACAGAGGTTACTACATGCAAAGGATAAACCTTTTAAATCGTATCTATTACCCTTGATTTCTTCTATTAAAGTTAGACAGGGTTACACAAAGGATTATGTGCGCAATATGGGATTCTATGAGTTTTTCGATGACATTAGCAGGAGTCAAGTAATTGTGAATGCTGATGCTTTATTAAAAGGCGCATATTCTGGAATGATAGATACAAAGAAGATTAATAAATCTGAATTCAATTGGATGAAGGAGCTGTAATGGCTCTTTTGTTATATTATTTTATTTTATGGAGGTAAATGATTATGGCTTTTGATATTAATAATTTCGTTATTGATAGAATCGTTCGTGGCGTTGCTCTTTCTCAGAAGGACGATTCCGTACTATTCTCTATTAACCAGATCCAGAACGCTTCTCTAAACTGTGCTTCTGAGTCTACTGATGCTGTTGACGCTCTAGGCACTCCTATTGCAACTTTCTATCGTGCTAAGACCGCTGAGTTCTCTGCTGAGAACGCTCTATTCGACATGAACCTAATGGCTACCCAGCTAGGTACTGAGAAGACCGTTGCTTCTGCTGATTCTAAGGTTACTGTTCCTGCTATGGAAAGCTTTACTGTTGCTGACGGTGGTAAGTATACTCTAAAGCATGCTCCTAAGGCTGCTCCTTCTGAGATTTATGCTATCAATGGCGACAGCACCTTTGGTGTGAAGTATGTTAAGGCGACTGCTGCTTCCGATGTTGCTTTTGCTTATACTGAGGCTGATTATACTCTAACTCTACCTACTGGCGTAGCTGTTGGTACTGAGATGTTCGTTATGTATGAGTATGAGACTGAGAATGCTGTAGAAGTTGTTAACTCTGCTAAGAACTTCCCTGTTGGCTGCAAGTTCATCATGGAAGTACTAGGTTGTGACGTATGCGACCAGACCAACCTAATTTATGCTTATGTTATTTTCAATAACTTCAAGCTCAGCCCCGATTTCGACTGGAGCATTGCAACTGACGGCGCACATCCCTTCTCTGGCCGTGCACAGCAGGATTACTGCGATAAGGAAAAGAGATTAGAAGTAATTGCTGCTTAATAGTAGCATTCTACGAATAGTTTCCGTATAAAGTAATTTATATGATAAATAACACATTGAAATGCTGGAACACCCTAAAGCTCATATACCAAAGCGGAATGATGAAATAAACATAAACGTTATGGTTGCGAAAGCAGAAAAAAGTTATGAGATGATACATGGTTAGATCCTAAATATTATTGTAATGGGTAATCAGCAGGGAAGCTCCGAACAGGAGAACCCTCAACGACTATTCCCATTAAGGGAAGTACACAATAAGCGATTGATTGTGGAAGTGGTGTGCCCCACATGCGTGGGTGAAGATATAGTCTGTGCTTTATCGAAAGATAAAGGGCGCATTTGTGTGCCGGGTAAATGTAGCGGTTTACTCAAACTTAACAGTGTTCAGCATCGTGATTCCGGGCGATGAGGAATAATTTTATTGTATCACTTGACAATACAAAATTAATGTGATATAATATATTTATGAGATAGGTGTGGCGTCATGAACCATATCAACAAGGGCTAGGGCCTCTCACCTAGCCCTTCTCATATTTGATTATCAATTGAGAGAAGCAAATGATAAGAGAGGTATTTTTATGGGAAAGCCAAAGAAGACTTATGAAGAGTTTGTATGTGAAATTCAAGATGTATTTAATAGCAATATTGTTGTGTTAGGACAATATGTTAATCAGAAAACAAAGGTTGAGTTTTATTGTAATATATGTGGCAATAAATGGAGTACTACGCCGATGAGTATTTTAAAAACAATTGTCGGATGCCCAGAGTGTGCAAAGAAACTTATATCTCAAAAAAATACTATTAGAAATATTAAAACTAGCGGAAGATTTGTTGAGTTGTATCCAGAACTTGCAAAAAGATTTGATTATGAAAAGAATGAAAATATAAATATTCAAGATCTTTCGCCCCATTCTGGAAAACGTATTTGGTGGAAATGCAATATTTGCGGTCATTCATGGCAAAGTAATGTCGCCAGTGTAGTAGACAATAAAGGCAACTGTCCTGAATGTTATCGTAAGAATGCGGCAAACAATATTATTATATATAGATTGAACAAAGATGGCTCGTTAGCAGATCATTATCCTGACTTAATCAACGAGTGGGATTATGAGAAAAATATTGATTTTAATCCAAATGAGATGCTTGTAAAAAGTAATAAAAGAGTTTGGTGGAAGTGTCAAAAATGTGGTCGAGAATGGCAGACTAAAATCGCCAAACGAACCGCAGGAGAAGGATGCCCATATTGTTACAGGTTTGAGAAAAGCAATTTACAGCAAAAGGTTCAGAGATATGTTGAAGATAAATATGATTATGATATTGTCCATGAATATGATTGTTCTTTGAAGTGTAGAAATCCTGAAACCAATCATATATTACCATATGATAACGAACTTATTATTTCTGATAATGTTAGGATTATTATTGAGTGTAACGGAGAGCAGCATTATAAAATTTGCGGACTTACAAATTTGGCTGCGAAAAAATATAAGACAACTCCAGAAGAAGTGCTTAAATATGTTCAATGGAAAGATGAGTATAAGAAAAATTATGCTTTATCTCAAGGTTATTATTATCTTGAAATTCCATATTTTACTGAGTCTGATGAGTCCTATAAAACTCTTATCGACGATAAAATTAAAGAAGTGTTAACTCTCAACAACACAAAATTAATGTGCGCCCAATAAGCGCACTTTTTTATTACCTATGAAAGGAGCGTGAGCCAAATGGCAAGGCGTGATAGAAAATGCTATTTATGTAGTACTTCATATAAATATTGTCCCACATGTAGTGATGACAAAAATAAACCCTCCTGGATGGCAGAGTTCCACGATGAAAACTGTAAAAACATTTTTCAAATTTGCACTAATTTTAACCTAGGTGTGCAGACTAAATCTGAGGCTCAAGCTGCGCTAGAGCAGTGCGACCTCTCTAATAAAGAAAACTTTAAATCTTACGTCCAGCAAGATCTGGAAAATATCTTCAAGGAAGAGCCCAAGTTTAAGCGCGGCAAGAGAGCCGAAATGGGCATCTTTGACGATGCAGCACATGAAGTAGTTGAAACCGAATAAGGCACTATAACTTCATGTTCAACGAGGTTTAGTGCCTTATTTTTTATGCAAAAAAGGAGAACAAATATGCTTACATATTCAAAAATATTAAACAAATATTACGATGCAGAAAACGGGAATGTCGTATATGTTACCAATATGTTGCAAGCACAACGCTACTTAAATAACGGCGGCGTTGAAGACCTTGTAGACATTTTGTATAGCGGTACGAAACGTGAAGATACACTTGTTTTTGTATTTCTAAAGACACCTCGTGTTCAGGAGCTATATAAAAAATGGCAGGCTCATGAACTGAATTAAACGGGGGCGATAATTATGATTGATAAAATCTTAGCAAATGCTCGAACTGTTGACGAAATACTCAGTGATGTTGTGGAACCAATTATTGGTGATACACCCGTATCAGTTCAACTTAATGCGGCGCTCGATAAAATGGCGAGTAAAGAAGATGTTCAGGCTATACGTATAGATGTTGATATTATAAAAAAAGAAATAGAAAAACTTCTGGCATTAGTTGGAGATGTTTCTGTGTCGGAACAAATAAATATGGTAATAAATAGGTCTGAAAATTGATGACCTGTTTTTTGAATTTGAAAATTGATAATTCAAAGGAGGACTTAACATGTCCGAAAAAATTTTAAATTCACGTATCGTCCATAAGCATGACGTTGAAGCCAATTGGTTGAAAGCGGTTAATTTTATCCCTAAGCAGGGTGAGATTATTGTTTATGATATTGACGATACTTATAATTATGAAAGATTTAAGATAGGTGACGGTAAGACTCTTGTCAGTGCATTACCCTTTGCTGATGATGCGTTAAGAGCGTCTCTGTTGGCTGAAATCGGTGCAGTTGATGATAAAGTTGATGCTGTTAGCTCTCTCGTTGGTGATACTGCTGTTTCAGAGCAAATTACTGCGGCTATAGCTGATAAGGCGGATTCCGATCATGTACATGATGTTGCTACTTCTGATGCAAATGGATTTATGAGTTCTGCTGATAAGACATTTATTGACAAGCTAGATGCTTCGATAGCAAGTATAGGTTATTTTTCTAGTAAAACAGTTGCCGAATTTAGAGAAGCGCTTGTTGCGTGGACCGATACCGTTTGTGGTGTACCCGGTGCAAAAACTTGGTTCAGTTGCGATTTACCGAATTTAGTTGAGCTTTGGAATGGCGGAGATACTACTTCGGTTATTGGTGCAGGAACTACAAATGTTATAGAAGTCAATTCCTCTTATAGTACTTCCGATTATCTACTATTAAAAATAACTAGCTATTCCGATTCAACTGTTTATTATGTAGCTTGCGCAAATGGTACTTGGGCAAATATTCGCAAGGTAGCTTTTACCAATAATACTGTTGCGAGTACTCAAAAATTGGCAACAGCAAGAAAAATTAATGGAGTATCATTTGATGGTACGTCTGATATTACAATAACTGCGGATCCAGCTGCAAACCAGCTTACTGGTGGAGATTTGAACAATGTAAGAACCCCTGGATATTATTTCGCGGGTGGAAGCAGCGGTGTTACAAATATTCCAGATGGTGTTGATGCATTTGGAGTTGAAGTCTATAGATCTGCTGGAGGATATATTACTCAGGAACTTACTTCAGGAAATCAACTCACTGGCAAGAAGTTTGTCCGTACTTATAATAATAGTACGTGGAGCGAATGGGAAGTTATTTATACCAGCGCATATCCTCAGGTTCATGTTGGCCCAACTCAGCCCACAGATCCTAATGTACAGGTATGGATTAATACTTCTGAAGATGGCACTGGTGTTGTTCCTGTATTACCAAGAATTACGACTATCAGTCTGCCTGTGGCTAATTGGACTGGCAGCGCTGCTCCATATTATCAGACAGTTTCGGTCAACACTGTAACTTCTGCTACAAAGATTGACTTGCAGCCAACCGTTGCACAAATTACATCTTTGCAGAATGATGATATTGCGCTCATGGCAGAGAACACCAACGGAGTTGTTAAGATCTATTCGTTTGGTGGCAAACCTTCCGCTGATATGACCATGCAGGTGCTTCTGACGGAGGTGTCTTACGTATGATTAGTGGAAACATGGTAGGCTCTTATAGCCAAATGGGCAAGACGCTGATTTTAGTTGACGAGAATGGAAATGAGGTTATGGGTGTCGTTGTTGATCAGGAAACAGTGTTTACCGCAGGCGATAATGATGTTAGAGAAGGGTTTGTTTATGCTTCTGATGGTGGTGTGAGTACGGGAACAAAATTTATACCAAGTTATCATACCGTATCAGGTCAAACTTTAGTTTTGCCAAATGAGTCTTTTTCTGTTTATTTACCAGAGATGAAGTTGTACGACTACACAAGTTTACAATGTATTATTTGTGCATTTAATAATACTATTGATGATAGTGTAGGAGCTGATAAAATTGTTTTAAATCATGCTGTATATCCGGTAAATTCAACTGTTAAACTGTCCGATGTTACTAAAGATTCAGATCTAAAATCAATCAATTTAAACGTTACTAATAATACTGATAATACTTATTTAATTTATTATTTTACTTATCGTGAGGAGGTATAAGCATGGGTGTGAATTATGCTTATAAATACGCTCTTGTTCGTCAAAATAATGGCATGTGTTATGATGTTCGTGATAGCTCTGTGTACTATTTAGATCCTACATATATTCCTATCCCAGAATATAATGCGAACTATTTAATGAAATATTATTATCCAATTCCTGAAACCGTAGAAAGCTTTGACGATTTCCAGGGTCAATGGTATAGTGATGCGGCTCATACTATTCCTTGGTCTCCAGAGGCTTAACAATACAAAATTAATAATAATACAAAACAAAAGATAAAATAAAGGAGGTTACTTGAACATGGCGGTAACCTATGTAAAAAATGCCAACGGTATCTTCGAACCAGTTAGTTCCGTTGGTTTCGCAACTGATACAACACTTTCATTATCCGGCAAACCTGCAGACGCTGCAGCTACTGGTAATGCAATTGCCGCCGCAGCTGCGCTAAAAGTAGATAAAGTTAGTGGAAAAGATTTATCAACCAACGATTACACTAATTCAGATAAGAACTTTGTTGATGCTCTCAGATATACAGACCTTGGTTATATGAATGGCAAGACAATTACCGATTTGAAGACTGCGCTTGCTAATTGGATTGATGAGGTTCATAATATACCAGGAGCAAGGGCTGTATTTAGAGGGGCTAATCATGTACAGTTATGGAATGACAATGACACCACAACGACTATATCAGCAGGCTCCGCATGGACTGTTGAGATAAAAACATATTATAATTATGGTGAATATGCACAGATTGAAATGTGTAACTATACAGACCGGTGGGTGTATTATGTTGTTTTGTCTAATAACACATGGGGCAAGATTCGCAGAGTAGCATTTGATGCTGATATAGTAAATAAGACTACCCTAACCAACATTTTTGGCGCATACCACGATCTAACAACCACCGTAACCCCAGGTCCAAATTACTCATCTGCAAGTGGTTCTACTACACTGGTCGGCAATATGCTTCGTGTAAAATTTTCCGCTGATCGTTCTACTGCAGCTAATGGAAATATTGACAATGAAGTAGTTGCAAATTTCAGCGTTACTCATGGTGGTAAGATTACGGGCGGATTTGCTGTGTGTATTGGTAATGGTACTTCTGGTCACCTTGCAAATATGGTTGTTAGCAGCGTAAAGTGTAACGAAACTACTTTAACATTTTCAGTAACATTAACAGCTACTGCTGGCGATACATCTACACTTAATCCGTTCTTTGCTATGCCAGTACTAATTGATATAACTAAATTTTAAATTATCTAAATATTTTTAATAATCTTACATCAACGCGGCCAGGAGGTGAGAAAGTGTCACAGAATATATTTAAAATCTACGATGGACGTACAAATTTCTGGCAATGGGACACTAAGCAAAAACTTGTTGTTTTAGACGAACGTGTAACCGAAGTACGTTTTTCAAATAGAAATATGGAACATTCTAAAAGAAGACCTGTATATACTGACAAGGATGGCGTAAGAATATGCAATGTTCCTGATTTATTGCTGCAACTTCCAAAGAATCTTATTGCATATGCAATTATGAAGGGCGAAGACGGATGCTGTAGTACCATTAAAGCCGTTAAGTTTGCAGTGTATCAGCAACCGATTCCTACTGATTATGTATGTGAGCAAGATGCTGTTGTTGAGGATATTCTCATGCGTATTGAGTTGCTCGAAAGTCTACTTAAGGATGTTGAAATTGGTGCGCAACAACTTACTAAGTTTACAAGTTTGGTTGACGCCGCAAAATGGTCTCTTGAAAACGGACAACCTGGTGATATCATTGTGGTTAAACTTGATATCGGCTGGGTGCCTCATGTAGTTGAAGAAGACAAGAGTCTCACCCCTATTTGCAATTGTGATGGTGAGATGGTTACTATTACACTTGATGGTGATGATGCGGATGGTATTCCAAAGGATGAAATCGAAGTGTATTATGATGGCAACTATGAGGAAAATGATACAATTCAATATTATGATGGTGGAGGGGCTGCTGGATTTTAATATTTAGTAGCCTTTTTATATATAACTTTAAGAAAGGATGATTTGGAATGGCATTAATTAAAACGGTATTCCAGTTTAGACGAGCTACCACAGAAGAATGGCTTGCCAATAGTGGCGTTATTCCTGCCCCTGGCGAACCTTGTTTTGACTTAACTGCTCACACTCTAAAAATTGGCGACGGTAATTTGACCTATGCGGAGCTTCCAACTATTGGTGGCGTAGAACTTAAGGTTGAAGGTGACGGCAAGTCCATTGTTTTAAAAGATAACGTTTTTCAGCTAATGGGCTTCGAGGGTGCTGAAGTTGGCGCTCAACCCCGTAAGAATGCAGATGGAGAACTAGAGTGGGTTGTTCCATCTACAGAAACTGTTGAAGGCCTCAAGTCTACTGTTGCTGGTTTGCAGTCTGATGTTGAAAGTTTACAGACTAATGTAACTAATATTACAAAGATTGTTATGCCTGCTGAGGGCGAAACTGGCACTATACTTGATAGAGTTGAGTCCTTGGAAACCAAAATGGACGGCACTGGTGAAGGTACTGTCGATGCAAAGATTGATGCAAAGATTGAAGCTTTTGCCTCTGCTCTAACTCCCGAGGATGATAAAGTTAATACTCTAATGGAGCTAATCAACTATATCGAGTCTCACGGTAAAGAAGCCCTTGACATGGCTGCTGAAATTGATGCTCTTCAGGAGCTAGTTGGTAGCACCTCTGTAGCCGACCAGATTGCTGCGGCTGGCCATATCACTAAGGCAGAAGCCGAGGAGACTTTACTATCTAAGGTTGAGGCGGCTGCGGTTCTAAAGCATGTTAAGTATGAGATTTCTCATAAGCCCGTTGGTACTCTTGTTAACTATGGCGACAAAGAAATTAGGATTATGGTTCCTGCCGATACTAAGTTCGAGCATCAGAACTCTGGCGAAAATGCTGATAAGAATCAGTATTATATTGGCTTTAAAGCATATGCTCCTGAGGGTGCTGTCAGCTTCAAGGAAGATCTTGCGGAGATTATTTCTGATAATACTATGTATTATTTCGAAGGCAATGATTTCGCAGGCATTGATGCTTACGGCAGAAAGTATAGCATTTGTTGGTTAGCCGTTGCATACTATGACGAAGCTACCCAGACCTGGATTCGTTATGCTGACAAATCTAGTAAAGAGAAGTACCTTGGCTATTACTATTCTGTTGAGTGGTATGATGCTAATGGTGTTAAGATTGATTCTGATTGCATTCGCATTAATCTAAGCAACGAAGACTGTCACAATACTGCTGAACCTTATTATATGGGTAAGGTTGTTAAGGGTGTTAAGCTTGGCGGTACTCTGATGGACACGGTTGATCATCTTGTTGACATCCCTGTTGGTGCAGGTCTCAAGGCTTCTAAGGAAATCGAGATTGCTGAAGATGGAACAATGTCTGTTGGTGTTATATCTTGGGATAAGATAACCGAGGGTGACGGTGAACTTGTTTTAGATGGCGGCGGCGCAGCTGCTAACTAATATAACTAATATATTTAATTAATGGAGGAATTTATTATGGCTGAGAAGATTTTAAACACTCGTATTTTGATGAAAATTGATACTCTAGAAAATTGGGGCTCTTCTAGTCTTAAGCTTAAGGAAGGAGAACTAGCCTTTGCAACTGTTGCCGCTTCTGCTGGCAATGGTCTTACTGAACCTGTTGTTATGGTTAAAATCGGTACTGCTGAAGAGAAAACTTTCTCCGAACTGCCCTGGGCTTTCCATGCTAAGGCTTCTGATGTTCTTGCTGCTTGTAAGTCCGAAGATAGTCTAAAGACTTTCATCAATGGCGTTATTGCTGACGCTGGCATTGCTTCCAATGATTCTATGGAAGCTCTTGCTGGCCGTGTAACCGGTGTTGAGAACCGTGCTACTGCTCTAGAGAACGAACTAAATACTGCTGAGACTGGCCTAAAGGCTAGAATGACCACTGCTGAAGGCGCTATCGACGCTCTTGAAACTCTAGTTGGTGAGAAGAACGTTGCTACCCAGATTCAGGAGGCGATTGCCGCTCTAGATCTAGCCAATACTTATGAAATTAAGGGCGAGGCCGCAAAGGTTCAGACCGCTCTTGATACTTACAAGACTTCTAATGACGCTGTTGTTCAGAAGAATGCAACTGATATCGCTGGTGAGATTTCTCGTGCAAAGGCTGCTGAGGAAGCCAATGCTGGCGCTATCTCTGCTATTAAGGATGGTACTACCATTGATAGTTTTGCCGATGTCGAAGCTGCTCTAGCTGGCAAGCAGGCAACTGGCGACTATGCAACTAAGGCAGAAGCTCAGGCTATGGCAGATGGTAAGGATGCTGCAATTGCCGAGGCAAAGAAGGCTGGCACTGACGCTGGTGCTGCTGCAGCAGCTGCTCAGGCTGATGTTGATGCTCTAGAGCTTCTTGTTGGTGATACTAAGGTATCCGAGCAGATTTCTGGTGCTATCGAAGATCTAGACCTAGCTAATACTTATGCTGCTAAGGTCCATACTCATGTTAAGGCCGACATCACTGATTTTGCTCATACTCATGAAATCGCTGAAGTTAATGGCCTACAGGCTGCACTAGATGGCAAGCAGGCCGTTGGCGATTACGCTACTAAGGATGAGGCTCAGGGCTATGCCGATGCTAAGGACGAGGCTATTGCTGCTGCTAAGGCTGCTGCTGATAAGGCCCAGGGCGAAGTTGACGATCTAGAGACTTATGTTGGCACCATTCCTGCCGATGAGAAGTATGCTGACATTACTAATGTCGTTGCTTACATTAATAAGAAGGCCGAAGAGACTCTAGCTGCTGCACAGGGTGGTTCTTCTGAAACCGCAGCTTCCGTAAAAGCCGCTCTAGACACTTATAAGGCTGAGAATGATCCTAGGGTTCAGGCTAATACTGATGCTATTGCTGCCATCGAAGCTGATTACCTAAAGGCTGCTGATAAGACCGAGCTACAGGATCAGATTGACGTTATCGATGGTCTAGTTGGTGACGAGTCTGTTTCTAAGCAGATTACTGATGTTACCGATCCTCTTGCTGGCAGAGTTAAGGCTATTGAGGATGATTATCTCAAGGCGGCTGATAAGACTGAACTGCAGAATCAGATTACTACTAATGCAAATGCTATTGAAAGACTTACCAATGGTGTTAGCGCAGAGGAAGTTGACGGCGTTAATGATCTAATCCAGTACGTTAAGGATCATGGCACCGAAGTTACCGGCATGAAGGCCGATATTAAGGCTAATTCCGAAGCTATCGATGCTATCGAAGCCGACTATCTAAAGGCCGCTGACAAGACCGAGCTTTCTGGCCTAATTACTGGTCTAGATACCCGTATGGGCGCTGCCGAGACTGCTATTGGTACTAAGGCTGCTCAGTCCGATCTAGAAGCTCTTGTTGGTCGCGTTTCTACTGTTGAGGGTGACCTAAACACCGAAACTACTGGTCTAAAGGATAAGATGGCTGCTGCTGAGGCTGCTATTGAGGCTCTAGAGAGCAAGCACAGCGAGGGCACTGTTGCCGAGCAGATCGCCGCTGTTACTGGTCCTATGGACGAGCGCATTGTAGCTCTTGAGGCTATTGATCATGAGCATGCCAACAAGACTGTTCTTGACGGCATTTCTGCTGAGCAGGTTACTGCTTGGGATGCAGCTGTTCAGACTGTTACTGCTGGCACTGGTCTAACTGCTACTAAGACCGGCACCGATGTTGCTATTGGTTTCGATGACAGCGTAACCTTCGTGTTCGACTGCGGAGATAGCACTAACGTCTAATTTAATATGAACTAATTATTGGGACTGCTCTGTTGATTACAACGGGGCAGTCCTATTTATGAAAGGCGATGATTTCACATGTTTGAGAAGTTATTTCAATTAAAATTGAAAAGAATTGAAAAACGTGGTGAACGTCAAAAGGCAAAGCAAGAACTTGAAGCAAAATATGCTGAATATTATCCCAGTAAAAAGCGTAAAGTTTCTAATATTATGTTGGTTGCAGTTGTTTGCGCCATTGCAATTTACACTATTGCAAATTTATGGATTACGTATACAACTGGAGTAAGCATTGATTCCACGCTTACTACTTGTTTTTATGCGTTTTGGGGCAGTGAGTTGGTCGCATTGACAACATTGAAAACGAGTAAAATTATAAAAGGAATCGATAAAGAAAATGCGCAAGACGATGAAGATAGTGTAGGTTAAAGAGGTGTAAAGTATGGATTGGGTTAATGTTGTAGTTAGTATTTTAAGCGGACTTGCTGTGGCAATTCCTCTTGTAATTGAGCTTGTAAAATATGTTCAGAAAGCTATTAAAGAAAAAAATTGGGCAGATCTATTAGGGCTTATTACTAATCTTATGCAGGAAGCTGAGTCAAAATTCAGCGATGGTACTGAGAGAAGAGAATGGTGCCTTATGATGGTAAAGGCTAGTGCCGATACTATTAATTATGATATCGATTTAGTACAGGTCGGAAATCTGATTGATTCTTTGTGCGCCATGTCTAAGATCGTCAATGCACCCAAAGAAGAGGAAAATGTTGAGGTGGGATCTTAATGGCCTCACTTTAAAAACATGACTGTGAAAATTATGTTAAAAATATTATTTTAATTTTATATATAATTATGAAAATGGGAGGTGTCGCCAGTGGGCGTCAGCATTATGGAAGCGCTCAGGCGAGCTGTGCGCTCAATCTATGTAAAAATTCCTACTGAATTAAGTGTGTCTGGCAATAAATTATTTTTGTCGCACAATGGCACTTTACTAGATGAAGGAATTGAATATAATCCCGGTGGTGGTGCGGGTGGCGGCAGTGTGGGTTATGTTACATTGAAGAACTTATTACATTCTTCAAATATTACGGCTGCATATGGTAGTATCGTTGAATTAAAATTTGCATATTCGACAACTGAAGAAACTGATGATGGTTCCGCTAATATTTATCTTGATGATGTATTAAAAAATACAGTAGCAATTAAAAGAGGAGAAAACTCGATTGATATCACCAAATATTTAAGAGAAGGAACTAATAATATTAAATTGACCTGTATAGATCCTTACGGTAATGAAAAATCTCTTAAATATATTGTTAGTGTTGTTTCTTTGACTCTTACAACTAGCTTCAATGATTCGAAACCATATACGGGAGATCATTTTGAAATTCCATATATTTTAACAGGCGATGGGGACAAAATAATGCACTTTGAGTTTGATGGAACTGACATTACTGAAACTGTATCTTCGTCTGGAACAAATTCAAAAAAGACAATTTATTTTGAAACCAGAGGGCATGGAACATATACCTTAAAAATGTATGCAGAAATGGAAATTTCAGGGCAAACTGTTATAAGTGATATTTTTTATTTCGATGTTATGCGTGTTTTAGGTACTACTCCGCTAATTAGTTCGACCTGCGATGTTGTTAGTGCGAAGCAATATGAAACAATTAATATCCCATTTTCTGTATATCATGCCACAGATGATGCGCCCATTGTTGATCTTATCATTAGTCAGGATGGTACGATTTATTCTCAAAAAACAATGGCTGCTAATCGCGGAGAACGAGTTATTTGGCCTGCGAGAACTACTTTAATTGGCAATGTGAACTTTACTATCTCATATGAAGGCGTTAGCAAGAGTCATACTATTACTATTACAGAGAGCGATATTAATGTGTCTGTAAGGCAAAATGATATGGCGTTTGAATTAAGAGCCGCTGGTAAATCAAATAATGATACAGATAAGAATGTCTGGGTTAGCAGTATCGGAGATGTCTCGGTAGATTTTGAAAACGTCGGTTGGAATGTTGAACAAAAAACATTTATATTAACTGGCGCTGACTCTGGCAGTGAAATAAAGAAAAAATATGCGATTGGAACTGGTTGGACTACTGATGACAATGGTGACACTGCATTGAGATTATCTGGAGATGCGCGAGCTACTATCAATTTCCAGCCATTTTCTGAAGATTGGACGGAATCCGGTAAAACGATTGAAATGGAATTTGCTATTCGTGATGTTAACAATCGTGATGCAATTGCTATTTCTTGTATGAATAATAATGTTGGTTTTAAGGTTACAGCAGATACTGCGTCTTTGATTAGAAATAATGTTCCGATAGTTGAAGCAAAATATGTAGATGACGAAAAAATTCATTTGGCATTTGTGGTTGAAAAACAAGTCATGAACGATCATACTGTTCGTTTGGTTACGTCTTATTTGAACGGTGTCTTGTCTAGTGCGGCTACTTTTGCTGAAAGCGATGCGATATTCCAAAATCCAGCCGTAAATATATCTGTCGGTTCTTCGGATTGTTCTCTCGACTTGTATATGATGCGTTTTTATGATGTAGCCCTTACTAGTAATGAATTAAGGGATAATTATATTGCTGATAGTATGGACGCGGATTTGTTGGCAGATAATGATGTTTATGTTAATGGCGCTATCGAATATAGCAAGTTAGAAAATAAAATTCCAGTTATGAGAATTACCGGTGAACTTCCTTCTAGAAAAGCAGATTCAAATAAGAAAAAGGGAGGAAGAGATTATCCTGTAGATGTAATTTATACGAATAAAACTTCAGTCCCAAGCATTCAAGAGAATGGTGTGTTAATTCATGTGCAGGGTACATCGTCCGAAGGTTATATTCGTAAAAACTGGGATCTTGATTTCGAGAATGAATATCAGCATATGGAGAATCAGTTGCCTACGGATTATTTCACTATGAAAGCCGATTATGCTGAGGCAACAGGCACACATAATACAGGTAACGCAAACTATGCGCATATTTTTTATACTGCGGATAAGTTTAGTGATGATGCGCCGTTTACTATTGATCCTCTTGCTAGGTCAACAATTGCAGGTTTCCCATGTGTTATTTTCCATAGGAAAACCGAAGATGACCCATATACTTTTGCCGGTAAATATAATTTCAACTTCTCGAAGAATTCTGAGAATGTTTTTGGATTTACTGCAACAAACGAGAATGGAACTCCCGTATATCCTAAGATTCAGTCATGGGAATTCTGTGAAAATAAATATCTAGCATGTAGATTTAGACAAGATCCTGACGCTTCTGATATAACGGAAGATGATTGGAGAGAATGGTTTGACGATAGATATCTTTATGATGGTGGAGATTTAGAAGACTTTAAAGTAATGTATCGTTGGGTTTATTCTACTTGTCAAGATAATGCGACAGGTGAAAATCTTGCAGAAACTTATGTCGATGTTGATGGCGTAACACATACCCAGGACACAAAAGAATATAGGCTTGCCAAGTTTAAGACAGAATTTAAGGATCACTTTGATTTGGACTTTAGTCTTGTTTATTATCTATATACGTTTGTAATGTTGATGTGTGACCAGAGAGCAAAAAATATGTTCTTAACTTCATGGGATGGAATCATATGGTCCCCGTGGCTATATGACAACGATAAAATTTTTATGTCGTTGTAAAACTCTCTCTAATATACGGCGAAAACCGTGAGAACGGCAACGCCTTGGAAGCGAAAGCACCAACAACGACTGAGCGAGAGAGGCTCTATTAAAGCGGTTTAATAGAGTATGTAACAGTCTGAACTGCAAATATAATCTAAAAATGAAATTGCAGAGGGAGGGTCGGCGGTAACCAGACCGTCTTGGAAGAACCTTCCCCGCTTGTAGAAATACGAGTCATAAAAGTAACAGAATGACATGTTTAGGTATCAATAACGAAGGTTATCTTCGTTACGATTATTACCATGAAGATTTAGGACAAAATGATGCCGTTGGCGCAACCAATGTATATAACGGTTACGACTCTGTACTATGGAATAATTTCTCAGAAGCCTTCAAAGACGACATTCAAAAAACATATAGCGCATGGAGAAGTGGAGATTCGCCTCTATTGAGTTATGATAATGTTATAAAATATTTTATAACTGATCAATCTGATAAATGGTGTATCTCTATTTATAATGAGGATGCTGAATATAAGTATTTATCTATGTATAGAAACGGAGACGATTCATCTTTCTTATATCAGGTTAAAGGCACTGGTGAGGAACACTTAAAATATTTTATTAAGAATCGTTTAATGTATTGCGACTCCAAGTGGCAAGCAGGAGATTTTATTAATAAAGATACAAACACTATATTGTTACGTCTAAATTCTCCTGACGGCATTGAAGATGAAGAAATTAAACCAAACATGAATATTAAATATAAAACATTCTCTAATATGTATACCGGAGTGCGTTATGGTACGAATGGTGTTTTGATACCTCGTTACACAGATAGAGGACAGCTCGTAGAACATCCGATGCCTGAAGGCGAAGATCCGAACAACCTTGATACATATATCTTTGGCGCGAATGAAATTTCTGAGCTTGAAGATTTATCTTTGTTATATCCTAACCTAATCAATATTAGTGCCGCAAGTAAATTAACTAAATTAGTAGTTGGCAATAGTCATCCTAATTATAAAAATGATGTTCTGAAGAGTTTGTCATTTTCTAATAATAGACTATTGAGAGAAGTAAATGTATGTAATTGTACTGGTTTGACAATCACTCTTGACTTCTCATTGTGTCCAGATATTCAATATATTTATGCTACTGGTAGTAATATTTCAGGTGTCCAATTGCCTGATTCAGGTTTCTTAAAAGTACTTCAGCTACCTGCAACTATTAGTAGCTTGTCGCTTGTAAATCAGCATCATATAGAAGAACTTGTTTGCGAAGGTTATGGTAATTTAACAACAATAAAAATAGAAAACTCGGATAATATTCCATTACAAGATATTCTTCTTGGTTGTGATTCACAAGTATTGGCATCTGTATCTATTAAGAATATTCATTGGAACGTTGATTCTGAAGAAAACCTACAAACGATTATTGATAAGTTAGTGGCGTGCAGTGGTTCTGTAATTGAGGGATCTGTTTATCTGCCTAGTGGAATAACTGTTTCTGATGACTTAAAAGTAATGATTCATCAGAACTTCCCAAATTTAAATGTTATTGATGACAACCCTGTATTCTATATTGATTATTTTAATTTTGATAATACAATTTGGGATACCGAAATGGTAAACGCCGGAAATAACGCTGTTGGCCCACAAAAGGGCGACCCTGATGATATTATACAAGAAGCGCAGGGTTTAAGGCATCTATTTGTGCAGTGGAAAACGTTCCCCACTAATGTAAATAAAAATTATCAGATTGACGCTACATGGCAGACGCAATATGCGATTAGATATTATGACGAGGATACGTTATTGTATGATTATTGGGCGGATCAAGGTAGTATTGCAAAAGACCCGACACTTGATAATTCTATTTCGGTACCGCAAAAGGATGGCACCGATGATTTAAGATATTCATTTAATGGATGGGACAATCTACCAATAAACATCCAGAAGTCAGTAAGCATTAACGCTCTTTGGGTAAATCTATATCCTGTTCGTTTCTACGCTACAAAATCTGCAACAACACCTCATTATGTACAGTGGATAAAAGACGGAGAAGATGCCTACAATCCAATTGTCGCAAACGAATGCCACACTCCAACGGATATCCTAACCGAAAATGAGGTTAAATATGTATTCTCTAATTGGGACAATATTCCAACTAACGTTACAGCTATTTGTAAAGTATATGCAGAATATACCCCTCATTGGGCAGCGAGATTCTGGAATGAGAATAAATTATATCTCGTAGAGTATGTACCTAATGGCACTAATGTGGTTGAGCCTAAGTATTATTTTGAAAACTATATTAATCCCACAAAAGCAAGCACCGCACAATATGATTATCATTTTTCAAAATGGGATGGCAATTTTGCTTCTATTTCTGAAGCCAGGGATTATTATGCCGTGTATACTAGCACAATTCGTAAGTATAATGTTTACTTCTATAATGAGGACGAATTACTTTATACTGTTGAGAATGTGGAATACGGTTCTAAAACATCTTATGTGGGCAGTACCCCAGTTAAAGCAGGAGTAGATAATCCAGAAGAATATGTCTTTAAAGGTTGGATGCCTGCGCCAGAGAATATTACTGGAGAAACTAACTGTTATGCACTATTTAAATTTACTGGTTATCTATTTGGAAAATTAAGTGATGATAGTGAATATGGAACCGTTGATGATCCGAATTGGGATATGATTAATCCTTATTGGAATACAATTAGCGCAGATGTGAGCGCCTACCAGAATGGTACGATGAGTAAAGATGAGTTTATGGCAAAATACCCGATTGGTGGACGTATGATTATGCCTGTTAATCTTTCGAGCGGAACAGTTGTGGCAGACGTTGAAATCATAGGTCATGACCATGATGATTTGGCCGATAACTCTGGCAAAGCGCCGTTAACATTCTTCTGTGTAGATTTGCCACAAATTTTACGCTCTATGAATGAGGTAAGCAGCGGTAACAGTGGTTGGGAATCTAGTGAAATGCGCGAATTTGTAAATGGTGAATTATTAAATGCACTCCCAGATTCATTGAAGGGAATTATTAAACCAGTAAATAAAATTTCCGATGGCGGCGTAGGCAACAAAGTACTAGTTACAACAACTGAAAATTGTTGGCTTGCATCTTATGATGAAGTAGGTTTTACTACTGGTAGCTATAACTTATCTGGACAGGGTGAATTGTATTCATCTATATTTTCAAGTAATAAAAATAGTCGTAAGAAATATATAGTAGACAGTACTGATACTGGTGGTTGGTGGCTACGTTCTTCCTATTATACTACGTCTGGCAATACTATGTTCTGGCGTGTTCAAAAAAGTGGTGCTTCATATGGCGATATCCAAACTGGTGAGTTTTATGTAGCATTTGGTTTTTGTATTTAATATAAAAGGTGGGGAACTTTCCTCCACCTTTTAAAATTTTAAATTAAAGGAGGAGTGCATAATGTCAACGAAAAAACTGCAAATTCTTGGTAGTTTTATAGATGAGACTCTTACTCAATCTGGACAAGCCGCCGATGCAAAAGTTGCCGGTGAAAAAATTAGTGACATTGAAACTCGAATTGACAATATTGGTGGTCTTGTAGGAGACGAATCTGTTGCTACTCAGATTGATGCGGCAATAAATGACAATGTAAAACAACCCGATTGGGAACAAACTGATGAAACCGCAATGGATTTCATTAAAAACAAACCCTACGAAGAAACCGCAGATGATGCCCTAGAAATGCTAAATGAAATGGGTGTTATTGAAGCAACTACCAATGAAGAAGGGTTTGTTCTAACCGATGAAAATGGTAATATTCTAACTGTTTAAGGAGGAATTATTATGTCTTATAATTTTAAAAGTTTAGCAGACGTTGAGCTTCTCAACGCAATGCCCGAAAACGCAAATATAATCGTTGAAGTAGATGGCGCGACAAGGCGCGCGCCAAAGGAAGATGGAATTGGCAAGCTTGTTAGTGTTGAGACACTTGATGAAGTACCTGAAAATGCTACCGTACTTGTTGAAGTTGATGGTGAGATTAAGAGGGTTCCTGGTAAGGGATTGGGCGGAGGAACTGTGCTTGAGATTTGGCAGACTGTACCCGAAGAAGTAGCATCCCCCGCTTCCCTAGATGAAACTGAAACAGCAGTTACTTCTGGTGATTTTAAAGCTAATATGACTTATGCAGAAGTGCTAGAGGCACTTGAGAATAATAAGTTGACTGGTGCTTATTTTAATTATGATAATACAGCAAATGGTAATCCCATTTATAGACAGGTTATTGGTGGAATTGTATATATATTAGAAGGCAATATAGAGTATATAATCCTCGAAGCGTGGAATTCTTCTTTTTATTATTGGTCAGACAACACAATTTCTTTTGACCCTCCTGTCTCCGGTGAGTCCTAATACGAGGTGACTACTATGGTAACTAAAAATTTTGTTAAAACTATAGTGGCAGGTTTGCTAGAAAGAATTAAAAAGCATGAAATTTCCGAAGAAGAGCTTCTTGCTCTTCTTTCTGAGATGGATGTAGTTCAACCTTTAGCGAACAATGAAGACGCCGTATATACAAATACTGACGGCAAAGTTTATATTTTATAAAAGGATGTGATTTTTATGGCAAAAGATTTTGTAAAATTAAGTGAAGTAACTGTTCTTGAAGAAGTTACTGATTCTGCAAGCGTTCTTGTAGAACAGAATGGAGAAATTTATCGTGCACCTAAAACTCAGGTTGGCGGCGCAGGCGGTATTAAGACTGCTATTATTCGTGATAGCGAGTATTTGAATATGATTGCTGGAGTACAATCAACACAAACAGCAGGAATTACTTTTGAATGTATTAATATGACATTTGAAGAAGCATATGAGACTATGGCAAATGGTGAACCTTTGAATGTAGTTGGTATGTTATCTGCTGAAGGAGGGGCAAATGTACATGGTTTAGTCGCATTTGTGGGAAATGCGATAGCTGGAATTCCTTGTATTATAATATCATTCTTCGCTATGTCAAAAATGATCGTTCAATTATTCTGGACTGCCGATGGACTATCCACAGAACCACTCGGTGGCAATCCCCCCGTATAAGAGGAGGTTGATACTCCATGCTCACAATACGTGAATTGATTAAAACATTAAACAATGCTTTTAATCAAAAATTAAAAAAACACCGCGGCAATTGGGAACAGAATGACCCAACTGCCGACGATTATATTAGGAATAGACCGTTTTATACGGATAGCTCAACTAAAGTAGTTATTGTCCCAGAACAGAAAGTAACAATGACCGATGGGCCATTCGCTGAACTTGTACTACCTGAATTAATAGAATTTATTATAGGACAGGTATATGAAGTTGAATGGGACGGCACAAATTATGTTTGTACCGCATTTGATATTGAAGGCGTTGGTGGTATTGGAAATCCCAATATAATGCCAGGCAATACCACTGGTGAACCATTTCTTATAGCTATTTCTAAAAGTGAAGGATATGGAATGGTTTTGGGAAATTCAGTAGGGACTCATACAGTCTCCGTAAAAGGCGATAAGATTGTTAAACTTGATAAAAAGTATCTCCCTGATTTAGGTTTGGCAGACGTTGCGTATAGCGGTAGTTATTATGACCTTTATGATACTCCTACTATTTATTCTGATGTCGTTCGTTATGGCACAACTCAAAGTTTGTCAACTACTCAAAAAACTACTGCAAAAACCAATATTGGTGCAGTAGGTTATGACGTACAGACTTTAACCGATGCTCAGAAAACTCAGGCCAGAGCTAATATCGGGGCTGTGTCTTCAGAAGATATAACTGGCGTAGTTAAATATAGTACCGAACAGAGTTTGACAGACGAACAGAAAAGTGTTGCGAGGGATAATATTGGTGCAGCAGATGAAGTTAAAGTTGAAGAATTAATTACTTCAGCAAAAGAGAGTATATTATTAACCGATGGGGTTAATGGCTATAAGTATATTGTTTGCATGAGAGATGGCAACTTAGTCACTTATTGTGCCGTGAATTCCATTGAAGTAACAACTATGCCTACAAAAGTTGAGTATATGGCTGGTGAATATTTTGATCCTACCGGTATGATAGTTACTACAACAACTTATGATGGAGTAACTAAAGAAATTACAGATTTCTCTTATTCTTCTACTTATATTACAGAAAGTACAACTGCCGTAGAAATTACATATGTAGAATGCGGAATTATTCATACTACAACTGTTCCTGTAACAGTAGTTCCTTTTGATGCCGCAACTGTTCTTGTGGACTATGAGTACACCGATAACGGCGACGGAACCTACACTCTTACTGGCTGGAAGGGAACTCATAATGGCGAAGCAAGTACTGAAATAATTATACCCAACAATGGATTAATTATTGTATAAGGAGGTGGATGGTATGATTAATTTTAAACAGTATAATAACGTTACTAAAATTATTATTCCAAATGGAGTAAGATTAAGTAATAGTAATTTTTCACAAGCATTTACAAATATGCAAGCTCTTATAAATTCACAAATTCCAAATAGCATTACTAATATGTATAATATTTATGGTAATTGCTGTAATCTTACTAGTTCTCCTATATGTGGCAATAACGTTTTAAATATGGTATATGCCTATCGGTTTTGTAAAAATTTAACTGGTTCACCTGTTTGTGGTGATAAAGTTACTAATATGGCAGGCGCATATTATAATTGTCATAACCTAACGGGTTCACCCGTATGTGGTAATAATGTTACCAATATGATATCTACATATATGCATTGCCATAACCTAACAGGCTCTCCTGTATGCGGAGATAAAGTTACTAATATGACAGGCGCATATTATAATTGTCATAACCTAACGGGTTCACCCGTATGTGGTGAGAGGGTTACAAGTATGTATGATACTTATAAATCTTGTTCCAACTTAACGGGTTCACCTGTGTGTGGTAATAATGTTACAGAGATGTCAGGTGCATATGATTGTTGTTATAACTTAACAGGCTCTCCTGTATGTGGTAATAATGTTATAAATATGTTTTATACATATCATTCTTGTATAAATTTAACCGGCTCTCCAGTCTGTGGGAAAAATGTCACTGATATGGCGGGAGCGTATAGTAACTGCCAGAATCTAACAGGTTCACCTATTTGTGGAAAGAAAGTTACAAACGTAAGGAGTACTTATCATAGTTGTTTCAATTTAGCCTCAAATGGATATTTTTATTCTAATAAAATAAGGACTATGGAGTCTTGTTTTGCTAATCGTAATACCTCCACACGCCTCACTCTCTATCTCCCAGCCAATTCTACAACCTTAACAGCTGCTCTTGTTAATAGTCCTAATTATGAAACTATCGTTGGCAAAAGCATAACTTGGACAAATGACATGGCAGCTAATAACCGTTACTACAACACTTACTATAACATCTACATTTACCCCGTAGAAAACGTAGCCGCTGCAGCAATCGCCAACGGAGACGAAGAGGCAAACGCTAACGCAGGAATCGTTTAATCTTACATAATGGAGTAAAAGGAGAAAACTATGAAAAAATATAATCGTAAAATTGATGTAATTATTCCGGCATACAACGTACCCGACCATATCCTATTCCGCTGCTTAGCCAGCATCGCGCATCAAGACATCGCGCCTGACCTTGAAGTCACCATCGTAGACGATGCCTCTACCACTCAAAACTATGCTGAAGTAATTAAGCATTTTGAAACTATTCTCAAAATCAATCTTTTACGATACGAAACCAATGGTGGCCCCGGCGTGGCACGTCAATATGGCATTGACCACACCAAGAACGGCTACATGACCTTCATCGATGCGGACGACACCTTTAATGGTGCGTTCGCGCTGAAGGCGCTTCGTAATGGTATTGAACAAGGAGATGGCATTTTCCAAATGTGTGTTGGTATTTTTGATGAAGTACATGAAGAAGGTTTAAAGCCCGGAGAAGGCCCAATTCTTATGGCTCACGAACAAGATCTTGTATGGATGTTTGGCAAGTTATATCGTAGAAGTTTTATCGACAAGTACAACATCCACTTCCATGAAAGTTCTCGTGCCAATGAAGATAATGGCTTCAATCGTCTCTTCCAACTTTGTACAAGCGATCAAGAACAAATTAATTTCATTCCTGCTCACGTATATTATTGGCACGAAAATCCAAATAGCATTACTCGCGCAAATGATTGCCAGTACAGTTATGGAAGTTCCATCCGTGATAGTTTCTATGGATATGTAGAAAATATGATTTTCGCAGTTAAAGAAGCTAAAAAGCGTAATCCATATAATGGCTTCATTACAATGTGGTCTGTAATGTGTATGCTGAACATTTATGAGTATTATATCGAATGCTATGCTCGCGCAAGAGAACACGCGGAAACAAATTGGAAATGGTGTAAGCGCTACTATGATGAAGTCTATAGCCTTATTGAGAAAGATATTTCCGAAGAAATTCTCGTGCAGCACTATAACGATGTTATGAGGAATGCCTATATGGGAGATAAGCTTGCTGGTATTATTCCTTGTATGGGCATTCATGAATTTTTAGATAAACTAAAGGAATCAAATATGAGTGAATAATTCACATAAATATATCAAAAATATTGAAAAAGGAGGTATAATATGGAATCGACAATAAAAATTTATGCTTCACAAGATTATGTAAATGCTAAGATTTCCGAATTGGCTGAGAATCAAGATCTATCTAATTATTATACCAAAGAGGAAATAGATACTGAGATTGCCGAACGGGTAGGCGATACTCCTGTTTCCGAACAGATTTCAAATGCCGTTTCTACTAAAGCTGACGCAAGTCATACTCATACTGCATCCGATGTTGGTGCGGATGCGAGTGGATCTGCCGCGAGCGCCTTGTCTGATGCCAAATCTTATACCGATACCAAGATCGCCGATTTAATAAATAGTGCGCCGACTACACTCGATACTCTTGGTGAAATTGCAACCGCTATGGAGGAAAATTCTGATGTTGTAGAAGCACTTGAAGCGGCTATTGGTTCTAAAGCGAGTACGACTGATGTTGAGAACGTGCAGGGACAAATAGATGATTTATCTGATTTAGTTGGAGATACTGCTGTAGCAACTCAAATTGGTAACGCTATCAGCGAAGTGCAAACTCAGGTTGATGGCAGAATTCCATTTGATAATACAAACATTGTTACCATTGAAAGCGGCGATGATTTAAATAATTATAAAACTCCCGGTATTTATGTTTCAAATGATTCTACAAAGAGTGCAAGTTTGTCTAACACGCCGTTAACTACTACTGGTTTTAAATTGTTTGTAATAGATGGATATGTTAATGGTAGAGTTACACAATTTATCACTGGTAATAATAATAGAATATACAATAGAATATATAATGGTACTGATTGGTCAAATTGGGTTGTTCCCTATACGGCAGATAATCCTCAGCCAGTATCTTTAGGCGATCTGGGAGTTACGGCAACAGCTACAGAATTAAATTATGTAGATGGTGTTACTAGCAGTATTCAGACTCAGTTAGATGGTAAAGCTGCAAGCTCTCATACACATAATTATGCAGGATCTTCTTCTGCCGGTGGAGCAGCTACTTCTGCAACTAAAGTAAATAAGAATCTTGTTGTAAAACTGAATGGTGGTTCAACAGAAGGAACAGACCTATTTACTTTTAATGGTTCTTCCGCAAAAACAATAAATGTTACTCCGTCTGCAATTGGTGCGCTGCCTACAAGTGGTGGCAGTATCACCGGATCAATATATATTAATAATAAACCCACTGCGCCTAATATACAGTTTAAGCCTGTCAGCTATGATGATGCAACCACTTATGCCACTATACAGGCCAATGCCGAAGCGGATAGTACAAAAAATAGGTTCCAGTTTTTGGAGTATAGCCGTTCTTCAACTGATTACGGTAGGTTAGAAAAATTTGCATCATTTTCACTACCCAACCCGGACGCTGATATGACTGCAGACGTACATTATCAAATTCTGACCAGCAAATCTCCTGTAACCATTGAACAGGGTGGTACGGGAGCTACGGATGCATCGACTGCAAGAACAAAGCTGGGTATAACTCCTGCTAATATAGGTGCAGCTACAAGCGGTCATACACATGCATTGACTGCAAGTACTATTACTGGTGAACTCCCTGTGACAAAAGGCGGTACTGGTGCTACAGATGCGCCGACTGCGCGTACTAATCTTGGTATTACTCCCGCGAATATTGGCGCAGTTCCCACTTCCAGAATGGTAAATGGTAAAGCTTTATCTGCCAATATATCTTTAACTGCTTCTGATGTTAGTGCTGTGTCTACATCTGCTACAGATACTCAAGTTCTAAATTCTTCTCTGGCTGTTCGAGGCACTGCTACAACCGAAGATAGTTGGAAATATCTGGGAGTTACTCGTTATATTACAGAAGCTGCTAAATCTTATAGCATTCGAATGGGTATCAATTCTGATGGTTCTGCTAATTTCTTATTGTATGATAATTCAAATTCTTCTACTTCTGTAAATATGCTTTCTTTAGGTCTTGAAGAGACTTCCTTTAAGAAACCTGTAAATCTTGAATCTGGTGGAACAGGAGCTACTACTGCCTCAGAAGCGAGAACTAAACTAGGAATAACACCGGCGAATATTGGCGCTTTATCCACAAGTGGTGGCACTATTACTGGCAACTTAACTATAGAAGGTGCGCCAATTATTGCTAATTCAAATTATTATGGTTCTATATGGTTTAATCCTACAATAGCAGGGGGCGAAAGAATCGCTTGTCTTTATGCTTATGCTTCGGACGCAAATTCATCTGTAATAAATACTAGCCAAGTAAAATTGCGCCAGTATAGCTATACGACAAATTCAACAACTGCTTTAACACATTATGACGAATTTAAATTTCCTGAAACTGCTGCGGACAAGACTAAGTCAAATAGCTATAACATCTTAACTACTAAATCCGCAGTAACAGTTGAACAAGGCGGTACAGGCGCAACTAAAGCGGCGGATGCTTTGACAAATCTCGGTATTATATATAGTTCTACAGAACCTGATTATGTCGCAGGACGTATTTGGCTGAAACCAGTTTAATAGGAGGTAGTTGATATGGCAGAAACACTAAGCTTTACTGGCACTTGCGATTCTGTTTCTTATCTTAGTGCCTCAAACTGGAGTGCGTGGGATGCTTGCTTCCAAGGTACTTACGGTAGTAGTGGTTCTCCTAGACTTGGAGCTATGCTTTTTTCTACATTGCGAAGTTCTACGACTTGGAGTTCTAAAGATATTTCTGAAATAACTCTTACTTTAACCTTTGGTGAAGCAGGCCATGGCTCTAATGAAAAAACTCTTTATTTATATCAAGGAACTCAAACCAGTCTTACTGGAACAGGAACTGCGATGAAAGGTACAGCGATTGGTTCTGTACCGACTAATGGCAAAGCCTATGGTACTACTAATACAATAACTTTTAATTCTAGCACCAACTCTTCCGCTTTCACAAATTTAGTTTCTTGGCTAAAAAATACTTCTTCTACAACTCTATGTTTATATACAACTGAAGCTTATGATTCAGGTTATGGATATTCTCCAAACTACCTACAAATTAACGCAGTTACTTTGTCCGTGACCTTCGGCGGTGGAGGAACTGTAAGGTATGCAACGGGAAATACTTTTGTAGAGTGCGAAGTTTATTATGCTACTGGTGGAAGTTTTGTAAAAGTTCAGCCCTATTATGCAACAGGTAATTCGTTTGTTGAAATTGGCTGATAAAAAGGATGCTTACAATAAGTAGGCATCCTTTTATTTTAAAATTAATAAAAGGAGGAATAACAATGAAAATTTCAAATTTAATTAACAAAATTAAAGGTATAGCAATTGAAGCAAATGGCGACGAAAATAATTGTGAAACTATCATTGTTGTGAAAAATGAAGATGGTACTTATACGGAGGTGACATCTGATGAAGACAATTAGAAAAGGTTCTAAGGGTGATGAAGTAAAAGTTCTTCAACTTATTCTCGGTGTTGCTGACGATGGTATCTTCGGTAATAAAACACAAACTGCTTTAAAAACTTGGCAGGCTAAATATGGCCTTACTGTCGATGGTATTGCAGGATCAAAAACTTGGAATAAAATCGTAGAAAAAGCACCAACACTAAAGACTGGCGCAACAGGTGCTTGGGTCAAAGTTCTTGAGGTGTTGCTCGAAACCATGACTGATGATGGTAGATATCTTACTGCAGAAAAACAGGCTGTCAAGGCTTATCAGACTGCCAAAAAGTTATCTGTTGATGGTATTGTTGGTCCTAAGACTTGGGCCGCTTTATTTGGAGTGTCTACTACTGTAACTACTAACAATGGTGTAAACAGTGTTAAACCTGTCGATTATAAACAGTATGATTCTCGTTGGGGTAGCATTGTGTATACTAAGAATAATACTTACAATCGTAGACAAACCATTAAGAGCGGTGGTTGTGGTCCAACTTCTGCGGCTGATATAGTGGCTACTTGGTGGGACAAGTCTATTACTCCTAAGGAGCTCTGTGAGTTGGCGGTGAAATATGGTTATAGGACAGAAAATAGTGGTACAGCTTGGAGTTACTTCAAGTTTATTGCTAATAGATATGGCGCAAGTAAGTTTGTGCAGACTAGCTCTTTTGCAACTATGCAGGGATGCTTAGCTGATGGTGGTTATGTGGTGGTTTCATTTAGACCATCCAAATGGACCAGCGGAGGTTAACAAAATGGCCTCCTAACACGGTGAACCGATACATGTCGGGTGTCGTTCTTTATTGAACGGCTAACGGGGAACGCTAAACGTAATAACGCATGCCAATCCCGTGCCAGTTTTTGATTTTCAAATAAGGGTGTAGAGACTATTCCGAGAGGAAGTACATTGCAGGTGAAACTCCTGCTTTGGAAGCGCCGTGCTTTGATGATAAATATATTGTCAAATGAAGATATAGTCCATCTCCATGGAAACATGGTAGGTTAATGCATTATTGTGTGTTATGGAAAGATGATGGGAAAACAATTTACGTAAATGATCCTGCATCTTCAAGCTCCAGTAGAGCAAAAGGTACATATTCAGAAGTTAAAGCTGCTGCAAAGCAGTATTTTTGTTTTTGGAAGTAATACATGGAGCAGTTTTAATTTAATATAGTATGTAAGGCTCTGTGTTTAACAACGCAGGGCCTTATTTTTTTTAGGAGTGTATAGTTATGAGGATTATAGCATTTGATCAAAGCACAAAAATTTCGGCATATTCCTTATTTGTTGATGGAGTATATGTTGAAAGTGGTGTTATTGATTTGCATAAAATGAAAGATACGTCTGAGCGCATTCGTGCTATGGGAGTTGAGCTAGGTAAAACAATTGAAAGATATTCACCAGATAAGGTTGTAATTGAAGAAGTAGCTCAGCAAAGCAATCCCCTGACACTTAAGCTACTAGCGCGAATTCAAGGGGTTGTTATAGGATTTTGTGCGGCTCACAATATTGAAACATATATTATCGAACCAAGTAAATGGCGCTCTACTTTGATGTTCAAACAGGGTTCAGGAGTTAAGCGTCAGGAACTAAAACAGCAGAGTATTGATTATGTAAAAAATACATACGGTCTTGAATTATTAGAAGATATTTGCGAAGCTATATGCATTAATGAGGCTGCGCATAAGATATATGGATTTTAAGTATTAAAAGGAGAGTGTAATTATGAAGGTTAATCAGTTTATTGAATATATGCAGAAGAGTATTAACAGGACTATGAAGGACGATCAGATTTCTAAGATGGTACAAAAGGTGCTTGAGGTTAAGAAATATATAAGTATTAAAGACAAGAAAGATCTTATTGAAAGCATCGTGGACGATTGTATCCTTTATGAAGATGGTGTTTTTAAGTTTGACGAGATTGAAAAGTATGTTTGTTTTACCATGAGGACAATAGCAGCTTATACCAACCTTGAGGTATCTGATGATATTGAGGATGATTATGATTTACTATGTGAATCTGATCTTTTAAATACTATCGTGAATGCTTTTAAGGATGAGTATGATAGCGTAAATATTCTACTACAAATGAGATGTGATTATATTTTAAGCGGCAATACCATAGAGGCACAGCTTGGAAAGTTCCTTGATGAAACTTCTGATAAGATTGATACACTTGTCGGAGCTTTAACCTCTAAAGTTGGAGAACTTAATCTTAGTGAGCTACTAAGTAATGTTAATCCTGAAAACATTACTAAGTTACTTTCTATTGTTAAATCTGTAAATTAATTTAGGTGGTGCATTTTATGGCGAAGGATTTTAATAAAATATTTGATGATATTTTGAATGATGCCACAAGCGTAGCTGTTGCCGCTATTAAAAATGCAAGTAAGCAAGTTCAAAAAGAAGTATGTGAACAAGCTGAAAAAAACTTACAGAATTATTATAAGAGTTATTCTCCTAAACGTTATAAGCGTACCAATAGTTTACGTCGTGCGATTTTGCCATATTATGCAGACAGATCGAATTCCAAAAATATTTGTATTGAAGTTGGTGTGCAATATAAATCTAGTGCGCTTGTTGGAGCATATAGGAGTAACTCCTGGTATCACCAGGGTGGTGACGACTGGATAAGTAGAGATGATGAAGGTTTTGATTGGAATAGTCGTAATAATGGTATTCCTCAGCCCGATTGGATTTTAGAAAACTTTTTAGAGGGTATCCACCCTGTAACAAAAGTTGGAAAAGAAGTAGATGAATATGACTATATTTATAGCCCTGTTAAAACCAAATCTCAATCTAGTTTGATGGAGAAATTTTTCAATAAAGTTCTGATTCATAAAATTGATGGTTATGTGAGCGCTGCTATAGAAAGCGCGATTCTCAGTAAATTTAATTAAAGTGGTGGTGAGCTAAAATGGCTGGTAATGTAACTAAAAAGTATACGGTAGGACTTAATCTTGATGTAAAAACTGCTGATGCGCAAGTTAAAAAGCTTGCCACAAACATTAATAATATGTGGGCAGATATGGGTAGCGCAGGAAATAAGTTTGCCGTTTTGAAGGATTTAGCAGATTATCTTGATCAAATAGATAAGAAAATTGCTGGTTTAAAAGGTAAAGATTTAGATCTTTTTAATAAGATATTTGGTGCGGAAGGCGTTAATATTGATAAGGCTTTAAAGCAGGCAATGGAGCCTATTTTAAAGTCTCCTGAATTAATTGCTGATGCGATGAATGATGTTCAGACAAGATTAGCGGCAGTACAAACCGACCCAAAGGCAAAGGGCACTGCGGCAAGTCTTAGAGAAGTTGGTAAATCTATCAACGAAATGTATAAGCTTATTGGTCAGGCACCACCTATTGATATCGAAAAACAGCTAACGGGTGGCGGCAAGATTAAAGAAAAGCTTGCTATGTTAACTAAGCATTTTGAAGCTTTTGAGGTTAAATGGAAAGATGTTATGACAACCGCTGGTTCAGAAGGTGCACAGAGAACAGTAGAAGGTATTCAAGCAGAATTAGATAAGTTAGAACAACAAATGAATAGACTTGGAGAAATTCAGAAGAAAATTAGTAATGTTAATAAGAACATGCAAAAATACAATGCGGAAGGAAGTATCTTTTCGCCTCAAACAAAATTTACTATAGAGGATGTAACAACGGCTATTCAAGAACTTGACACAGCGACAAAAAACTTTAAAAATTTCAAGGGAGACAAGAGTTCTCTTGAATATTTTGCCATGTTATCGGACTACATTGAGCAGACTATTAAAGTAAGCAGTATGTATCTATCCATAGGTGCGAGTGGTGTCAATAAAGATTTATATGCACAATTAAAAACAACAATTCTTGATGGTAAAACAGAATCACTTGCTGATATAATTGCGCACACAAATGGACAAATGGAAAGTAATTCGTTTAAGGCGCACGTTAAGTCTTTTTCTGAATATTCGAACTCTATTGATGGTCAAATTGAAACAATTGACTATCAAATGACAACTTTAGAAGATGAGTTAGAAAGACTTGGATCTGCTGCGGAAAATGCGGGAGCAGGTGTGTTAAAAGTTGGAGAACATGCGGTTAAAACCGCCGAGTATATTCGAGGAATGACCATAGCAATCAAAGAAATGTTTGATGTATTATCTCAAACTTCTGACATTGGATATAAAGCATTGATTGATGGTCAAGGCATTGCAGTAAAACCCGGTCAATATAAAGAAATTTCTGCGAAAACTACCGCAGAAACATTTCTTGCAAACTTAATGCGGGATACCGATGTTGAAGTACATAGTCATCAAGGATTAAGTTCCAGTATTAATGTCCCAAATTTTAGACAGGCTATGAAACATCAATATGAAGGTCTAACAAAAATTAGTGCGGTAATTGGTAAGAATGATATTGTCACTTTGGATTTGGCTAAAGTAAAAGCAGAAGACGCAGCTATTGCTTTAGAAAAGTTAAAAGAAGTAACAAGGGGAGATAATCTTAAAGAAATTTCGGTAGAAAAATTTAATAAAATTTTTACTGATATTAATCCTGAATATACAAATATTGCTCAGAGATGGAATCCTTCACAGTTTGGTGATTTAGCGCAAAAAATATTTGATGTTAAACAAAATACACAACAAGCACTTGCTCCTGTAGAAAGGTTAAAAAATCTTTTAGTTGCGCTTGCTAACAAGAGTATTGATTTCTCTAATTATGAAGATTTATTAAAAACACTTTCTGCTGATAATGTCGGCGATATTTTTAATCAAATAGCACAAGCAGAAGGGATCAAAGAAGACGGACGAATATTACAGGTTGAAGATATATCTGTTGGAACTGTTCAGGATATTGCTGCGGATATTCAACGTCAAAAAGAATCGTTTATTGAATTAAGACAGACTGCGGGTGTAACATATAGCGAAATTGCAAAAGCCGCAAAAGAATATTCTGAGACATACCATACAGCACAAGGTCAAAACAATGAATTTTTTAAAAAATATTTTCATGCTTCTGAAATAGAAGAAATTCAGAAAAAGTTTATGGACCTTGGGGATGGTTTTCGTGATTTAAATGGTATAACAAGAGAATTAGCCGTAGACTTTGGTATAGATCCCGAAGACATCGAGTCTTTTGAACGTACAGAAAATGCTGCGCAACAAGCAGCGGTTAAATTAAAAGAACTTGATGAAATTGGGGAGTCTATTGATTCTCTATATTATGGTCACGAAATGACAGATGTTCGTATTGGTAAATATACCGAACAATTAGATGCCGCAGAAAAGGCAATTAAGTCTTTAGGTGAGCAAGAGGTATTAACCGCACAACAAATAGAACATGCTAATGAAGTTATTGCAAATTCTAGAAAAATATTACAAATGGCGACAAATGACAATGAAGATGCACGTAAGGAAGCTGAAGGTAAATATGATTATACTTACGAACCAGAATTAGCAGTGGCTGAAGCTGAAAATAAGACTCTTCGTGCAGAGAATAATGATTTAAGACAACAACTTGCAGATGGGAAGGCAAAACAAGCTGCTGTTGAACAAAATGGTGAAGTTACAACACAATCCGAAGCAGATCTAAATCATGAAGTTGCCGAAACAGCACAAGTTCAAGAACAATTGGAAACCGAACGTCAGATTACTGCAGAAAAACAAAAACAGTCTGATATAGTTTACCATGCAGGCGATTTAAGTAAGATAGATAAAACAGCAAAATCTTTCCCCTTGGGCCATGTAATTCCCAGTGCAAGTGATGTTATTTTTAATGGTGCAACAGGTTTATATACAACCGAAGATGTTAGACAATTTATAGGTAATGAATGGGATGGCGCTCCAGTAAGCTCTATCGATTTGTCCCAATATAAAATGTTCGATGCAAGAGTAGGCGAACTTGCTGCAAAGGCGAATGAATTTTTTACCAACTTAAATGGTGTTATATATGGTTATTTAATGGACTTCTCAGGTGAAGAGGTAGCTAAAATAACAAATACTATGAGCGTAGAAGATCTATACGCACAGTTCCAAGAAGTATTTAAAGGTATCAATATGGATTTTGAAACCTTTAAAAATTTTGTTGAAAAGTCCCAGGCAATTGTTGAAGGACATGATTTCGCGGAATTTAAGCAACCTGCTATAGATCAAGGCATTGCAAAAGCAGGAGTAGCCCATAAACTACAGGGTGTTTCAGAGGAAATATTTAATTCCGATAGCTTCCAGACTCAGTTGATGAAGATGCTTGGATTTGAGGGCATCGATTTACGTGGAACCAAATTTAATGGCACATATAGCGGCGGCACAGTTGTATTCGATATTAAACCCGAAAGTTTAACGGCTGTTAATGAGAGAATGTCCGATGTTATAACTCGTGAGATTCCGAAGGAAGAGTTTGAGATTACACCAGACTATTTAGAGCGTGAAGAAAAGCGTAGGCAGTTAGCTTTTGAGACGGCTGATGCAAATAGTAAACAGGCTGAAGGAGCTACGGTTGCGGTTAGAGAAGAAACGGCTGCACACCAAGCAAATACGGAAGCTATACAAAGAGAAACAGAAGCCAAGCGTGAACTTGCGGCGACTACAGGGGCAGATTATAGCGAAGATGACAGAATGGTTATAGAGCAAGCCGAAGCTAGAGCGAAAGCCGCAGAACAGGTTGTTCAACAAGTTAGCGCGAGAGTAAAAGCTGCAGAACAAGCCTCAAAAGAAGCTGGACTTCAAAGAGATCAAAAAGGGTTTGTCGTAGATAAAGCTAAAGAGACTCTTCGTGGTAAGCAGGCTAAACTAGAAATGGCAGAGCAAGCTAAGACTCAGGCCGAGAATCGACAGCAGTATGTAGAACGGATTAAGGCTGAGATTGAGGAGGCGCAGCAAGCCGCAGAGCAAGCTAAAGCTGAAGCTGAGGAAGCGCAACGGGCTGCAGGACAGGCTAAAGCAAACGCTGAGATATGGGAAAATAATATAAGAGAAGCAGAAGCTGCAAAGCGGGATGCGGAAAAGAATTTGGGACAAACTAAGGCAACATCAGAGGTGAAAGCCAAAAGAGCAGAAAAGGCCAAAGAAAATATACAAACCGCCCAAGACGCCGTTGTTGCATTAGATACTGAATTTCAACGTTACGTGAACCAACTTGAAATAGATGGCAAAATTGATTTAACAGAAATGATCAATTATGAGGATTATCAAGCCGTTTTAAAATCTATTCATGATGGGACTCATACTACGGTAGAGGCCTGCATTAGTGAATTTGAGAAATTAAGTGCGCAACATGATATTTTGCCTCAGCATCAAGAATTAACCGAGAAAGAAAAGAAAATATCCCAAAAACAAACAAAAAAAATAAATGAAAAAAAAACTGATTTTCAAATTGCGACACTCGAAGATTTTTCCAACGTTGTTAAACGCAATCAATTCGCAAAGACACAAAACCGACTTCGTCATTCTGATTCATTGCAACAAGAGATCGATGATACGTCGAGGTCTATGGAGGAATTCCAAAAACAATATGGCAAGATAATTGTTACGATGCGAGATGGCTTAAAACAAGAATCGGAAACTATGAGCGACCAAATTAGAGAATTTTTATCGAAGGTTTTATATGATAAAGCCGAAATCCAAGATATCGAATTTATATCTACAGCGGAACTTCAAGCTGAAGCTGAAAAGATTAAAGAGCGCAGAAAAGCTAGAGGTTCTGAAATGGCTCAAATACCCGATTCTGAAAGAGAAGCCAAGATGATTGAAGCGGCTCAAACTAGAGCAACAGAGTCTCCTGTTGTAAAAAATGCAGTTAAAATAGCCGAAGAAAAAATAAAAGATGCGAATAGGGCTGCAGAGGAAATTCAAATAGCTGAAATGGCGTTAAGGGCCGCAGAAGATAAACTTGCAGAGCAGCAAGCCGTTTCTCCTTCTAATATGGCAAGGCGAGCCGAGGAAGCGACTAGAGCAGCTGCAGCACAAAAATGGATGGCAGAACAAAAGGCTTCGCTTATTGGCAATGATTCTAGCGATTCTGATGTGGCTGAGAAATCTAAAGCAGTTGAAGCGGCTCGGCTTGAAGTAGAAAATGCGGAAAAGGAATTAGCTCAAGCTCAAAAAGATTTGGAAACAGCAGAGCAAACATATCAAAAAGCGCAAGAAACGGTTCGTGTTGAAAAGGATGATTTAGTTAAAGCTCAACGCGATAAAGAAGAGGCATATGGCGTTTTATTTGATGCTGAAAAGCAAACTAAATCTGCTCCTGCTGAACCAGCACAATTTGATCATGCGGAAAGTATCGAGCAAGAAGCCCAGGCTCATCGTGATAACGCTATCGCTATCGAAGCTGAAACTGCTGCTACTCAAGATCTTGTAAATGTTCAAAACCAAGCAGAAGATAGTTCTAATGTAGAAGAAGTTTCTGAATCGTTGCCCGAACCTGAAAAGGTTTTCGATACTGAAAGTGGTCAATTAGCCATGTTTGAAGGAATGTCCGAGAGTGCTCAAAAGGCAAAGGATGATGTTTCTCAATTAAACGAAGAAGTTAAAGCTATCGAGGGACAGATTGGAATAGATGAAATCCAAGAAGAGTTATCTCCCGTTCAAGAGCAACCCGAACCTCAAAATGTTGAAGTTTCTACTGAAAGTATAAATAGGTTAGCTGAAAGTGCCGAAAAAGCGAAGGCGAATGTTGTAGAATTGAGTAACGCCGTTGAGGAAGTAGACAAAGCAGATGATACACCTGCCGAATCCACTCCCGTAGAAAATATTTCCGAAGAATTGTCTGAATCCGCAGGCGTCGATCAATTGACTGGCAATGTTAACGAGGCAACAGACGCTCTCATCAGAATGGGCGATGAAGCAAAAACTGTTGATGCCCAAATTGAAAATCTAGGAGATCAATCTACTCAGCCGCTTGTTGAGGTGCCAGAGACTAAAGAGGAACCGCCAATTCAAGTTAACGAAGTAGAAAAGGTAAACGATGCCCTTAAAGAACAGGAAAATATTGTTCAAGGCATTGCTGATGCTCAAACTCCTGTTGTTAATGACGTCCCTGTTATCGAGGCAGAGAATCAGGGGTTAAAAGAACAGAAGACTCTTACTGAGGACATTGCAAATGTTCCACAGCCTCCTGTTGAAGAACCAAAGAAAAAGACTAGAAAAAAGAAAATCAAAGAAGAACCTAAAAAAGATGATACTCCTCAGGAGCACAAGGAAAATGCACAGGCTATTGAAGCTGAAGCTGCGGCTACAGATAAGTTAGCCGATGCAACTAAAAGGGCAAATGCTGAGAAGAAAAAGGCCGAAGATGTGAAAACATCTTCTCGTAAAAAGGCAACAGTTTCTGACGAGGAAAGAGAAGAAAGAAAGGCTCGTAAGGCCACTATTGACAGTACGGAGAAAAAGCTGCGCGGAAAATTTAATACTCTTGACTTTAAAGTTGATACACAGAATCTAACTGACGAACAACAAAAACTTGCTGATGAATATAAGAAACTTAATGATATTCTTGAGCAGTACGGAAGAGATGCTTCAAAAGTTAGTCAGCAGGAATTGGCCGATACACTACAAAGAGTTAATGCACTACAGCAAGAAATAGATGCATATAAGACAAAGTATAATATTGTTGATGGTCGTGGTGGCACTAAAAATGCATATGGTAAGACTGCTGTAGTTAATGCGCGGGCTAAGTACAATTCTATTGAAGGCAGGGCACAAGCATATGCTGGTTCTACTGTTGTCGATCCGAAATTAAAAGAATATAAAGCATCTTTAGAAGAATTAATAAAACTGCAAGCCCAATACAAGAGTGGACAGGAATTAACTCCTGAACAAGAGACTCAGTTTATAGAGCTAAAAAATAAATGTAATGACTATTATAGATCTCTAAAGAAGGTTATTGATGCTTCCGATGAATTAAAAAATAATGGTTCCGAAGTCATGCCTATAATGGATGATATAGCTCTTGATGAATTTCCTGATAGAGCCCAAGCTTTAAAGAATTATGTTAATGAAATTCATGGATCTCGCGCCGCTATTGGTAAATTAAACGGCGACGCCACCAAGCTGGCATTTACTATTAAAAACGGTGACGGAACTATTACCAAGATGACTGCGTCCTTGAATGCGGCGAGAACAGCAATTGTTTCTACCGCTGGAGATACTGAAAAGGCAACTACCAAGCTTGGGCAGTTCTTTAGTGGTGTTTGGAGTAAATTTGGAGATTTATGGACATACGCTACTGCAAGATTTGGTGTAGATGAGGTTATTCAGCAAGTCAGACAGGGTATCCAGTACGTTAGAGATATAGATAGTGCTCTTACTGAACTTAAAAAGGTTACAGATGAAACGGATGCGTCTTATGACAAATTCCTGCAGACAATGTCTAAATCTGCAAAAGTAGTGGGTAGTACCGTTGCAGATTTAACAAATTCAGCTGCAGATTGGGCAAGGCTTAATATTTAGGTCCCCTATATGGCAACATATAGGTAAACACCCATCTCAAAACGGAGAAACTCCTGAGAAGGACAACCCCGTGGGTAATGTTAAATTTTAATATTTCATTTTAAAAAACTTCATTTTTATAATAATGAAATATTAAATATTTTACGTCCCGTAACGATCACAGCGTAATTGGCAACAATTATGCGTATGGTGGGGCTCTCTACGAGAGCAAGGTATGATCTGATCTGCACATATAATCTAATAATGAAAGTGCAGAGATAGGCAGAAATGACCTATCCCTTTTTATTTAAATAAAAAGAGTAACAAAATGTGGATATTCATTAGAAGAAGCGGGACAGCTTGCGGAAACTACAGCAAAACTTCTTAATGTATCAGAGTTTACTTCTGTAGATGAAGCAACTTCCGCACTCGTGTCTGCGCTACAAGCATTTACCCAAGAAGGACAAGATGTTGCACAAAGCGCGGAAGAGATTGTTGACATTTTAAATAACATCGGTAATAAATATCCCGTAGCCACAAATGAATTAGCAGAAGGTTTGGCGGATTCTGGTGCCGCGTTAATAGCTGCTAATAATACAATTGAAGAACAAGTAGCATTGCTGGCTGCTGGTAACGCTACTATGCAGGATGTCTCCACTGTGGCAGCGGCTTTGAAGATTGTTGCAGCTAGATTGAGAGGCACTACTATTGAGGCAGATGATGATGCTGATTCAGCAATTACCAACGTATCAAAGCTGCAGGCGAAAATTAAGGCATTAACTGCCGAAGCTAATGGCGGCGAGGGTATCGATATCATTAATGAAAAAGGCGAATATAAGTCAACGTATGAGATAAAATTATTGTCTCCATATAGAGAAATCTATATGCTATGTGCGTAAACATAGACAACAACTATATTGGTTAAAGGCCAGAAGTGGTTCAGACCAAGGTAAGACTTGTAATATTATAAATTAGGAGAAAAGATATGAATAAATATAGATGTGAATCTGTAAGGTTGTGTAGGTTTTTATATGGTCTTGGATTTGATAAAGAGTCTATTCAATATAAAGGAAAAGAAGCATGGTTATTTGAAAAAAGCGAAGAACTTCAGGAAAGCCTGGACTTCTTTTTTTATATGCGGAAAAAGATAAAAAATATTAATTTATGATTGTAATTTTAAAGGAGCGAATGAAATATGGGATTTAGTTTTTATGATTGGTGTATAGAAAACAATCGGAGTGATTTATTAGATAGATGGAATTATGAGTTAAACCATTGTTCTCCAAGGGATGTAAAATATAGATCGGGTAAAGATATGTATTTTAATTGTATGAATAATAATCATCATGTGCCAGAGAAATTTCGAATTGATCATATTACCTTAAATACAGTAAAAGCAACATGTAGGCAGTGTAATTCTTTTTATCAATGGTGTCTTGATAATGGCGAACAAGAGCTAATTGATACATGGGATTATAATTTAAATGTGGATGATATTCATTTTGTCGCATATGCAAGCGGCAAGCGATGTTTTTTTAAGATATTAGATAAATATCCTAGCATTAGTTATCGTTTATCAGACATTACTAGTTCTAAGCATCTTAGTCCGATTAAAAAATTTTATAATTCGTTTGGATATTATTTAATACATACATATGGAGAAGATGCAATAGCAAAATATTGGTCTGATAAAAATAATAAAACACCTTGGAATTATGATAAAGGAAGTGGTAAGAAGGTTTGGTTTAAATGCCCGGACAAAAATTATCATGATGATTATCTTACTGAAATTTATTCTTTTACGATGGGGAGTAGATGCCCTTGGTGTGCGGGTAAAAAAGTTCATCCCAAAGATTCTTTTGCTCAATATAATATAGATAAATTTGGCATGGATTTTTTAGAAAAATATTGGCATAAAGAAAATATTATAGACCCATGGACTATTCGTCCGTTTGCAAATAATATAAAAGTAATTATTCAATGTCAGCATAAAACGTATCATCAGTATGATGTTGTAGCAAGCGATTTTTCAACTGGGATCGATTGTCCGTATTGTAATAAAAAAAGATTACATATTTTAGATAGTTTCGGTATGCGTTTTCCAGAAGTTTTTGAAATTTGGTCTGATAAAAACGCGCAAACTCCCTTTGAATATCGTGTGGCTAGTCATGAAAAAGTATGGTTTAAGTGCAAAGATGGAAAACATGAAGATTATTCGCGACGGATATCAGATTATTCATATAAACATTTTACCAGATGCCCATATTGCGTGCAGGAATGTGGCGAATCATCTTTTCAAAATCAAGTTAGAGTGTTTTTAAATGAATTACCCTATCAAATTTTACATGAATATAACTGTACTATCATTCCGATTAATTCAAAAACAAATCGTAAAATGCCATTCGATAATGAAGTATGTAATATTAATGGAATAAATTTAATTATAGAAGTTCATGGTATTCAGCATTATGAACTATGTGGATGGCATATTACACAGGCAAAAAATAGTGGACGAACTCCCGTAGAAGAATTTGAATATCAAAAATGGAAAGATAATTTTAAGAAGAATTATGCAATCGCACATCAATATGAATATTTGGAAATTCCATATTATAGAATTATAGACGATACATATAAAGATTTAATCATGTCTAAAATTAATTTAATAAATAATATAATATTACAAGAAACCCTAGAGACTGCAGGCGGTATGTGGTAACATGTGCCGTGAAGTTGTTCTCCCTGTCAACAATTGTTGACGAGAGTAATATCCAGTCCGACCTCACACTATAACTAATTATATATAAAATGTGAGATGTAGGTCGAAAGTCCTACACGCCGCAATAACATATTGCGGTCAGTACCATCATAGATGGGAAAGTAACAGAGTGATTATCAGAAATTTCAAAAATATTTGACAAAATGGACGACCTATCGGCAGCTAACCTTTTGGAACTTGTAGCTGGTAAGAATAGAAGCTCGGTAGTTGCAGCCATTCTTCAAAATGGAGATATTTTAGACGAAGCATATACCGACGCTTTTGATAGTGCCGGAAGTGCGGCTAATGAATTAGACACCTACTTAAATTCTATCGAAGGTAGGATTACCCTCTTTAACACAGCCGTCCAAACCATGTGGACCAACTTCCTCGATGATGACGTAATAAAGTGGTTCGTTGATCTTGGAACATGGTTAGTTAAAGCTGCCGATGATGTAGGTCTATTACGTATAGCATTCGTAGGCTTAATGGGCGTTATGACGGTAAAAAACACCGATAAATTTGATATTGTTGGTTGGTTTGGCAAACTAGCCGAAAGTACTAAAAAAATATCCGATATAAAAACTAATGGAATAGCTGAAACCGTAAAAGTTATTGCCTCTCTACCCGATATGCTGTCTGCCGTACAAGGTGTCGAAATATCTATGGATGGCATAGATGATTTGGCAGTAAAATTAGATGGCGCAACTGCTGCGGCGGCAACGGGACAAGAAGCATTGCAAAAATATGCATCGGGTTTAGGTGATTCCGACAAAGCCTTAAAAGCATATATTGCATCTGTTGATGATGGGCAGTATAGCATGGCTGGCTTTAATAAGTTCTGCGATGCACATAATGCCCAGTTACAGACCACTAGCGTTAAGACTAAACTTGCAGCTGCTGGTCATGCCGCGTTGAACGCTGCAATAACTATGGGAATTAGCCTGTTAGTAAGTTATGTACTCCCAAAAGTTATTAATTTCCTTGATGATCTGATACTTACTGCCGAAGAAGCAGCTGAAGCGGCAAAAGAACTAACCGACGCATATAAGACTGCAAAGAAAGAGTTTGAAGATGATATCGAACTCCTTACTATATCTAGTGACTCCGAATCTTATGAAACACTTTTGGATGAATTCAAGGAATTAACCATGGGTGTAAATAAGTATGGTGAAAATATATCTTTAACAGCTGACGAATATTCTCGTTATAAGGAAATCTGTGAAGCTATCGTAGGAATTCAGCCTTCTATCGCCAAAGGTTATGATAGCGCCACCGAGGCTATTGGTAGGAATGCGGGTATACTAGAAAAAGTCATTGGCTTAAAAAAGGAAGAAGCTAGACTGAATGCCGCAGAATTTGTCAGTTATGGTTTATATTCTGATAATGGTAATTTTGAAACACTAGCAACAAATGCCATCGAAAGTCGTAAAAAGGCGGCTGAAAATGCTTATTTAATGGCAATGGGGTCAAAGGAAAAAACGGGACTAATTATGGACACCGGATTGGTTAATACTTTGTATGGTCTATATGGCGGATATGACTATGATTATGATGCTGGTGAGTTTATTACAGACAGACCATTTGATTCGGATGGAGACCGTCTGGCTACAAATCTTATGAGGATAATAGGATATTCTCCGAAAGAAATTGGTAAGGTATTGCAGACATATTATAACGAATCTGGCAACTTTGAACTTGATCGCTGGGCGCTAGACTATCTAGATGAAATTGTAGAAAACAAAACTTTAATTGCAGAAGACGCAAAGAGGATGGGGCTAGAGGGTACTGATGAATGGATTAGCACTATGTATGCGGAAGCAGATGCATATGAAAGTGCTTCTAATAATCTTAAAGCCGCAGCAGATAACATGATCGATGTGTATCTGCAAATTCCTTATGCCTTAGAAGATTATGACGCTTTGTCTTCCGGTGAACAATCACTTCTTAATGCGTGGATCCAAAACGATGATATGTTTAAAATCGATGAGGAAACAACAGAGGAAGACATCTTAAAGGCAAAACAAACTATCATCGATATGGTTCGTCTGCTTGCCAACGAAGATTATTTCACTGAGATTGATGGAAAAAAGGTTAGTGCCGACCTCATTCTTGATAGCATATTCAATCTTGATCCTTCCGAACTTGATTATGCACAATACAAAGAAGATATGCAAACATTAGTAGACCATCTATGGAATGCAATTGGTGGAGAAAATAATGAGTTTGGAATTAAGGACAAACAACAATTAATGGTGATGTTCGGAGTCGAGTTTGTACCAGAAGAAGATGAACAAGCTCTTATAGATGACATCGTAAGAATCACTGGTATGGCACCAGAAGAGGCGCAGAAATGGATAGATGAACAACCTGCTATAGTTATCACTCGTATGCTTGAGTATGATTACGATGAAATTGGCAATACAGAAGGTTATGACGTAGATGACCTAGCAGAAATGGCAGTTCCGAATTACAACTATATCGAGCCTAGAACTGTTAAAACTTATACTGCACTATCCGAAGAAGCATCTAATTATAATGATATCTTAGCGCAAACTAACGAACTTACTGGGTACAATGTAGAAGTTACTCAAGAATACAAAGACTCCTTAAAAGAGCTAGGAATCACAGATGAAGAACTCAATGAGTGCTTTGATGAAAATAATGGCTTAATTGTCACCAACACAAGAAAATTAAGAGAACTCGTTGCAGAAAAAGAAAAAGCTCTTACTACTGATGTTAAAATGGCAAAGGCCCAGTCTCAATTAGATTACTATGAATTAGTTAAAGAATTAGATGCTACTCTAGACGGTGTCACAAGTCTTGATGATGAAACTAAAGATTTAACGGATTCAATTTTGGAACAGATTGATATAGTACGAAAAGCCATTAATAATTACCAGCGTCTAGAAGATAGTCTCCTTGGCGTTACGAATGGTTTTGAAAAGTTCCACGAAGCTCAAGAAATAGACAGTCAAAATACTTATGGTGATGACTATGTTGATATGGCCCAAACCATGTATGATGCTTTCTATGTAAGTGGAGAAGTCGGAACGGAAGCTAATTGGGCTGCAATTGAAGCTTTAGTACCTGATTGGGTATATGAAGGTTTAGAGACTGATGGCGAAAGAATGAGGGCAATTTATGAGTATTTCAACAAAGAAATACTTCCTACATTAACTCTTGAAGATGGTCAGTTATCTCTTGGATTTGAAAATGTTGAAGATTTCATTGAGCATGGACTTGCCTCTGGCGTTTTTGAGGGAGATCTTAGCAATTTCAGTCTTGTTGAAGGTTTAGATCTTGAAGAAGCTGCTGAATTAATGGGTATGACGACAACTCAGGCATATGCATTCTTTGCCACCCTTGATGACTATACTACGGGAGATGGAATGTCTTTCTTGGCGCAGCTCGATGATAGTTTTTCTGGCAACATCATGAAAACCACTGATGAAATGCAGAGACTCAACGAAGAGAAATTAGCATTACTTAGTGGCGGTGAAGATGGCATTATTAGTCCCGAAGAGCAAGCACGTATCGACGAGATTAATAATGTAGATTTACCAGCTTGTGAGGAGAATTTACGGAAAATAGGTGAAACGGCCTATCAAACCTGGGATGAGTTTAAACACAATGAGATAGCCCTTGCCGCTTTAGGTGAAGTAGAAAATAAAGCTCAAAAAGTATCCGATGTGTTCTCGAAAGAGTTTATTGCTGAATTTGGTCTCAATGGCGACGACACAATCCAAGAAGCATATGATGACCTATTATTAATACAATCAGGAATTGAAAATATTGATGCAACATCTGCTGCTGCGGCAATTGACGTAATTGATGAGGAAATTGCAAAGCTTGAAGAGCGGAAACGACGCATTAATGAAGACACAACAATGACCCCTGAAATCAAAGCCGCAGAAACCGCAGAGCTTGATGCACAAATAGAAGCATACAAAAGTGATAAAGTTGAAATTGCAACTGAATTTGGAATTGAATTAACTGAAGAAGAAGAAAAAGATTTAGAAGAACAGTTAGAAGCAATCAAAGAATTTGAAATTGGCAATAAATCATTTATTGTTACTGACGATGGTACCATAAAGCAAACTATAGAGGCTCTTGACGAACTTAATAAAGTAGAAATAGATGATAAAACCTTTACAACTACGAATGTTATCGAAGAGAAACATACCAACGGAGGAATACTTGGCTGGATAACTGGAACAGATACATACAAAAAGGCCACTGGCTATCCCGTCAGAGTAGATGGAACTGCTCATGCTGAAGGTACTGCTTTTAAAACAGGCTCATGGGGTGCTCCAAAGACCGAAGAAGCATTAGTAGGAGAACTTGGCCCCGAACTACTGGTTCGCGATGGCAAGTGGACTACTATTGGTGATGAAGGTGCGGAATTTGAACATATTGAAAAGGGTGACATTATCTTCAATCATAAGCAAACCGAAGAATTATTATCCAACGGACATGTAACTGGACGCGGTAAAGCTTATGCTGAGGGTACTGCTTATAATGATGTCACCGGTGTGTTTAAACCACAGGAAGAAAAATCTGAACCTATTAAATATACTACAGTCTTCGATGAAATGTCTGACTATAACGACATTCTAGCTGAAACAAATGAACTTACCGTAGATAATATTGAGGTTACCGAAGAGTATAGAGAAGCTTTGGAGAAACTTGGTTTTACCGAAGACGAATTGAATACATACTTCGATGATGAGAACAAACTTCTTGTCAAAAATGTTAAAGGGCTTAAAATGCTCGTTGCATCAAAGAAAAAAGAAAAAGTAGCTACAGTCCAAGAAGTAAAAGCCCGAAATCAATTGGATTATGTTGCCAGTATTAAAGAAATTGGTAAATTAGTTGACGTCATGGAAGGTGCGTCCCAAACTCAGGAGGGTATTTCTAAAGCAACACTTGAAGCTTCTGATGTTTTACATTCTCACGTAGATGCTCTAGAGCAAACCATACAAGGTTATGCCCTTCTAGAATTAAAAATGTCTGATGCAGCAGCCGCTTATGATGACTTCGAGATTGCACAGCAACAAGATGCGGAATTGTCTTGGGGCGGTACCATGATCGATATGCTAGAGGCCATTGACGAAGGTTTTAGAACAGGTCAAGTTGGTTCCGAAGCATTCCAGGCGGCAGTAGCAGCTCTTGTTCCCGATTGGGTATATAAAGACCTTGATACTGTCGAAGAACAAATGCATGCCATTCACGATTATATTGACAGCAATCCTATTTTTGCAGATTGGTTTACTGTCGATGACAATGGTAATTTCTCTATTGAATTTCAGAATATGCAGGCGTTTGTCCAAGATGGTATAGATGGAGTGACCGAATTTGGCGCGGTATTCGAGGGAACGGTAGATAACTTTACCCTAGCCGAGGGAGTTGATTCCCTAGAAGAATTCGCTAAGAGAATGGGAGTTACTGAGTCTGTTGCTTTAGCAATGCTTGGCGAACTTGAAAAATATGATGCGCGTTGGGGAAATGTTATTACCGATTTAACTACTAGTCCTTTAGATAGAGAAATTTTAAATGCAACAGAAGCATTAGAAGATGCTTATACGGCGCAAGAAGAGTTTATACGTAATGGCGGAGATTTAAACAGCGAGGAATATAAACAATTAGTCCAAGATGTTGAAGATGCGGAAGCTGCATTAGATAGTGCTACGGAAGCGGCAGGAGATTATGCAAGCACCTATTCTCAAGCCGAAGCCGTACTCAAGGGCGTAGATGGACAGATGACTTTTACACAAGAAACAGCAGATGCTTTAGCTAGATCACTTGGTTTAGTAAATGAAAATGGAGAATGTACTATTACTATTGATGATAATGGCAAGCTCTTGCTTACGGAAAGTCAAGCTGCAAGACTGCAACAAATACTGCAAGTGCTAGGAGAAGAGCCATCTATTATCGATGTGCAGCTTGCATATGATACAGCCGATGCACAGATACAAAAACTAGAAAAAATATTAGACGACGGCGTAGTAGATGAAGCCGAAGCAACATTCCTAGTTGAACTAGACATTGATCCAGAGTCCGATAATCTAGCACAAGAAATACAAAATGAGATTGACGAACTTGAAACAACCAAAACCGTTATTAACTTAACATATGGTATTACACAAACATCCGAAGGACAAGATAGCGGTATTGAACAGTTATCTACATGGGAAACTAATGGAGTTACTATTCCTATACATGTTGATATTACTTCTTATCAGGAAGAAGCAGCTACCATAAATGAAAGTACCCTTGATAATAAAGAAGTTGCCTTCACAGCTGATGCAACAGAAGCAAATGAAGAAATTGATTCCGTAGATAATAATCAAATTAACGACAAAAACGTAAAGATAAACGTAGATAATACATCTGCTCTAACTAATATAAGCACCGTTCAGACTGCTCTAAATAACCTTAAAGATAAAGAGATCAATATTAAAGTTAAGGTTAGCGGAGGCAATCCGATAAATGTTGGCGGCAGTGTAGACGTTGATGGTACGGCTCATGCATCTGGCACTGCTTTCAAGAGTGGTACATGGGGTGCCGAACAAAATGAAACCGCTCTTGTTGGAGAACTTGGTCCAGAGTTATTAGTGCGTAATGGTAGATGGACTACTGTTGGTGAAAACGGTGCGGAATTTACTGATGTACGTAAGGGCGACATCATCTTTAATCACAGACAGACTGAAGAGCTGTTGTCTAAGGGATATGTTACTGGACGAGGAAAAGCATTTGCAGAAGGCAACGCTTATGGATATGGATTGTTTGGTGATTATATTACCGACAAAGGCTCCACATTCAAAAATGGTTCTGATAAAACATGGTCGAAAACGGCGGATAAAGTATCTCAAGCTGCGAAAGATATAGGTAGTTCAGCTGAGGATGCAGCTGATGAATTCCGCGAAGTTTTCGATTGGATCGAAGTTCGTTTAGAAGAAATCAACAAAGAAATAAGCCTTAAGGGTGCCCAGCTCGAAAATGCTGTTGGTTTTACTAAACAAAATGCCATCATTGATGACATGATAGAGCTTAACCAGAAACTGTATACCAATCTAACAGCTGGTGCTTCTAAATATTATTCATATGCTCGAAATTTGCTTGCTAAAGTTCCTGCCGAATATCGCAAAGCAGCTCAAGATGGTACTATTGCAATCGAATCCTTTACAGGTAAAGTGGGAGAAGATACACTTGAGGCAATTAAAGAGTATCGCGAATGGGTACAAAAGGGTGACGATGCAACACAGCAAGCCGAGGAAACCTTAAAAGAAATTTCTACTCTCGCAAAGCAAGCTATTGATAATATTGCAGCCCAATATGACAATAAAGCTTCTTTAAGAGATAGTAAAATTGAACAATACGAGGCTTATAATGAGTATATAGAAACAGACCAAGGATTCTCGTCTGAAAAGGTCTATAAAGCAATAATAGATCAAAACAATAAAAAGATCAAAGACAATCAGAACAAACGTGATGACATGCAAGCCGAACTCGATGAAAAGGTTAAGTCTGGAGAAATCAAAAAATATTCTCAAGATTGGTATGACGCAGTTAATGATATTGCTGCAGTTGATGCTGAAATTATACAACTGCAAACAGATAATGAAAATCTGCAGGACGACATTAATGAACTTCACTGGGATAAGTTTGATAGTCTTTTAACTCGAATTGATGCTATTACCGAGGAAACCGAGGGCTTGCTTAAACTTCTTGAGAATGAAGACGCCTTTGACGAAAGTGGTAATTGGACCGATGAAGGTATTACTTCACTGGGATTATATGCTCAGCAAATGGAAGCTGCAGAATTTAAGGCAAAACAATTCGAAGAAGAGATTGATTATCTAAATAAGAATTGGAAAAAGCTTGGCTATACAGAACAAGAATATATTGAAAAGCTTGCTGAATTGAAAGAGGGACAACAAGATGCTATTGATGCATATCATGACAGCAAAAAGGCTATAGTGGATCTCAATAAGGAAAGAGTCGAAGCTATTAAAGAAGGCATCCAAAAAGAAATCGAGGCTTACGATGAGCTCATCGAAAAGAAAAAAGAAGAATTGAGCGCCGAAAAAGACTTATATGACTTCCAAAAAAATGTTAAAAATCAGCAAAAAGATATAGCAGATATAGAACGTCAACTTGCTGCGCTGTCTGGAGATAATTCTGCATCGGCAAGAGCAAAACGTGCGCAATTAGAAGCGGAACTGGCAGAAGCAAAAGAATCTTTAGAAGATACATATTACGACCGTTCCATCTCTAAACAACAAGAAGCGTTGGATGAAGAACAAGAAAATTTCCACGATGCCAAAGAAAAAGAAATTGAGGGCTGGGAAAAATATCTCGAAGACGTTGAGAAGGTTGTTGCCGATAGTTTAACTACTGTTCAAGCAAATACTGAAACGGTTTATTCAACCTTGCAAGAAATGGGTAACGAATATGGATTATCCATAAGTGAATCTATAACAACCCCATGGAAAAATGGTGAAACTGCGATTCAGTCTTTCTCTGAGAAATTCGGATTGGCTATGAGCTCAACAGTGGAAGAACTAAAAGAACTTGAAACAGTATTTAATGAAACTATAAAGGACATTGAACAATCTGGCAAGACGGCTGTTGAGACCGTAAATGAAAGTCATTCAAATTATACAGGAGCGAGCAAAGAAGAAGCAACGTCGGATAAAGGTAGCGGCGGCTCAAGTGGTGGTTCTAAAGATTCTGGTAATAGTTCTGGCGAAACTTATCCTTACGGCAAAGCTTCTGCAACTAGTGGAAATATCAAACAAGGTGCAAAGGGCAAAGATGTTAAAGCAATACAATATGCCCTGAATCAACTTGGATATGGCAATTCTGGTACTAAGAGCGTCGATGGTATTTTTGGTTCTGGTACTACTAAAGCGGTCAAATCTTTCCAGAAATCAATGGGAATTTCTGCAGATGGTATCGTTGGCGTTAAAACCAGGCAAAAGTTTAAGGCTAAAGGATATGCTGTTGGTACTACCGGCGTTGATGAAGATCAGTGGGCCTGGATTGATGAAATGGGACTTGAGGAAATTGTTTTACATGCTCAGGATGGTAAGCTTACTTATCTAAGCAAAGGCAGTGCAGTGTTGCCTCATGATATTTCAGAAAATCTAATGAAATTAGGACAGTTGGATCCTTCACTAATATTAGAACAGAACAAACCATCTGTCGGTCTAGGTTCGAACATTATTAACAATACTATGCAGATCAATGTAGATGCGAGTGTCGGAACATTGCTGCATGTTGATGAATTTAATGGAGACGATCCTGCCGAGGTTGTTAAAATTGTTAATAAAGCTCTTGAACAACATACTAAAAATCTCAATTCCGCGCTTCGTAAATACACTCGTTAATCATACTTGGGGAGAGGGTCGAAAGACTCTCTCCTATTTATATGGAGGAAAAGGCATGGTACAAAATACAGATATTTATAGATGCTATAGTGTAAATCTTATGCAGTTTTTATCTCAAAATAATGAAAGATATATATTAATTGCAAAAGATATTAAATCTGATCGTCAATTTTGGGCGTATGTAAAAACTGATAGATTTAATAATTTGTTACAAAAGTGGATTAATAACAATCCAAAAAAATAATTTATATATTAGGAAGGTAGATATTATGAGGAAATATGAAAAAGTAGATAAATGGATTGATTTGAGCGTATTACCTACAATAAGTAATACTAATAGAATTGATTGGGGTAATTCTATTGGCATTATGATGCAATTTAAATACAATAAATACAATGGCATATTAAAAATAGTAAATAAAATTACTAAAGATAAATACAAGGTTGTTCTCTATATAAATAATGAAAGTATAGAATACGTGTTAAATTCTAATGGAATTAAAAAATGCGAATTGGGCGGAGCATTTAAAATACCAATTGCAATTACGAATCCAGAGTTTATTAAATATTTTGTTAATCAACAGGATGCATATACATACTCAATACAGAGCAATAAAAAGGTTGAAATGATATGTCCGTTGTGTGGTACTAAAAAAGAACAATATGTTAGAGTGTTAGCTAAGTATGGGCTTGCATGCCCAATGTGTTCAGATGGAATTAGCTATCCAAATAAATTTATGTTTAATGTTTTAACGCAACTTGATATTAATTTTAAGAATGAAGTAACAAAAGCGACCCCAGGCTTTGAATGGATTGTAGGAAATTATAGATATGATTTTTATGTTGAATATAACCACACCAAAGTATTTATAGAAATGGATGGTAAATTTCATTTAGGGAATAAATGGCAAACTTACGAAAAGGCGCAAAAGACTGATCAATTAAAAGATAAACTAGCTTTACAACATGGCATAAAAGTAATTCGAATAAATTGTATGTATTCGAAAATTCAAAATCGTTATAAGTATATAAAAGACAATATTGTAACTAGCGAACTTAATTCAATTTTTAATTTAAGTAATATAAATTGGGATGTAGCAAATAGTTTTGCTGTAAGCAGTAATATAGCATTGGCGGCGGAATTATGGAACGATAAAGATTATTGCGTTATAGATATTGGTAATAAATTAGGAGTGTCGCGTGACACCGCTAGAGGTTATTTAAAAATTGCTTCAAAACTTGGCCTATGTGCTTATAATGATAACGAGGTTGAAATAAGAATGATAAACAAAATTAAAGAGAATAACAAGAAAAAATCAAAGCCAATAGCATTGTATCAAAATGGAAATATAATCAATGTGTTTCCTGGCGTAGTCGATTTAGATCGTAAATCTCAGGAATTATACGGAACACATATAGATTTTAGAAATGCTTATGCTGTCTGTAAAGGGGATAAAAAACAAGCTTACGGTTATACTATGAAATTTATTACTCGCGAAGAATATGAACAACTTTATCCGCAATTTAATCAACAATACAACATTAATGAGAATAATTTACAGGAGGTGAGCTAAATGAGTTCATACTATCCTTCATTTAATTATTTAGGTGAAAATTCCAGAGAGAGAAGTCTTGTCATTTCACATTTTGATGCTGACAGTGGAGAAGCTGATACTTTTTTAGGCATGGAGCCGATTTATACCGAAAGCGCAGATGGATCACGGCGATTAGATTATGGTGCAAAGTATAATAACGTCGCTTCTTTTAGAATTACTACAATAAAGCCTGATGGGAGTGATTTATCTGTTGATGAAATTCGCGAACACTTAAAATGGCTAACGGGTTCAAAAAGAAATGGTCCGTTCGAATTAGTAGAGCATTTCTCAGAAGAATTTATTTGTGATGGTAAAAAAACTAGTTTTCAACTTAGTGAAACCGGTGCAGGGAAAAACTTATTAGACTTTGGAAAAATATATGCAAGTAATTCATCCACGGTATGTGAATTTCCAGATGATGATGTACTTCGAATATATACTATTAAAGACAGAGAATATGCAGGTGTTAAGTCGCAAACTTTAACACTTAAGGCAGGTGTCACATATACTTTTTCACTTGACGTTACTGAGATTCGATCTGGTGATATACGATTTGGATTTAGATATGGACCACTCCATGAGGATAAAGAAAATGATTTTGCAGTATCAGCTACCGTTGCAACATCTACGGGTCATTTTGTAAATCGTATTACACCAAAAACAGATATTGAAGTCTATCCTTCTGTGCTCGTAACATGGTCAACGGCAGCAGAGGGTGATGCGACTTTTAAAAATCTGCAAGTCGAAGTTGGTTCAATAGATACCGCTTATACGCCACATGAATTAAATGGAACCGCAAACACCATTCGTATTTTCTCTGTTAGTGTTAATGGGGATATATTAAAAAACTACGGATATTCTCCTAGCGGTGGAATATTGAGTTTATATAATACACCAATCCCAAGCAAAGGGGCCGTTATAAAAGTTTCTTATGGACGTATCAAATGCAGTTTTACTGGACGCATAACGAATGCTTGGCAATACAAAATGGATGCAAGAACTATAGGGTTAATATTTGAATTTACTAGTATATCACCATGGGCTTATTCTTCGTTACAACTAAAAAACGCAATTGTTAATGATCTGCGCTATATAACAATTTTTAATAAAACTGACGATTTATACGGATATACTTTAATGAATACCGTATTTACAAATACAACAGGAACATCTGTAACAATTGTCAATGAGAACACGGGAGAAAGAACAATTGTAACAAATCTTGCTAAAAACGAAACCATTACTATTAGCGATAATATGATGATTACATCGGATAAAGCCTCGAAGGTGTTTGGCAATTCATTTAATTATGTTTTTCCACGTCTTGTTGCAGGGGAAAATAGATTAACAATATATGGAACAGGAAATATCCAATTTCAATATTATTATTGTATAAAAATTGGTGACTGTGCTATGGATATTAATGTTATTTCTGATCCTATATATGATGATGATGGCAATATACAATTAGATGTTTTACCATGGAGTCGCATTACCGACACGCCTACAACTTATCAAGGATATGGAATCACAAATGTATATTCTAAGGTTGAAACTGATCAATTGGTTGCTCCTGTGGCAGCGCAGATTTCTAATATGTATTCTAAAGCTGAAGTAAACAATATGTATTTAAGTTTAAAATCAGATCTTTCTAAGATTTATACTAAATCTGAAGTGGATAAGCTATTGTCTAATATAACGGCTCGACTTGCCAAAATTTATACTAAATCGGAAGTTGATGCTTTATTTGATGATGTTTATTCTAAGGCTGAAGTTAATCATATGTATTTAAGCTTAAAAGAGGAATTAAATAATATACAAATCGATGAAAAGGAGCTTGCGTCAATGTTGGCAACCGAGCTTAATTAACAATGGAGGTGTAAAAGGAATATGTTATTACCCAAAGATGTTCTTTCGGGTACGTATAGAAAACCACGCATATTTTTATGCGAACCCGATAAAACAAAAATATGTCAGCTAGAAACATCTAATTTAAAAGGTTCATTTAAATTTAATTCGTATTCAACTTTAAATTTCGATGTGTCTCGTGTGTATAATAAAATAGGAGGCAGAACAAAAGAGAATCCTTATTACAATAAAGTTGAAGCTATTAGATTGGTTGAACTAGAAGGTTTCGGATTTTTTGAAATACAAGATCCAGAAATAGACGGAGATGGCATTAAAGAAATTAAATCTATCACAGCAAATTCATTAGAGTATACATTGTCTCAAAAATATTTAGAAATGTTTTATATTAATACCGGTAAGATAGATTCTATTGAGGTTATGTACGCTGAAGAAAATAATAATGGAACAATAATTCCTATTACTTTATATAATCCAAAGAGACCAGAGTTGAGTTTATTACATTTGATTTTAGAGAAAGTACATGGTTGGACAATTGGTCGTGTTGATGCGTCTCTGCAAACTATGAGTCGTCAGTTCGAAGTTAGCAGGGAATCTGTATATGATTTTATTATGAATGAAATTTGCGATAAATTTAATTGTTATGCCGTGTTTGATACATATGAGAATACAATTAATTTTTACGCTGAGGCATTAACTAATAAATTCATTGGAGATGGTAAAACAAAATCTTTTACAGTTTCTCCTATTTTCTATGAGATTGACAGTGTATCCGTTGATGGATACAAAACTACTGGTTATACCTACAATTCTTCTACAGGATTATTAACATTGGATAGTGCACCGTTATCAGGAGAGATTATCGAAGTAGTTGATGGTTCATTAACTGGATGGGAGACGGATGTATTTGTTACTTTTGACAATTTGGCTCAACAGATGAATATCAGTTATTCAGCAGATGATATTAAAACTGTATTAACTGTTAAAGGTGCGGATGAATTGGATATACGCGAAGTTAATAGTGGATTGCCATACATAGTAGACTTATCTTATTTTCATACTGTAGACTGGATGGGTCAGAAATTATACAATAAGTACAATGAATACGTTGCGAAATGTACGTCTAGTCAAGCAGAATATAAAACTAATTCACAAGAAATTATAAAGCTTTCAAATAAAATTTGGTATGAAAATAACAGAGTGTCTTTAGGGTATGCTAGGGCGTCCGTGTCTCCTGATACGGTTGGTTCTTACTATGTGCAAGGCGGAGACGCTGATACGGGGTATTATTATACTGAAGTTTCATTACCCAAGGATTATATTGTTGATACTACTTACTATTCTGTCAATACCGCTAACTTAGATGAAGAAAAATTCGCAAAGCTTTATGAGGCATTGAAAACCTACTATCATACTGGAGAGGTTACTGGCTTTGATGATAATTTAATAGAAAATTTCGAATTTACAAAAGCTTCTCATCCTAATGGATATACTCTTGAAAGTGTTAAAGAGACATTGTTATCTGACGAAAGCGATTCTGTTAAAGATCAGAGGGTCACTAATTTTCTTGTTCAGATATGGGAGCAACTCGGCTTAACGCCTCTTAAAACTTTATATCTCGCTCCATATAAAGAAGTTCAAACCACTAATGTAAGTGCAGGATTGGCAGAAAAGGATAATAAGGATTACGGATTATATTATCCTGTAGTTTTAGTTATTAATTCTTTGAATACCGCGATTAAAGCTCGACAAACTAGCATTGATGAATTAACAAAATCAAAAGACGCTCTTTCTAAGGCAAATGTTGACATAGGTAATTTGTTATTATTAGAAAAGAATTTTAGTAAACAAGAAATGACTACATTGAGTGCTTTCCTCAGAGAAGACGAATATACCGATGATACTTTTGTAGCAACAGGCAATGAGACAACAGAGGAATTATTTAAATTAAAACAACAATTAAAAGAATGCGGACATATAGAATTATCTAAACTATGTGAACCGAGCTTAAAGTTTTCCATGTCTCTCGGCAATATTTACGCTTTGCCTGAATTTGAACCAATAGTAAATCAATTTCAGCTTGGTAAGTTAATTAAAGTCGCATTAAGACCAGATTATATTAAGAATACAAGATTAATGCAGGTTGATTTAAATTTTGAGGATTTCTCAGATTTCTCATGTGAATTTGGAGATTTAATGTCTATTAGATCTCAAACCGATCTTCATGCCGATTTATTATCACAAGCGGTAAGTGCTGGTAAGACCGTAGCAAGTAATGCAAGTTATTGGGATAAAGGCACAGACACGGCGACTTCAATTGATTTAAAAGTACAACAAGGATTGCTTAATGCTGCAACGGAAATTAAAAGCATTGATGGTACTCAAGGTGTACTTATTGATAATTATGGCATACATCTTCAAAAAATAAACCCCGAGACCGGTGAGGTTGATCCCGAGCAAGGCTGGATAGTTAATAATAAATTTTTATATTCTGACGATGCTTTTACGACAACAAAATCGGTATTTGGTGAATTTAATATACCAGTGGGAACCAACGAAAATGGCGAAACTGTATATGAAACAAGATGGGGCCTCCTTGCCGATGCAGTAGTAGCTGGCTATATTGAAGGTAGCCAAATTGTCGGTAGCCAAATTGTCGGAGGCACGATTCAAATTGGTGAACGCGCAGATGGTTCATATAATTTTAAGGTAGACGAAGATGGATACATTACAATGGTTGGCGGTAAAGGCATGAGTAGCAGTGGCGAAACCATTGATCTTGATGATTATAATACTACGGTTGAGATTGAAGCAAGCGGCGCGACTTTAAATTCAAGTACACAAAGCATAACATTAACTTGCAAAATTTATAGTTATGGCGTAGATGTTACAGGAGATCATGATCGATCAGTATTCCATTGGACGAGATCTAGTGGAGATGCTGAGGCAGATCAAGATTGGAACGCATCGCATTATAATAACACAAGCAACAATGTATTAACTGTAACTATAAACGATGTGGAGGATGTTGCATTTTTCCAATGTGAGGTTCATTTATCTAGTATTAAACACACTGATTCTATTGCGATTACATTAGATAATACCGATATGCATGTTTTTACTTCAAAGCCAGATGCAGTACAAACAAATGGGTATTGTTATAATAGTGGAGATTTATGGGTTGTAGGTGATGATTATCAGCCATATATTTATAAAAATAGTCGCCCAGAAGGTTTAAAATATGAATGGTATTATAAAAATGTCGAATCAAGTTCGTTCTTGTTGACCAATGCTTTTACAGAAAATACATACGAAGTGCCTATGACCGAAGCACGAGCAGGTCGTCAAATATATTGTGTTGTAACAGACTCAAGTGGTAATAGTATAACCTCTAAAACTATTACCTTAAATATGATAAAACAAGAAGGTAAATTAAAAATTAATAGGAACATTACCGATCAAGAAGCGGCAAATGGTGAAAATGTAGCCGTAACATTTGACGTTGAAGGCGAAAATTTGACTTATGCTTGGTATTATAAAGATAGTGGTATGTCTGCTTTTGTTAAGACTGATACTTTTACCAATAATTATTACGGTGTTATAATGAATTCTAATCGCGCAGGTCGCCAGATTTATTGCGTAGTAAGCGATGCAGAAGGTAATTCGGTAACTAGCAATACTATTACATTGAGTATGACAGGTAAAGAAAACACAAAATGGTATATTAAGAGTAATGTTTCAGATCAAGAAGTAGCGGAAGGAGAATATGTGACTGTTGTTTTTGATGTATTAAGTGAAGATTTTAAGTATCCACAAAATACTATATTGGTTAGCATTAATAGCAATACGTCGTATTCTGATAGCGATTGGGATGAGTCTGTTTATTATAGTGCAACATTTAATGATTTAAATGAAAGAACAGAAAAATTAGAGCAACATGTAATAATTGATACAGACGGATTGCATTTGCGAGCATCTTCTCAAGACGATATAACATTCGAGTCTTTACTTACATCTGAGGAACTATCTTTTGGTACGTGGAGTAATAATGAACATAATAAAGTTGTTTGGTTAGGAAGGGACGAAATGAATGCGCGAAATGTTACTGTTGAGAATTATGTAAATATAAAAGCAGTAGATGATAATACTCCATATTTTACGCTTGGTAATTTTAAATTTCAAGTTGAAGACAATGGAAGTTTATCTATTGTGTAACAAAGAGGTGAAAATTTATGGCATCAGGAACGATTACAGGAACGACTTCAAATGAATATATTACTGCGCGTATTACATGGACTAGTACACCAAACACAACAAATAATACATCCACAGTAAAAGCAACTTTAGCTTACAAAAAAAATTCTACATATGGTAATGCCACTTATAGTCGTGAGTTTGATGGAAGTATAACAATAAATGGTAATAAAATGACTATTGATATTGATAGGTCGGCTTCGAATAGAATTTATTTATATAGTGACGCTGGTTGGGTTACAATGGGAACTCATACTGTAACAGTTGCGCACACTAGTGATGGCTCTAAAAGTATTACGATATCCGCAACAGGAGGAATGAGCGGAACATCTTTTACTTCTACATCGTGTTCGGGAAAAGTTGAATTGGATACTATCCCAAGGGCTTCTTCGATTACATCTGCAAGTGCCGTTACATTAGGTAACAAGTGCAGTATAAAATGGACACCTTTATCATCGAGTTTTGTTTATAAAGTGAAGCTTTCATGTGGAGGTGTGACATATACTTCTGACTATATTACTCCTGGAAGTACATCTGCATATACTTATTCTGCCACAATGAGTGTGTCATATTGGGCAAAAGCTATGCCAAAGGCGTATTCAGGTACATGTACGGCCACCTTGTATACCTATCAAAGTAGTTCATCAAGTACCGCAATTGGTAGTAGTTCAAAAACATTCACATTGACATTGCCGAGTACTGTAAAGCCAACTGTTAGTTTTGCAGAACCTGAAATAGTTAATGGTTGGAATGGATATTACATACAAGGAAAAAGTAAATGTAAATTATCTGCTACATTTGCTGCAGGTACGGGAAGTTCAATTAGCTCTTGTTCAATTTCTGGCACAGAACTAACAAAGACAGGATCTGGTACTTCATTGTCTGGAACAACTAGCGTTTTAACTAAATCTGGAACTTTTACTTATACAGCAAAGGTTACAGATGGAAGAAAAACTGTAAGTGCGACAAAATCAATATATGTTTATCCGTATGCAAATCCAACTCTTTCAATATCTGCAGTGCGTACATCAACTAGTGGCTCTGTAAAGATTACTTACAAGGCGGCATGCTCTTCTGTCAACTCTAAAAATAGCCTTAAGACTCTTAAAATATATCAAAAACTATCCACCGATTCTACATGGCCATCATCACCAACAGAAGAACTTACATTGAGTTCGACATCGGCTAATAGTAGTAAAACTCTAACTGGACTTAGTACAACCGATTCTTATGATTTTAAGGCCGTAGTTACTGATACTTATGGCAGTTCAAGTGCTGAGGCTACCGCTTCGGTATCATCTGAGTTTAGGTTGCTTAACATTAATGATAACAAAAAGGGTTTAGCACTTGGTAAAATGTCGGAAGATAATACTTTTGACTGCAATTTACCTATGAAAATTTCAAGCACAACTACAACTCAATCCGAGGCGAGTTTTCATATTAATAGTTCGGCTGCTAAATCTTTTACTATTACTAGAACGGGATTAACAGATGATATTGACCAAGACGATACGAAAGAACCAGTTGATATTAGAGGGCAATTTTATGTTAATGATGATGGCAATGTAACGCTTAGTAGAAGATACTCAACTGATAATGGCGCTAATTATACAACTCAAGGGTTTATACAATTGAGAGATGATCGAATTTATGCAGGTAATACTTTCGAGGCTCCTCGTGGCAGATTTACTGCTACAGATGATGCAGCTGGTGATACTCAAAATAATGTTGCTTTAAGAATAGGAAGTGCATCTGGAGAGCATATTGATATTGATAACAATGAGATTATTGCCAAAGATAATACTACAACTATGGGCGTACTTGCTTTAAGCGGAAAGCGAGTGGATTTATATGGTGGTACTAATGCTATATTGCAGGTTGGGTTGAATTCGAATGACGAACCAATTGTGTATTCAGTGCCTGTTTATAATCGTACATACGATTCGTCTTCTAATATGTGTATAACATCTAATGGTGTATTTGGTCGAAGCACTTCATCTTCTAAAAGATATAAAACAGAAATTGAAGATGTGCGATGTGACGAATTAAATCCGTATCAAATTTTAGACATTCCAATTAGGCAATATAAATATAAGGAAGATTATATTCCGGTTGGGAAGCAGGCAGATGATATATATCTAGGCTTTATCGCAGAAGAAGTTGAAGAAGTTTTCCCTGCTGCAACAGAATACGATGAAGATGGACAAGCGGAAATGTGGAACATCAAAGTCTTGTTTCCAGCATTATTAAAAGTAGTACAAGATCAACAAAAGGAAATTCAAGAATTAAAAAAAATGATTATGGACGGCAACACCAGTTCAAATAATATGGAATAAAAGGGAAAATATTTGAAAGTTGGGGTTGATTAAATATGATAAATTATATAGAATACTTAAATCTGCCAACCAAGGTGGCAATTGCTTTGGTTGGCGTATTTTTATGTTTGCAAATTATAGGTGAATTACTAGAATTTAAGGGGAAAGTCGTTCCTGAGTTTATTAAGATCAGAAAGTACTTTCGTCGTAAAAAACAAGAAAAGAAACAAGAAATTGAAACATTAAAACAAGTGCAAACATTATTAAACGAAGTGAATCAACATTATAGTAAAGATAATATTACAAAACGCAACAAATGGATGGAATGGGTTAACTCTCGCGCCAAGATTTATGATGAATCCGTTGCAGAATTAACGGAATTAAAAGATGCATTGGCAGCAAATAATAAACTTACTTTAGATTTATATATAAACGTCAATAGAAATCGAATTATTGATTTTGCTAGACTTGTTGCTGATGATAGCGCATTAACATCAAGAGAGGAATTTAATCGTATTTATAAGATAAATAAAGAATATCATGCAATTCTTGATAAATATAATAAGGAGAATGGTGAAGTTGATATTGCGATGAGACTTATAGATGAAGCATATGATTATAGAATGAAGAATCATACATTTATAGAGGATGTTCGAGGATATAATAAATAAATTTAGGGGTTACACATAAAGTGTAACCCCTATTTTTTTACGTCGTATTCTTCTAGATAATCCATAATAATTTTATTGCACAGAGAATTAAGTGTTCTACTTTCTTTATTTGCAATGATTTCTAGCCTTAATTTCTTTGAGATCGGCAATCTAAGTGTAAGCGTGTCAGTCTCTTCTTTCTTCATAAAACACCTCGTTTTTTATTGTAGTATAATAGATTTTGAACACAAATGCAACTCTTCTTCGATAGGGGAGTATAAAATTAAAATCAATGGCAATAATATAAATATAACCATTTTATCACCATGTTCAACTTCCACATAATTTAAAGGACTGCCAAAAATAACGGCAGTCCTTTATTTTTACTTTATGCGCCTTATCCACTTGCATATTTTTAATAACCCCATAAATGATACATTGAAGGTACACCTATATCCCTGTATGTACCCTTCAGTGTATAAATTGAAGAGCATATAGGCATCCTCTTTTGTGCCAGCTATGTAGTTCTTATCTCGCGCTCTCGGTGTTCTTACTATAATCCCAGCGCTTTCAAGCTTATTGATGATTGGCATAAATACACTATAGTAGCCTTCTTTATAACCTTTGTTTGCAACCTTCTTGTGTAAATCTCCGAAGTGGAATTCTTTCATCTCAAATATAGTATCGATGATTGCTTTCTTATATATGTCTATTGATCCTAAGCTAATGTCTATATGACCACTCATGATTTCATTGAGATTGCCGTTCATGTAAATATCTATTCCTCCGTTGTAATTAACAATGATTTTGTCTACGAGTAATTTTAATTGCTTTACAGTAAGCGTATCACTTGTAATAATTTCATCAAATAATAACAATGCTTTATTTAGTCCATCTTTAACTTCTTTACTAGAGCTAGAAATACTTTGTTGTTCATCGATTTGAGTTTTTAAAGATTGGATATAATTTGATTTATCATTTATTGCTTGTTGATAAGTTTCTTCAAGTATATCTTTCATTGCAGGATTTTTTATGATGTCTTTTACTTTTTGCTCCATAAGCATTTTTAATTCATTTGTATTTTTATCTAATTCTTTTTGCAGGGCATCTATGGAGTTAATAGCATTGACATCACATACTTGTTTTAATTCTTTTTGAATAATGCTATCTAAATTCTCAATTGCTCCTTTTAAACTATGCCTACACTGTCTGAGATATACTTTAACAAATTCAATTAATTCATCTTCATATATTCGATTATGATTACAATAATTTGCGCCGTAAGAATTATATGTGGAGCATACATAATATCTTCTTTTACAAACGCCGCTTCTTGGAGTTAGAGGTTTGCCACAATCTCCGCAGAATATTAACCCAGTAAAGATATTAATATGTTTTCTCATTCCTTTATGATGTTTGGTTGCTCTTTCTTCTTTAATTCTTTGTGCAAGATAGAATGTTTCTTTATCTATAATTGCTTCATGATGATTTTCAAATACTATATGTTCACTTTTATCTCTTTTGACGTTCTTTCCGTGAATTCCTAACACTTGCATCTTTCTTTGTACTAGTGTACCTATGTAGAATTCGTTACTGATGATTCTTTTTATATGTGTTGAAGACCATAACGCGGCGGTAGTTCTCTTACTTGGATCTAGTCCACTTTCCTCTCTGATTCTTTCCAGTGCTTGTGTTGGGGTAGGAATTCCTTCATCATTAAGTATTCTTGCTATGTTCATTCCACCATAGCCATTGACGTATAAATCAAATATTTTTTTAATATATGTACTTGTAATAGGGTCTACTTCGAAGGCATGCTTTTTACCATATATTCTTCTATACCCATAAGGCACATTACTGATCCACTTACCCTCTTTTTGTTTTGAATGTATAACTGCACGAACCTTTTTACTGGTATCTTTAACGAGCTTTTCATTTGCCCAGGTTGTGATACCAAGCATTGAATCATCATCTGTTAGGTTGTTGTAATTATCGCCTATACTAATTAATTCAACTTGTTTTTGAATTAAGTCTTCATTGAATAACTGCACTCTGGCACTATGTCTTGCCAATCTAGATAAGTCTTTTACGATTATGCCTTCAATTAGTCCATCGTCGATATCTTGTTTTAGTCTATCAAATGCTGGTCGGCTCCAAAGATATCCGCTTATACCATCATCAACGTAAAATTCAGTGATTTCATATCCACGTTCGTTGGCGAATTGTAAAATAATTTTTCTTTGATTTGCTATTGACATAGATTCAAAATTACAATTATCATCTTCACTTAATCTTAAATATGCAACTCTTTGATTTGACATTGATGTACCTCCTTTGTACTTTGTATGTACCTTAAATGTATTATATCATAATGCATAAAATTTTGTAAATAAAAAAATATCAGACTATTGAGCCTGATACTTGGTTTTAATAAGTTCTTTAATAATTGATATAGTATCTTTGTTGCCGCCTATAAATGTAACTGTTCTATATTCATTATTTGTATTTTGTTGTAGTTTATCTTCTTTTGATTTATGTATGTATATTGTTCTTTTCTCCATATGATCACCTATATAAAAATAGCGGCGATATTTCTATCGTCGCTATTAAGTTGTATATTACTTTCCTGAACTACCAAGTGCTCCAAGACCACGTTCAGAAGGAATAGCCTTTAGATATTCGTATATCAGTTCTTCGACTTCTACCTCTGGTACAGGAATGACTAGCGCCTGTGCAATAGCCTTGGAATACGGATAAACAATCATACACTCGTCAACTTCTTCTTCAGATAATTCAAATGGTCCAAAGATGAGGTGATCTGGCTTACACATGAGTGCTGCGGTGTCCATCTTGTCAAGTTTAGAAATTACTACATCGCATTCTGTAGTATTAGTCAACCCGACAAACCACTCATTTCGATACCCACTGTCTAGAACTCCACAACGGAGAGCAATACCCTTTGATCCAGTGCTACCACGCTCTCTAAGCAGGAACCCATATTCGGGATCACAACTACTTGCAATGCCAGTCGGAATTAGCTTGGTTTCATGAGGCATGATAACAATATAATCTTCATCAAAACAGGCATAGATATCAAATCCCATATCTTCTTCGCGCTTGCTAGGAATAATTGCATTAGGTTTTACTTTAGCAAATTTAACGTTAGCTTTCATATATGCCTCCAATTAAAATAGAAAGTGATTTATTATGTCGCCCAGAGTTGGAATATCAATGTTAGTATTCTTAATTGTATAAGCACCATAATCATGCATGTATTTCTTAAATAGATCATTGGCATGCTCATATGCCTGAGATACTTCCTCGTAACGAGCTATCTGTTCTTCCTTCATCTTGGCTTCTACCGCCCTTTTGGTTTCCTCTTCCTGCTTCTTTAGACATGCTGCTTCGCAATGCATACGCTCTGTAATAGAATCATAAATCTTGTCGCATATAGCGCACTTATACTGGGGCTTAGTGTACATCTTGTTTTCCATAATTCTTTACTCCTTTTACATTAATTTTGTATTGTTAGTCGTTGATAATACGGTAGAGACCGCAATGACATTCTCCGGGCTCTCCTCTATCAATTTGTTCTCTAAACTCTTTGCAGATACACTTATTATCATCGTTAAAAGAAATTACACAGGCGCAATGGCCATTATTCTCTTTAATCTTGGCACGAATTTCTGCTACGAGTTCTTTGTCGGGGTTTGTAACTACTTTCATGATTCACTCACTACCTTTGCATATTGATTGTCACTGGCAAGCTTAATTCCCAAGGTCTGATCATAATGTGGTTGTTGGTTTGGGATATATCGTCCAAACTTTACTATGATTGGGCCGTAATACTTTAGCCATTCTAACTTATCTTGAATTTCTTCTTCTCTATAACCAGTGTAAATTACAACTTCGTCTGGACTCCAGTACCTGAAATTTAGCAGGAAACACTGTAGGTCATCCCAACTATCCATAGGCTCTAATCCACCACACACTACAGCTTTAGTAATTGGATTATCCATATATCTTTCAATTAGTGAATTGACATGGATGTTAATATCGGGGGCTTGTGCGAGAGCACTGTTTTGACAACAATGCTCGCCGCACTCCTTTTCGCATTTCCATGTACAAGATGGAAATCCTATCACCATAGCTGGTTTTTTATAGCTTGTAAAATCTTCGTCTCGAATTTCTTTCACAATCATATTAATCACCAATTATAGAAGTTTCACCATACATCTGCGCAGTATCATACCACTCTCTAGCAGAGAACTCCTTAAACCTTTCTTTACTATAAGATCTAGAAGGTGTTAAGAAACCAACAACTCTTTGATATGTATCGCAAGCGGGTTTACCACACTCAGGACAAATCTCAGCGTCTACAAATCCATGATGATTTTCACATACATTAATTTTAGTGTTGTAGCAGAAATAGATAACGCCCTGGCTTGCAATGTAGTTGAGCATTTCCCAAGCCATATCTGCATTCGGGAAGTTATTGTCGATATTAATATGCGCTATAGCTCCACCTGAACACTTATTATCCAAGATGGCACTCGTTCTAATCTTTTCATTAATAGTACATTTTTCAGTGAGAGGGATCCACTGATTACTGTAAATGAAATTGTCGTGTACATCGAAAAGAATATTATCTTTAGCACAAAGCTTTACTGCTGCTTGTTCTGCCAATTCTGTTACTTTTTTGACCAACTTATTTCTTACCATTTTGCTTTAATAGCATCTGGCCCTTTATTGAACCTGATATTAAATTGCTCAATAATATCAGGATTGTTTCGTAAAGATGTTTTATAGTTTTCGGTTTTAAAACCAATATCTGTATCATATAAAATTTTATATTCCAAATGATGTTCTTGACAGTATTTTTTTGCTGCTATAACTTCTGCTTCGAATCTTTCTGGATTGGTATAATTTAAATGATCAGATGGTTTAATTTCAATTAAATATTTGTCGTTTACTAATGCATCTGGAGTATAATGACTGCTTTTTGATAATTTAATTTGAAAAGGTTCTACATCATAGCATTCAACTGCATCGTTTTGCTCGAATAGTATAAAATAATTTAATTCTAACAAACTTCTAAAATAAACGTCTTTTTGTCCTTTAATGGAAAACATATAACCTTGTATTCCTCTGCCCATTTTAGCGTTTTTATAACACCCTCTGGCCCATGCATCTGAAAACTTTTTTGGATCATTCCAAATTTCTCCTGATGCATATTTTGTAATCAACGTATTTGATATTTTTTGTCTGATTTCTGGCGTTCTTTCATAGCCTACGGGCGTTATCCCTTTATGGGACGCGCTTAAGTGCTGCACTCTTTCGTCCGAAAACGTTTGTCCAAAGGATGAATTTCTGCGCCCATAACTTTTACTAGTTTGAGGATTTAAATTATTTATAATTGAATTCATTTGATGATATGAATAATCATATAACGTTGCAATTTCTCCAATGCATAATTGATATTCATCATACAATATTAAAACATATTGTAAATCTTTTTGAATTACACCATTAATAATTTGCATATCATCAATAACCAATAACGGTTTCTTGTAGTGTTGAATTATGATTTTATTTCCTGTAATTTCCACCTCTCCAAATATTTTTCCTGAAGAGTTTTTACAAAACACAAAATCACTTCTTTATTTATCATTTGTTAGTGAGCAATTAATAAGTTGGCGAAGATGGTTCTTCCAGGAGTGTCTTTACACTCGACCATCTTTCTCACGTTTCATTATAAGATTATATCGTGAGTTCAGACTTTCGCATCTCTGTATAATACCTGCAGAGTTCTACCATTAAGTCGTTCACGCTGCCATTACGCTTGCGCCTTGTTGTCCATCTCTGGAGTTTCAAGTCAATTAGGTAAAATTTTCTTAAAGTAGTTTATGGATTATGCTACTTTGTGCCCACACATTTTAGGCACCGACTCAATGTTGAAAGAATATTCATCAGTAAAGCTATCTTTAGTTTCATTGAGAACATTAAAGATCTTTTCTGCAAATTCCATACCTTCTTCGGTATAGAACTTATTACCAAACTCGTCAGTATGGACATATCCGAACTTTTCAATGGTTTCGTAAAGTCCGAGAATTCCAACCGTGCAATATTGCTTGTCAATTTCAATACCGCCATCACAATAATTTGGCAGAAGATTCTTTTCTACGTTCCTCTGAATGATGTGTCTCACTCTATCAAGTACCTTGCAGCACAGATTAGTTCTTTTCTTAAGAAGACTCAGATACTTCTTTTCTGTCAGCTCTTCGCCTAGTTCGTAGAAAATGTGTACCAGATTGATTGTATTAACCTTAACGGAACCAATACTAAGAGCGGTGCCTCCAATAGAGTTAATGAAACCACTAAGCTTAGAGGTGTCTGAAAGGAGTCTACAACAATTACTTAGTGTAGTTACGTCGCTGCTTACAAAGAAATTAGAGTCGTTCCACTTACAGTTGTGGTCTGAGCACCATCTTGCAAATTCTTCATCGACAAACTTGCCGTTTTTATATAGCAAAGAATAAGTCAAGACCGGGAAGGTAAACATATTTTCCTGTCTAATAGCAGAAACAACTTCCATGAATATCTTCTGATGTTTAATAAATTCATCCACATAATCAATAGCAAATGTGCCGTCAGGGAATTCAAGTCCTCCAAAAAGTGCTTCATAATATTCCCTGTCAAAGATTGAAACATTGACGAAAGCGCTCTGATCTATTCTCATAAAGGGCTGATTAAGTCTATAAATTAGTTTCTGGAATGACTGTCTCGCATAATAGTCTGGATTATTGATGATATAACCTGTTTCACAATCTTTCTTCCAGAAATAATAAGTCCATACGAGAATATTAGGAATTCCAACTGCGCCTGAAGACCTGTTGCTCATGAAGCTAATAAACTCAATTACATCATCTACAAATGTAGTAAGATGCTTAGGAGGCTGAGAATTATAATTTTTCAAAAAGAATAAGCCTTCTGTCGCAAGCCTAGTAAGATCATACGCATAACAGTATGGAACATATGTAGTGGATGGAAAATCATGAAGATAAAATCCTCCAGTATATTCTGTTTCCAACCATTCTTTTGCGGTCTTTAGTCCATATTCTTTTTTGAGTTCGTAAAAAATCTTATTTGCTGCAATAACCTTATCTATTGCCTTGCCCTTTTCAGTTCTAAAAGATGCAATATCTTTATTAGAAGCATTTGCATTTGCATCAATAGTAACGTCTGCTACATTCTTATCGACAAAAGCATCAATAAAATCTGAAAAATTCATCTGAGATTCGTGAATACCATTTAGTATTTCAAGGTCTTCACCATATTTATCCTTTAATGCATTTAAGGCTCTTTCGAAATCCTTATTAAATTTTAATGTTATGTCCATATTTACTGCTCTCCAATCCATTCAACTGCTTCTTTAAAATCATAAACTACTCCATCGACCTCAAGCTTAGGAACGGTAACAAAACCCTTTTCCTGCATCAGCTCAACGTCGTTATTTTCCTCATAGTTAATGCCTTTCTGTTTCAGTTTGGATTCGAGTACGCGGCATTTAGGACAGTGTGTACTATATAGAACGATCTCCAATATCAATCACCTCCTGCTTATTTAGTAAAACAATCCAAAATTATTTCAAGTACTTCCTCTGTTGCTCCTTCGGCATTGACATTGAATAGCTTCACGTCCTTCTTAAAACGAGAATAATACTTGGTCAATATTTCAAGCTGGTCATACCAATCAACCTGTTCATCTTGTAGCAATCTTTTAATAATCGCCATGTCGCTATCACCACGTTCTATCATGCGAAGGATGCGTGTGCGTACACTGGCATTAAAATAAATAATATAAATAGACCTTGTTGAATTATATCTCTTGAGTAATGTTTCTACTCCTGGGATGTCTACCACATACAAAGTGCATTCATCAAGCTGAGCGCTAGTTGTGCCATATCTGTTCCCGTCGTATTCGGTATAAGCCACAAGTTCTCCGAGATTATCAAATTCAGATTCTTCGATAAAGATATGGCCACGCTCACCATCGTATCGAGGTTTTCTTGTTGTGTAAGACTCTACAGACTTGTGACCATATACTTTTTCTAAAAGATTCGCAATGGTACTTTTACCTGAAGCGCTTTTACCTACAAATAAGAATAAGGGATTCATCTGGACACCTCAATTCTTGATTTTCAATAGAAGATCTCTGGTGATAAATCCAAGGCTTGCAGTCTCTATTTCATCTGTTATCTTTTCAATGCAAGTCTTAACTTCAGGATTGGCGGTGCCATTTATGTTGCGTTCTTTAAAAATATGGGCATACTCTGTAAGATTGACCTTAAAAGTGAAATTAGACGGAATAGAAAGCATATAAAGACCACGCTTAACATCCTTGTTGTTTTCCATACCTTTTAGAATGTAGCCATTTACTCCGCGAATGTAAGTATTTTCTCCGCATTCAATTTCGGACGGAAGTTCAATGCCGAGATACTCAAGCGCTTCATCAGTGGGAATAATTTTGTCCTGATAATATTCAGACATCTCTCCATCTGAGAAATCCGCCAGTCTAGTAGAGGAACGAATAATACGGTTTTCCATACGCTTTGCGTGGGAATCAAGATCGTCCTGGCCTCCCCTATGTAGACCGTATACACTAATACTGAAATCTAGGAATCTGCTCATTGTAATATGCTTAGGACACCACTTAAAAAGAGTATTCAGCCAACCCTGCAGCTTCTCAGTCGTATAAAGTAGAGCGCCTACCGGGCCATGTTCGGGATTAGTGTTGATGCAGTTTGCTACTTCATTTCTAATGTCCATCTCAAGATCACGATTTAATGTGCGCTTAGATAGAAACATAGAGATAATTGCATCGTCCCAACCATCAATTCTATTTAGATATATCTCCATACATTTCCTCCATTAAATTAGCTTTGCAAGTTTTTCTGCAAGAATACGTTTTGCATTTGCTTCAATAACATCTCCAATGGTTTTTTCTGTCTTTGCATTTACATATTCGTGCAATGACATGCCGCAAATTTTATGTTCATTACCCCAACGGCCACCACGAACAATATTGTCAATTTTGGCATCTATGATCCTTTTAATTGAATCATCGAGATTCTTTAGAATAGCTTTTTCAACATAAGCATCCATGGCGATCTTGACTTTTTCTTCAAGCTCTTCATTTTCAAAACTAACATTCAAAATCATTTTAGGATTATTTCTGTTCATGAATTTCCTCCATTAATTTTGTACTGTTTCCTTAGAATCTTTTTCGTCCTGCTTTAGAGCCTTGCTACAGAATTCCTCAACCTTCTTAAAGATTCTTTCATACTCACGATGGCTGCAATTAGGTTTATGCCAACCAGAAATCATCTTCATAATAGTCAGACATGCTGTGCGATAACCAAGAATCATTGCTTGGCCGCGCTCCTTGGTAAGAAAATCGCCCATAGCCTTTTTAAGTTCTTCATGACTCATTTCTGTCGTATCAACTTCGGCAACGGCTTCATCGATTTCTACATTCTTGTTTTCTTCCATGTTGTCATCTCCTTTCTTATATCGGTATTAATATTATACCACATTAATTTTGTATTGTCAAGACTACTTGCGCAGTTTACCGCCCTTCATTGTTACTTTGGTCTTATTAAAATCCTTCAACATATCTTCAAACGGCTTATTGGCAGTAGAATGCTGGTTTGTTATAGTAAGATCACTTCTCTGTCTCGGCTGATAAGTTCTATTTTCCTGAGTAGTGCGCAGCTTTACAGAATTGCCCTGGAGAGACTGGATCTTACTCTTGAATGCCTGTCCCTGCTGACTAGTAAGATAATCATACATGTCTTTAAGCAGTTCATTTTCTTCTTTGGCCGTCCTCCTACGAATACGGGTTTCTCGAATAGCCTTATATACAAGATACCCTTGATACATATCTGTCGGAGAACTTAGCTCCGCTTCATGATAGAGGTCATTAAGCTCAGCTTCGGTCTGTTTAATAATTTCAAGATTCCTCTCATAGTTTTTGACAACATCTTGAAAAATTGTAATGATTGTGCTACTATAATTATTTACAATATTTGCCATCCTTTTGTTCCTTTCAATTATTCACCATTTGCAATTATCCATGTCATCAACAAAAAACCAGATAATATGCCAATGGATAGTCCATTTAATAGATTATCCATATGTATCACCTCCACAAACATTAATTTTGTATTGTTATTATAACACATTTTAACATTTTGTCAAGTATAAAAGAGCGTATAGTTTACGCTATACACTCTTTTAACATTTTATTCAGCTAGACTTTCTTCCAGATCATATAAGGCCATAACATCATTATTCCAAACGGCTGATATTACATAGTCGTAAAAATCTTCATCGTCACAATGTTCTAGTAGATTCAAAAGCAACACTGCGGTATTAATGATTTTTTCCTTCAGTTCCATAATCTCACCTCTTATTATCAACCCAACATAACAGTCCGGTAAAAAATAGAATAAAAACACCAATTGCCACCAGAGTCTCCATCTTCAACCCTCCTTACTCTGAAATCAATACACAGTCATCGCTATGCACAAGATAAGTTGTTCCGTCTATTTTAATCTGTATCTGATCGCCGTCTTCATAGTCTCTCCAGCTCTGAACTTTGCCTTCGACAATAGTTCCATTGGGTAGACTTATAATTGCGCGATCAAAAGTGTATGTAGTATCAAACACGGTACGGTTGCCACAGCCAACAAGCATCAGAGTTACCAGAATGAGCACAACAACAAGTGCAAAAATCTTCTTCATATTTATATCCTCCATTAATTTTGTATTGTTATAATATCAAATATTTTCCAGTATGTCAAGTTAAGTTTCACTACACAGTTTTAAGAATTCGTCTTCTGTAATGATCGGGACGTTTAGTTCAACAGCCTTCTTATATTTAGAAGATCCACTCTGTTCATTTGTAATTAAGAAATCTGTTTTCTTAGATACAGACCCAACTGCTTTTGCGCCAAGAGATACTATTTTTTCGTTAATAGAATCTCTGGTGAAATGATTGAGTTTTCCAGTGACGCATAGAGATTTGCCATTAAACGGATTATCGCTAATACTCTTCTTTTCAGGAACTATAAAAGTCATCTCGTCAGCAAGCTTGAGAAGATCTGAGTAGTTATATTCTAAATAATTATCAAGATTATCAGCCATAGTTTCACCAAAGTCATCCAGTGTATTCCACAGGAACCCATGAGAATATGCATCCATCCAATCGTGGAAATTACTATTAAACTTCTGAGAGATGGTCTTGGCGGCAGAAAGGCCAATATTGGGGATTCCAAGTGCGGCAATAAAGTTCTCTAGCTTCACATTGCGTGATTTTTCAATAGCCAACAATAGTTTTTCAACCGATTTGGCCCCTAGGCCGTCGACTTTGATAAGTTGGTTATGGTAGTTTGAGAGCTTGTAAATATCGTAAAAACTATTGATATAACCAAGGGAAATTAGCTTCTCCAAAGTGGCTTCTGAAAGGCCATCGATGTTCATACACTTGCGACTTACAAAATGAGTAAACTGCGCAATCTTCTTAGCAGCACAATCAGGATTCATGCACATAAGAACCTGACTATTATCAGTATCTTTGATAACTGTTTCCGATCCACAACAAGGACACTTCTTAGGGATTTCTAAAATATTACTTCTAGTTAGATTGTCATCAATTTTGGGAATAACCATGTTGCTGCGATAAACAGTAATCGTATCTCCGATACCAAGTTCAAGCTGTTTAATAATAGATAGATTGTGCAGTGTAGCTCTTGTGGTTAAAGCTCCATCTAAATCAATTTCAGAAAAAATAGCAACTGGCGAAATAATACCCGTCCTTGTGGGATTCCACTCTACATCAAGCAGCGTAGTTTCATATATATTATCCGCCCATTTGAGAGCCATTCTGCAGCCTTCATGATGAGACGTAGAAGCAAGAGACCTAGAATATTCTTTCATACACATCTCAAAAATCAGACCATCAACAGGATAATTATAAGATTCTGGTGTCATTTCTTTTACACAAGCTTCAACTTCTCCCAGACACCTATCTACGGTTTCAAAACCCAGGTAATCTAGATACCCAAGTTCATCCCACTTAGAATCATATTTACCGTCTTCGTCATATAGATCAGATACACATTCAAATACTATATAGGAAAGATTTCTAGCTTTGGTGATATTTGTATCAAGGTTACGAAGGCTCCCTGCGGCCAGGTTACGAGGATGGGAATACTTATCCTCAAGAGTTTCATTAATCTTATTAAAATTATCCCAAGAAACTACACATTCTCCACGAAGTTCTAGATCATAAGTATATGGAATATTCATAGGAAGATTACTAATCATCTTAGCTTGTTCGGTTACATCTTCACCAATAATTCCCGTACCTCTTGTGACGGCCTGTACAAATTTGCCATGACTGTATCGAACCACAAGCGTGAGACCATCAAGTTTATAACTGCAATAGAATGCGTTGTCGCCAAGGAACTTTTTGATTTCATTGATGTCCTTAGTTTTTGCCGCAGACAGCATAGGTTTTGTATGTTCGACCTTAGTAAAACCTTCTAGAATGGAACCTTGCACCTTACGTGTCGGACTATTGGCAAGCCAGAAATTTGCTGCATTTTCTAGCTGTTCTAATTCATCATACATTCTGTCGTATTCTGTGTCGGTAATAACAGGTGAATCTAAATCATAATAAAGATAACAATGATGCAGCAGCTTTGCCGTTAGTTCTTTAATTTGTTCAATTTGATTCATTACATCTACCTCTTATTCAATCATTCAATTCAATTTCCATAAACCCAACATAATCATAATATGTAGGGTAGCCATAATACATATGCACATATTTATGTTCATCATCATCGTATTCAATGATTCCATAGTCAAAAGAAGAAAAATAGAGCCGCCCATTCTCATCTACTTCAAAAATTTCATCGAGGAATTTATAATCTGTGCCTAACGTACCATCTTCATATCTTTCTACTAATTCAATTGAGCGAATTTCATGGCCTGCATAATGAATAAGATCAGACATTGGATGGAATAATGCATTATCTAATTTATATTGTTCGATTTCTTTTCGAAGCCTGCTTGCCTTTTCTGCCAAAGGTTTTATTGCTTCTTCGGTCAATTTTAACTGCTTAACCATATTTTCTAATGTTCTATCCATGTTGCCACCTCGTAAAACTATGATAAGTATTGTTCCAATTCTGCTATCTTCAGGTCTAATTCATTTTTATATCGTTCATTTTCTGCTTCATCACTCAACACTAAAAACTTATACCAACCATCCAAATTACTTTTAATATCGCTTATTAACTCTTGCGCTAAATCATTAACGTTCATATCGGAAAAGTCATGTAAAATTGCATTATCTTTTTCTTCGATAACAAAAACTCCGTAATTATAACTGGTCAATACCAACGTAAAATTCGAACCTTCTTCATCAAATTCTGCAACACCATAACCTCTTGTATAGTAACCAATAAAAGCATCCAGTAGATCTACGGCAACATCGGTTATATAACTTGGACTTCCTAGAAAGTCTCCTAATTTAAAATCACACCAACCATATTCAGGATTTGTGATCATATGATTTCACCTCGTTAATAATCCAGTTCATTTAGCCATTCTTCAAACTCTCTAAGTGTTTCCTCATTAGGAGACATCCAACCAGCGCAATACTTTTCATCCGAGAAATCATAATACAGTCTTTCGATAGTAGATTCGTCAACTAGAATTTCTCCATGTTTCTTTAAGTATGCAAAAATAAGTTCCATATCTTCAGGATGATTAAATCTCTGTATATTGTATCTTCTATAAGCTCTCATATGTCACCTTTTAATCCTCAATCTGATACCAGTCGCAATTGCCATCTGAAACTTCTACATACTCACGAGGGAATCTGCCCTTGCCATATTTATAAAGCTTTTCGGTTTTCTAATTGCTTCTTCCATAGAGCTTGCTTTTACTGGTGTAAGCCAAGAGCAAGCTACGCTGACCATATAAGTGTTCTGCTTCATATTCTTACCTCTTAAACTTCTTCATCTCTTCAATATCCTTCAGCGTCTGCCGATGATATTCTTCGTTTTCAAGATCTTCATAACAATACTCACATAGATATTCCTGTTCAATTTCGCCGGTAACAACCGGGCAATCTTCATCGCCATACTTACAGCCATGCCATTTACAACAATGAGAGGCATGCACTCCGTTTCTATCGATTACTGTCACGGCACTATGGCCCTCCTCTAATACAAGCATCCCAAGTTTATTCTCTAACACATCTTTTATAGATACTCCAAATATATTAGCGATACCCTGTAAACTTACTTCTGTGTTTATTGTTAATATATATTTATCATCATAATCCATGTTTATTTCTCCCCATTACCCATATTGTACAATACCTGATCTGACCAGGTTTCCAGTCAGGATGTTTCTTGCGAATACGAGAATATATAAAGGAATATCTATTAAACTTCTTCTTCATTGTCTTCCTGCATTTCGGGTTCTACATTGACAACTTCGTCCTCTTTATTTACATACAGAACAGCACCAAAGTTGAAATCATATCCGACTCTACCAGCACCATCCTTAAAACCAAATGCGGATACGCCTGTCTGTTCAGGGGTGTTAAAATCAAGCTGGATCTTCGGAATGGCAAGGTTCATAGGGCCAATATTAGACATTGCCTCACCAGTAAGGTCGGCAAAAAGTGCTCCATTTTCAGCATAAATCTTTACTCCAGTTAGTACAACGTTGCTATTTACTTCAATCTTACTCATATTATTATTTCTCCTTTACTTTAGTAGATTTCCAACAACTTTATTTACAATAGCCATATCGGCTTTGCCCTTGAGGTTAGCAGCAACAAGCTTCATAATTGCGCCGCGATTAGGTTTAGTTAGTTCAATATTATTATCTATCGCATAACTAGTGACTAGTACCTGAATTGCTACTTCATCAGTAATTAGACTTGGCGCAAATTCACGGATGACTTCCATCTGCTTCTTATAATCCTCTAGAAGATCTGCGCGAGCTTCGGGACAAGTATCAATCATTTCCTGGGTAATTTTCTTGGCCTTTAGCAGCTCGGCATTAACTATATCTTCAGGAATATTATCTCTGCAGCCTTTGTCGATAGCAGTATTCTTAATTCTTGCAATTATAGTAGAGATAACACTTTTACGAAATTTATCTCCTGATTTTAGAGCCTGAACCATTTCAGACTGTAGCTGTTGTATTGTCATAGTTTATTCTCCTTTTATAGTAAAGTCTTTATAGTTATTTGCACGATTGCAATTCTTATGAGAACAATTAAGTTCACAGCCATACACATAGTAACTATTCGCACAAAATTTACAAATATCGTCTTTTGCAATATTCATAAGATAATATTTATAATTATCATAATTATCTAAATGTGAGTATTCACAAAGCAAACAGTTATCTTTGTTCGCAAACTGTTGGTGACAAGTCTCACATTCATATATCACTTTCATGTCGTTCTTTCACCTGCTTAAAATATTCGTCCCATGAAAACCACTGATCTTTTATTAAATGCCCAATTCTTAGAATTTTACTGCCCCAACCCTCGGTCTCAACACGACAATGCTGGCCTATAAGTTCTTCCCAAGATTCCACTTCGAAAGTTTTCATGATCTCAATAATTGCGCCATATCCATCCCGAGAATAATATTCTCCTGGCTCATTAAACCAATGGTCTAAGCAGTATCCACCAGTAGTGCAACCCCAGCTATTGCCTTCGACAGTAATATATACTGTAAGACAGCCATGGTCTTCGCCGAGTTTGGTGTGGGTAATCTTACCATTTAAAATCTCCGCAGCCATATCTTTCACCTCAAATATTCTATTTTCCTATTTCTGTAAGTCTGGCTCGGTTTATACTTAAATATCACTTCGCTAATATCAAACTCAAAATTATACATGTCTGAGTTATAATATACAATATCAGTTGGAATAGCACATCTTGGTGTACAAGTAAAAGATCTAATTGTTGCTTCAGCGGCAATCATATCTCGTTTCATTCCATAACGTTTTAGCCATTTCTTATTTATACGATGCTTCTTATGCCAACGCGCCTGAATCAGAATTGGTACATCCCAATATATTCTACGAGGTGTTTCTAGCGTTTCGAACATTGAATTAAATAGCGGCATGTTGATCTGTGTATTTTCACAAGCAAATTCTGCATTACCAATTGAATTAAGATTGATTGCAACATCCGACTCTGCTTTATCGGATAGCGGTGTGATAAATTCTTCAATTGTGCAACCTTCCGAGAACACAACTTGATTATCTGCAAGGTCAGATATCCACACTTTGCCAGGACTAAATGTTGCTATATTGCCGTTCATTGTTTGTACCTCAATTTCCAATTTCAATCAGATACTTAATAGTCATCTGCTCTTCTTTGTAAACAACAATCTCATCATTCCTCAGCATTCCTCTATCAGCATGAGCATGGAGGCAATTTGCACCAGGCTGAAACTGCTGAAGTTTATTGTAGTCAAGATTATAATATTTGCTATCAAAATTGTATACATCATAAGGTGTGCCGTATGCTACATCAAACAATGCCATATAAGCTGTATTATTACCGCCATGTGCCCAATAAGAACCCGACAGAGAAGTGTATCCAATAGACTTCTGGCACTTAGGGGCATAGTAGCAACCGTAACCAAACATCTTGCCCGTAATAACTGCATTAGTAGGTCTTAGCACCAGGCCAGTCTTAATGATGCTCCAGAAATTTTCACTTCTACTTCCGTGGAACAACAATCTTGTATCCTTAATACCATTCTCTGCAACAAACTTATCAAAACGCTCCTGAGTTTTAAGATTCTTAACTCGCCAAGCCTTCCTAAATTTGCCTGCAGATTCGTTCATCAGAGTCTTAATAAGTGCTACGTCATCTGCCGTAGTTTCCTCCATCTCAAGACCAAGCTCTTCCAGAATAGTCTGCTGTTTCTTTTCAACTGTCTCAACAGGTTCATTATCAGGTTTCACATAAATCTGGCCGCGCATAACGTCAAGAAGATCCTGCTCCTTGGAGATAATCTGTGCAAAATCTTCAACCTTATTAGCAAGATAATCTCTAACATTGCCCATCTTTCTCGGAATAACAGTAAATAGCTTAAGCAGATTATCGTTAAACTCTTCAACTGCAGAACAAGAATTTGCAAGTGTATCAATAATCTTCTGTGCTGCGTCAACCATATCCTGAGTAACGGCGGATGCCTTGACGGTATAGTTCTTCTGAATAGTTTCACGAGCTAGACTCTGGAGTTTTTCTACGATAGCTCTTATAGCAGCATTCTCAATTTCTTTATAGGGACTTTCAGGATTGGTAGAGGAAATTTCCTCCACCAAATCCTTCTTTAGGTCTGTTATGTCCTGATAGCCCTTCTTAAGCTTGCTGCTAATTTGCGAATCCCACTTGGACATAGGATAATATCTTGTAGTCTTAGTGGCATCAACTCTGCCATATTCAACTCTAAACTGTCCATCCTCAGGGAAAAGATTATAATACTTATTATTGTTTGCAGTTGTTACCATAATCAAATAAGTAGGTCTAATCTCTGCCATAACAAAGCCTCCTCTTACAGTTCGCAAATCACAATCTCAACATCTGTATCTTCAAATACTTCACAAATAATATCGTAAACCTTAGACCATTCAAGACGATCCAATCCTGAAGCTATACGGGGCATAGCCAGCTTAGTAACACTCATGAAATCCATCCATTCCTTCATAGATTCAAGTGCTGCTCTTACAGATTCATAAGTAGGCTTGTGCCAATACTTAGGCTTAGTTACAAGATTAAAAACGTTATCAATAGGAAGTGCTTCACCGCCGCGATATTCATAATTGTCATAACTTCTAAAGAGCTTAAAGCGCATGTTATATACGGAATCAAAAATCTTTGCAATACCGGCTCCAAGTGCGAAATCGGAGCTGATGCAGTGTGCAAGATAATATCCCTGAGGCATAGTAAAGAGGTCACGCTTTTCAGTAGTAATAGTCATAGTTTCATTTCTCCTTTATAATTAATTTTGTATTGTTATAAATTCATCTTCAATTACCAGTACGTTTACTTTTCCAGAATGAGCAACACAAGAGTCAATTCCGATATAACCATCGCCATAAAACGGATCAAACTTTGCATCTTCTCCAAACACATCACGATCTTCTACAATTGCCCATGCTTCTGAGGTGTGCCAATGTCCGAACACCAATGTCTTATCAGGGAGTAGACCTTGTTCTGCAAGTTCAAATGGGTTTCCCCATCTTGCCTCTTCCCACTGTCTTTTATTAGCTTCGCGCCAATTTTCCATCTTAGAAAGCTTCCTATTGCGAATATACTGCTTTGGCAAACCATCGTCGTTATTCAGCGGAACAAATGCATGTACAAAAATATGATTCTGCGTTTCGAAATAATCTACCATACTGTCAAGAAATACATGTGTTCGTGCCAAAGCCCTGTCGCAACATTCAGCAAAGGTATAACCTTCACCGGCATTTCCAAGTTCATTTATTGTTTGAACCGTACCATTAGAATAATCGTAACTCCATGCTTCTCCACGCTCACAACATTCTTCAAAGAGATCTTCGTGATTTCCACGTATCAAAATTTTACGTGGAAGAGTTCTTAAATATTTCATTACTTCAAGCGGATTTGGACCTCTGTCCCAATTATCACCGCATGAGATAAGCCAATGGTTTTCGTTATTCGGATCGAAACCTGCCTCATCAAGTGCTTCTCGCATTTCTTTATAGAATCCATGTATATCCGAAACTACAAAGAATGTATTCATTTTCCCACCTCTTCTATCTTTTATATAGCTATTATACACCATTAATTTTGTATTGTCAAGATGTGGAATGTAAAAAATAGACCGTAGATTTACTACGGCCTATTTATATTTAGTTATCCTTCTGTTTTGATGCAGTGCAATTTGTAGCTGCTATTGCTGGATCACTAGAGAGATCAAGTGTGATGGTGTCAAGGGTTATATTACCTTCAAGAGCTGTGACCGTAGAATTTGCACTCAAATCATTAGAGCAACGCGATGTAGCCCAAGCAATACCGTCTTGTGGCTTTGTTATATTAGTATGGTCAGAATAAGAATACGCCCCACTCCTGTAACAATATTGGCACATTGAAGTAGTTGGCGAATATACCGAACCACATTTAGGACATACCTATCCATAATTTAAAATATTTGCATTCATTAAATCACCTTAAACATTTCATCTTCTTTATCAGAACCAAGAACATTACGAATGAAATCTGGTTTTGTAATTTCTTTAAACTGATTATTGCCCACACAAAGCTTATTATCAGTATAATTAAGCTGGGTAAAAACCACATTGGCTTCAACTTTGTTATTATACTGATTCAAATCTTTTTTAATCCTATCGAAAAGAGTATCGGTATTGAGATAACCAAAGCGAAGTTTACCCTGCCAAGGATTTTCTTCATTGGTTTTATCTACAATGCTTGCATTGATATTTTTCTTTTCACATTCTGTTTCCATCGGACCAGCACCATGTCTGGTAATATAAGTACGTGAAACATAGTAGATATCTGTAGGAAGATTAAGAGCGGCAATATCTGCAGCAATATTATAACCACCTACACTAGAGGGAGTAAGATGCGGAAAATTGCCTACATTGGACTGATCAAGAAGCAGACCCTGACCACCTTCATAGATAATAGTATCATAAGAAGGATAAACCTCTTCAAACTGCTTAATCTGACAATTGTTTGTAATATAAGCCACTGCTCGCATCCAATTATCAAGGTTATAAAGCTCATCATTTTCAAATGCGCCGTTATATTCTTCCTGAATACGCTTTACTTTATTATATAGAGTATAAGAATCAAGTAATTCTGCCGCTTCAACAAGATAATGAGAGTTAGTGCTACGTTTAGACGCTTCAAAAATTCCCATACCACAGCTACCATGTTTCTTATTGCCGCGTTCAATCTCCTTCTTGCGATTCTGCATTATATCACAAGGAAGAATGACACGACAATGCGGATCGATATACACAGTTTCCTCAGTTAGCCAAAGAGTAATAGGGTCAAGAAGGAACTTATGATGATAGTAGGTATCGCCTCCAATCATATCGGAGGGACCAGTACAATGGAAGATGCGTCCACGCGCAGTATGTGCTCGCTGTGCCCCACCATTGTAGAGCACAGTCAGAACACGCTCACCAGAACCAATTGCAGTTTCTCCTAGACAATAAGATACGAGACCCTTACCTTCATCGCCATAATTGGCCCCTACTACAACTTTGACTTTCTGATTCATAATTATCTCCTTACCAAGAAATGCCGTTACTATCAACGGTTACACCAGTATCATTTGCCATATGATCTCTAACAATATTAGAAATAATCTTGGGCAGTTCATCGGACTTCGCAATGTAAAGTCGTTCGCCTAGCACTTTGCCGAAGGAACTCTTAATACTATCTTTGTATATACAATAGGAGCTGTTATTAGTAATTGCAATATGGTAAATATCAAACTTCTTACTTGCAGTTTCATACAGAACCTTAGTGTCTACATCTTCGGTGGATGCACCAAGAGTATTACCAAGGGCATAACCAGGAAGATAAGGATTGAGAGGCTCATCGCCAAGAGTAATGATAATGCCCTTTTTACCACGCTTCCAACAGTCAAGATTGGTATGATTCAGACCAAAATACCATGCGGCAGTGTAAGACTCAAAACCATTACCACCACCGCCACCTTCCATATAAATCTTAGTAGTCTGGTCTAGGATACGGATATCGCTTTCAAACTGTGTAGCCTGAATAGGTGCACGGTCATAAGCAAGATCTCCAATGCCCATCATCATGAACTCTACGTCCTTAACCTCAGAGTATAGAGAGGTCATAATTTCATCAAGCTTACCTGCACACATGGTTGCGGCAGGGCCCATAGAACCAGTAACATCAAGACCAAGAATAACGGGAATAGTTTCGGGATGTTCGTCGCTATCAAAACATTCACGCATTACACCACGCGGGTTAAGCATAGGATCGAGCATCTTTGCACGATAAACATCCTGCGTAGAAGCTATAGACATAACATCTGCACTTGCAAAACCCCAATCACGAACAGTTGCTTTATAAGCAGCAGTAGTCCAAGTTCCGCCTCCCATAATTACTTATCCTCCTTCTCATCAACTTCTTCGTCCTCGTCAATGTCACACATACCATCGAAAAGGCCATCAAACATATCATTCATTCCACCGTTCATCATAAACATCATGGGCATCATAGAAGACATGTCCATAGAACCAGAGGTCTTATTGCCACCCATCATCTGAGACATCATCATATACTGCATGATCTTGTTAGTGCCCTTCTTGCCCTTAAACAGATCGCTGCCGAACATAGAGACAACCTTACCATAAAAATAAGTATTACCCATAAAAACATGGCGTTCAGGCAGTACAGTTTCAACTGTAGAATCTTCGTAGTTAATAACAGTAATCTTATTCTTCTCTACCTCAATTACACACTTAGGCTTTCCAGCTACGAGAATAATATCGCCGATCTCAACCTTATTAGTCGGGATGATAAAAAAGAATTCTTCTCCAATGTTAAAAACAAAGTTGTCGCAGTTTGTAAGTCTGCCAGTCTTTACGTTATAATTCTTGTAACCGTTACTAGTCTTTACAGCAATACCACCGTTTACAGACAGCCTGCACATACCATTTGCGACCTTACCAAACATTCCATTCAAAGCATTCATCATAATTATTGTCTCCCTTTTGTCATTAATTTTGTATTGTTACCCGATGCCATTATTATACTTTATTATGCTATAATTGTCAATGGGTTGATCAGTTAAGTGTTTGTTAATCCAAATAACCTGATAGCATTTCGGTAAATTTTATTTCAGGAACAATGCCCCATTCAATCGCAGAAAAAATCTGACTTATGGCTACGCCTATACAAACTAATGATACTACACCAAGTACTACTGAAACAAATATTTCAAATCCATCTAAATCATACTTAATTACTTTTTTTATTATAAAAATAGAGGCAATGATTGCGACAACACAAAATATCATACCAACACAATGTTTTGTAATTGCATAAGCCTGATATCTACCAATAAAATCTAGCACCTGCGGCCAAACATTCTCTGCCGTCCAATCTATGGCTATACCAAATTTGTCACAAAGGTAATCTAGAACCTTAATAATTTCTGCGCTCATATTTTATCACCTCAATGTGCTGCTTTATCTGCTTCGTGGAGCTTCATGATGTCCTGATACAACTTTTCGCCCCACAACTTACGGTATTTATTGTGTAATTTTTCGTTGTTGTCCTTCTCCCAATAATAAGGTTGCATATGCCAACGAATCATAACTGCTACGTCAAGAATATTGCACGCCATATTATAGAACAAAACATCGTATGATCCTACATGTTCATGATTATAATAATGTGCCTGATCTGTAATTTCACCTTTACTATTTTTGAAAGTCTTGGTGAAACATTTACCATTGTCATGTAGGGCACCAGCACCTCTTAGCGCTATAGAATGGTCGTCAATATCACGAACATTTTCAAAAATATAATCTAACGCCTTCTCAGAATGTTGCCCTAGAGTAAGAGTATGATGTGAATTGTCTTGATTAAAGTAACTCACCGTAGACATCCAATCAAGAAAACTGCGGCTCTTACAAGAACCGTTGGAAAATTCAATTTGAATATCATTCCATCCCTCGTACCAATATGGCGGATCAAATGAACGATACATTCTTTCAATAACATATTCGGGAACATGTCGTTCACGTTCAGAACTGCGCCTAATGCATTCTTCATATGGAGTTGCCATAACGACGCAAATCTTTTCACAAGGGATCTTATTAAGCTGCTGCAGAAATACCATACGTTCCTTATAATGATGGTTGCAAGCGTCATAGATGGCACTTTTACCGCTTGCGAGGCAGTTCTTGATGCGCTTATGTAATTCAACAAATAACTCGTTGTTCCTAGACTGTTCATTAATGTCTCCAAATAACTCGGCACGAAGAGCATCTGAGCTAAACACAGTAGCATCATATTTCTTGGCGAGTTCCTGAGAATATGTAGACTTACCGCTACAGGGCAAACCAACCATCATAATAAGCTTCGGTTTGTTCATTCTGGCTACCTCTTCATCTGTTCCTATATGATCTACGTATGGACCACAATTCATGCAACCTTCACAAAAATCATTGTCTTTACTCATTACAATGTGATCAATATCATATTGGCTTGGATGAAAAAAATCTATAAAACATTTCTTACAAAGCTCTGCCATTTTAATCACCCAATCTCTTTCTTAATAGCAATCCTCATGATGTTATACTGCACATCATCTAAAAGTTTATCTACATCTTTATTAACTTCAATATCAGTTTTAGCAATAAACTCATCACACATTTTTTCAATATGATACATCGCCTTTTCAGCAATAGCGCGAGCCGCATCTAAGTGAAATGGCTCAAGTTTTACTCCAGTAAGATACGCTGCCTTCTTGGTGTGCAAACAATCTGCGTAAGATTCACCTGAAATATATCTTTCAATATATTCTTCTATCCGTAGCAAATGATGAAATTCCTTGGGTGAATATCCAAACTTCTCAATATCATCATGGTGTGATGGAGATTCATGCTCCATTTGCTCATATTTTCTACGAGCCAAACCGCACATAGTTTTGACAGCTTTGCACGGATCATAGTTTGCAATTAACTCATTGTTTTGAATCAATCTATTCCACTCTTTTGCATACAGAGGATTTACGATGCAATATGGCGAGAATAAAATTTCAAGAAAATTGAGATTACATTTGCGGAATGTCTGTAACATAAGACGGATATCTTTCCAGTCAGTGTGTGAGTCATCCTCTCTTATATATGTAGTACTAATAGGTTGACGATTCATTGCAATGTCTTCAAACGTTGGAGTAAGAATTAGTTTTGTATCTACATCCGAATACATTGTTTCTAAGCCATAATTTTGACTGCCTTGTAGTACTAAACACACAATTCTATCTTCGGGAAAGTGCCTGAGAGCATCATCATAATGCTCCCGAACACGGTCCATGATATATTCATCACTGTGATAATTCATTTAATCACCTTCATTAATCTTGTATTGTTTCTTCTTCCTGTGCTTCTTCCATATCGGGTTCAACAGCTTCCTCCTTGATAATGCCTTCTAAAACTTTAAAATTAAAATTCTTATGCTTATATACTGCAATATTAGGACGATTTACAATACGAGCAACTACACCTTCGCGTACGTGAGTCTTACCAACGGGGTCAGGACCATCAAAGTACTGCTCTACCTTGCGCAGAACATACTCTCCAGGGTCAACTGCATATGCCTTATCATCGACATAATAACCAGCTTCATCCTCTGCGACTTCGCACTTGAACTCAGGAATCATGAAAGTCTCAAATACAGGCACATACTTTACGCCCATCTGATCGCAACGCTGACGCATCTGCTCAGGAGACATTTCAACGACATCGCCATCTTCATTTACCTGAGTCATACGATAGACATAAACTTCACACTTAGGAGGAATTACAGTATCAAATTCTAGCACATCCGGTGCAGAAGAAGTGTAAACAGTATTCCAACTACCCGCAGGGTCGCAACCATAGGAGAACACGGTCTCCTCACCGTACTGCTTAGTGAAAGCCTTGTCAGAAATCTTAGAGTTCTTAACAGAAGCCATAATAGGAGTCTGCGCATTTACGAAACCAACGATTTCGTAATATACAACCTCACCCTTGCGCAGCTTGCCGAAGAACTTCTTCGCCATTGCATGACGGAACTCGTTATCAGAGTAGAAACCACCATCATGAGTTTCGTCCAGTACGACACGACGGGTACCAGTTACATAGTCATACTCGTAATAGATATCACCGGGCTTACGAGTCAACTTCTGCCACAGAGTGCGCTTCTTCTGCTTACGCAGAGGCAGATAGCCAGTACGACCAGAAGTTCCATGCATCTTAAGAGTTAGTTCTACAATATCACCGGTCTTAAATTCGCCAAGATTATATGCAAGCTGCGCAGTATCAATATGCTCATAAAAAGTTGGTGCAAAATTAGCCTTTGCTCTCTTACCACCACCATGATAAGTAGAAGATGCATGATTACGCTTTGGGATATACTTCTTACAAATTTCCTTACCGTTCAGAACAGAAATAGTATCTCCTTCTCTAAGGTCGGATATCTTACAGAAATCAGCAAGACAAGTTAGAGGTAGAAATAGTCCATCAGACTTCTCACCACGAAGCTTTAGTGCTTTAATGTTGCGCTTTTCAGGATCTAGATAACCACCACAGGTGTTACCATTTTCATCCTTGCGACGAACTAGGTCATTCACTCTACAAAATTCTTCGGAGAGCTGTCCATCTACAGGGAAATATACACCAAGCTGTCCTTCAGTGTAGTCCATGGAAACGATTACGGAGTTGCCAAAACATTCACCAATCTGTAGTCGGTCTGCGTTAGAATGCTTATGTACATTCTTTAGAGTAGTAATAAAACCAGTGTAAGCCATATTATCATCCTTCCTTTATTACAATTTCACAATAATAACCACAATAGTTATCAAGGTGACTTGCCATTTCCTTCATTGTAGTATTGAGAGCTTTGGCCTCTTTAGGAGAGCGACCACTTCGCACATATCCATTAAAGAACATTGCGGCAACCCATGGTGCAGAAAAATATTTTACGTTACCAGTAGAAATATGAGTCAGCTTAACCTGCCAATTATCCTCTGTCGCGTCTCCAATAATATCATCAGCTTTAGTATGACAACCCCACTGTACCATGCGAAGATCTTTCAAATATTCATTTTCTTTCTTGGTAAAGAGCATACCGGGAAGCTTCATAAATCTTCTATTATTCTCAACAATTATCTTTGGCTGAGTAACGGGTATTGCAGTTTTATCTATTGAATCAATACCTTCAACGCACTCTTTGAGCATCATGGCATCATCCATAGCATCATGAATCTGTTCAACATTTTCTACATGACGTACCAGCGCGATTAGTTTCTTAAGAGGAATACCTTTGATAGAAAGATAAGCTTTGACCTCCTGTGCATAATCAATTAGCATTGTTCGAACAGAAACCGCAAAACTAATTGCACGAACATCGGTCATATACTTAACCGTTTTATCTATAAATGTCTTGTCTCCGCTTCCATAACAGAAATAACTCGGTATGGTATTATCATTGGTATTGATTACAAAATCAAAAAAATCATTAAACGCCTGATCTGCGGTAGGAGCGTTTTCAAGCATTTCATTTGTAATACCAGTGAGTTCAGTGATAAAATTATTAACTTTATTTCCATTAACAGGCTTAACTAGAGTCTGAAAAGTCTTACCGGTTTCACTAACGCAACCAATAGAAATAATTCTTTCAGAAAACTGTGTGGCCTCGAAATCAAGATAAAAGTTCATTAGTTGTTCCTCTCAATTCGCATTAATTTTGTACTGTTATATTACCATATTTTCCCATAAAAGTCAATAGAAAAATAGCCAGAAACTCTGGCTATTTCGTTTATTTTATACAAAGTTAACCCTCATAAGTTGAAAATAATTTTGAAACAGACATGCCATTTACTCTTGCAAGATCAACAGCCAACGCAATAATGTTAGATTCCATACCAGCTCCAATGCCGTCATAAAAATAACTTAGGAGTGAATCATAGGTGTCATGTTCACCGTCAGTCTCCCAGCCAATCATAAACTGGCCATTCACGGTAAAGAAGTTTGCAGCAGTTCCCATGTTGGAGCCCTTAGCGCTCCTCCACCAACCCCAAGTCTCTGGCCACTCAGGGGTTTCTTCAAGGGTCTTAAGATCCCTCTTATCAAGTTCCCAAATCTCATAATGGGGTTCATTAGAACCCTTATAAGTCATTTTCGCCTTAATTCCTAGGTCTTTAAAAGCATTTTGAATACCGTTACCTGCTAAAATTTCCATTTACGTTTCGTTCTCCTTTATTTCGATAGTTTTCCAACCGTTGGTGACAACAAATTCTGCGATCATATTACCACACTGTTGATTTGTTTTTTCTTTTTGTAGACGTTTCAATATAATATTAGTAATATATTTAATCATAATCTCGTCCATAGAACCGTATTTGCTTAACTCATCATAAACAGATTTTTCAGAAATAGAGGAGAAATAATGAAAGTTGCCAAAGGCATCTATATTTAACTCCAATAACACCTGGCGTAATTCAACGGTTTCCAATGTCGCCCAATGAAAAATCGGCGTATCATTATATTTTTGAATTTTTATATTGTATTGAATATAGTCTACAAAAGCTTCTCTATGCGGTGTAACTTTATATCTAAATTTCATTATATTACTCCCAAATCCCAGATGATTCCTTCATGGCTTTAATTTGAGCCAAAACATCGCGCTTATGAATATTTTCCTCTAGCCATTCAATATAATCAGGTTCCTTTTTATACACATCAATCAGACGTTTCCCATTATGCTTTCCAAAGGTTAATACATAATTTTCATCAAATGCTACAGGCCTATCAACTAAAACACCCTTTAAATATTCAGGAATAGGCATGTCGATATTATTTCGACTACTCAGATAATCACATTCATGAACAAACAGTTCCATCTCGTTTTCAGGTTCAGGCAAAACAAGCTTCATCTTCTTCGAAGTCGTCCACTCGCCAGAATGCCTCTCACACATACGAGCAATAGTTTCTTTAAGCTCGCTGCCAATATCATGTTCGATCTTTGCTTCTCGCACCCACTGTCCTGCAAGCATAGGATGATTATGTACCGAAAAGAGGGATTCTTTTACACCGCACTTCAGAGCATCATGAAAGAAGGGAATACATCTCATAGCATCTCTTTGAGTAGGATACTTAAATTTAGTTTTATTCGCCTTTAATCCCAACCTATAATTCATAATTTCAGCAAACATCACAATATGATAAATTTGTCCATGAGGCAAACACTGTGTCTTATTATGGAATTTACCACTAGTGCTTGAAGGTATTTCAAAGATATAATCAGGAATCTGTTCAATCATATCTTCACAATAAAACCTCATCTCTTCGGTCTCAAACTTTTCTAAATAAGGAGCAAATACTGCAATCTTTTCTTCTCTAGTCATTCTCTTCTTCCTCGTCCCATATTAAATCAACTAAGCGTCCAAACTTTCCACAATTATCGCACTGGTCTTCGTAGGTGGTTAATATCATCTTTTTTATTATCTTTTTCGATGGCCTGCGTATTTGAACATAACAAGCTTTACAATAATTACAATCTGACTCATAATAAGCCATTTTATTTCTCCTCAACTTTCTTATCTATAATTCCATATTGTTCAAATAAATGTCTTTGTGGAGCAAACTCTCCAAAGTACTTATTTTCTGCTTCTAACCGAGCTTTAATGGCGTCTTCTTTTGATACAAACGTACCAATATATATTTCTTTATTTTCCACTACAATTCTAGCTCTCCATTTTTGTGAATCCTTCTTAAAAGATACGCCAATGATTCCGCTTGTGTTATTACGTTGTATGCTTTTATTTCTTGCATTGTCGTTTTTAGTTGCATCTCTCAAATTGCTTTTTCTATTATCAAACGGGTTCCTATTATTATGGTCGCATAATTTATAATTTACAATCAATTGATGCAATGGCAAATTTTTTCTTTTATGTTGCACATCAGCAGCAACGCCATGATATCCATCTGGATTAATTTTTTCTCTCCAGCAATAATCTTTAATCTTGTCAAAATCTTCCCAATCAAAATAAAATGCCGTACCAGTATTATGACAATAACCAATGCCGTAATCATTTGAATAATCATAATCGTTGTATTCTTTATGAGTTTTAGATGCAACTTCTTTGGCTATACATCCACAACTTTGTGATTCTTTATTGATTAATATGCTTTGTTGTACAACTTTTCTAGTGTGCTTATTACAACTACATTCGCATAACCATTGGGCATAATGTCCGCCACTAAGGTTAACATAGTCATCAGCTTGTTCGATTACGGTCCATCTGCCGAATACCATACCAGTTAAATCTTTTCTTGGTTTAACCATAATTATTCACTCCATATTATAAAACTCTTCACTAGCATATCCTCCATATGTAGAAAAAAATACTTTTTTAATTTTTAAATCACGGATTAATTTTTCACAAGAACGACAAGGGCGAGCAAGCATTGGATCATTGTTTTTACTACCACGAAAAATGTATAATGTAACATCCTTAAATGAAATATCTTTTCGTCCCATCAACGGCTTCAAACACATTACTTCGGCGTGCATTGAATGTATAGTGTCCGCAGAAAATCTTTCCCTATTTAACATTTTTTGCAACGGCGAACTTTTATGAGTATTAAACCCCGAAGATACAATATGATGACCAAGTACCGCTATACATCCTATTTTCGCATAAGGATAATCGGCAAGTTTACTCACTTCTTTGGCCATATTAAAATAGGCTCTATGGGCTTTACTCAGCGTCATCCATTTCTTCCTCTTCTATAACATCAGGTTCATAATCATACAACTTTTTATCTTTTCGATCCCGCGCACGGTCATAGTTCTTACGACTTTCAACCATTCGTGTTGCAGGGTGTATGGTCCATAGGTTGCGGCGTTCCTTAGCTTTTACTTTCTTCTGATTCTTTTCAACCATCATATTCAACCCTTTCTAGTTGTTTTAGAATGCACTCTATGCACAATTCATATCCATCCCAATAATATAAATCATCGGATTCTTCGCCACATTTATCACAATAATACCGAACTACTTTATAATATTTACAAGCTTCATAAATACATGGAAATGGACAGCCAACACATTCATTTTCAATAACAATCAATAAAACCACCACCATTAATTTCGTATTGTTATTATACTACATTAATTTTGTATTGTCAAGTCTCCCTTCTTAACTAACAGCCAGACTTCTTCATGTTCTATACCAAAGTCCAACGCTTCACTATGATTCTGGACTAATACGTCTATGTGCTGACCTTTAACTGCGCCGCCAACATCTTGCACTTCTCGAAATCCGACTCCATCAATATAAATAAGAGATCCGTTAGGTAATACATTCCAATCTGCAGCTACAGTCCAGCCAATCTCGGTAGGTTTGCCCGATGCTGTCATATGATCGCCGTAACCACAAATATGTTCATATTCAGAATCACAATAATAAGTAATTTTAAAATCACCCATATAAACCAGTTCATATTCCGTAGTTTTTAGGTCAGAAATCGTTGTGTTTGCAGCAGTCAACTCTTTAGTCGTCCGATTAAGTTCAACGCCTAATTCATCTGATTTTCTAGACTCCAGCTCTAAGTTTTCAACGGTTGTTGAGAGTTCGTCCCTTGTTGCTTTTAGTTCACTATTTAGATACGCACCCCAAGCAAATAAAGACAAAATAAGCGCTGCAACAACAAAAGATATTATACTAAAAATTATAGACTTAATCATTTTCTCTAATCCTTTCAATTAACTTAGTAATAATATTCACTGCAACATTTATTTCCTCTTCTGTATTGTATTCATTTAATGTAAGGCGAATTGTATTAAATACTTGTTCATCTGTCAAACCAATACTTTTAAGAGTTTTGCTTGGTCTAGGACTATAAGAATTACAAGCTGAGCTTTTACTAATATATAACCCCTGCAAAGAACAAAGAGTTACTAGGCGCTCTGCATTTACGCCATCTATAGTAAGAGAAATATTATTTTTAAGTCTAGCCTCAGATAAATAGGTTCCGTTTAATGAAGTTCCATCAATCTGCAATAACTTATTTAAGAGTTTATTTCTAAGCTTTTCTATATACTCTGACGCATTATGTTGACGTGTAATTTCAAGAGCTTTGCCAAAGGCGGCAATAAGGTGCGTAGGGTAAGTACCTCCACGAATTCCACTCTGTTGAGTACCATAAATCAGTGGATGTAAATTAATACCTTTTCTTACGTATAGAATGCCAATACCCTTACAACATCCTAGTTTTTGCCCGGAAGCAGATAGCAGATCTATTCCGTATTTTTTTACGTCAATAGGCATTTCGGGAAGAACTTGAGTAGCATCTACATGAAGCAACCCGCCATTATCATGTACGAGTTTAGAAATAGATTTAATATCTTGTATTACTCCAATTTCTGAATTACCAAAGCATATACTGACTAAGAACTGATGCTTGATTTTTCTAGAAGAAAGAATTTTTTCTTGAAGATCTTCAAGATCAATAAAACCTTTCTGGTTATTATTTACAAACATATAAAAATATTTAAACAGATTTTTCTCAATAAAACTATAAATAGAAGAATGCTCTAATTGTGTAGTAATTATATCCTGGGGATCAATGCCTAAAATTGCAAGGCTATTACTTTCTGTGGCTCCCGATGTCCAGATAATCTCGCCTTCGTCGCAGTTAAGATCTGTTGCTACTATCTGTGCCGCATTGTTGATAATAAGACGGGCGTCGTCTCCCATAGCATGAGATGAGCTGGCGTTGCCCCAATGATTTGTAAGAACATCTGTAATTGTATCTATTACTTCTGGATATGGTTTAGTGCTTGCCGCATTATCTAAATAGATCATGGATGATTATTCCTTTCTACATTAATTTTGTATTGTTATTATATCATATATTTTTATTTTGTCAAGACATAAAAAATAGACCGAGGATTACTCCTCGGCCTTAACATTATTCAATATCAATGGGTATTACGGTGTTGCTGCCACCAGTAACCTGAGGAAGAGCACCATTCCAAGATTCATACTTCATCATTTCAAGTATTTCAGGCGTCAAAGATTCAGCGATAAGCTTATTTGCATCGGCTTCGGCCTGAGCACGAGTAATTATTACGTGTGCATCTGCATCGGCGATTATCCTCGCCTTTTCAGCATCTGCCTCTGCAGCTATTCTTGCCTTTTCGGCGTCTGTTTCGGCGGCAATAATATCGCGCTTAGCTGCTTCTTCTGCTTCCATAGTAAGGCGTTCCTGTTCGGTTTCTGCGGTCAGTTTTTCCTGAGTGGCCACCTGCTTATTTTCAACAGCAGCAGTAAAGGCGTCAGTAAAATCAATATCTTCAATAGATATACTAGTAACAGTTATGCCATAAGGAGAAAGATCTGTCTGCATCAGTTCTAGAATTTCAGTTGCGAGTATTCCGCGATTTTCTACTAGCGCTTCGGCAGAATAACGTGCTATTACAATCTTAGTATTTTCAGTAAGACGAGGCTGAATTAGAATCGCTTCATAATCATTACCAACGGTAACAAACAGCGTCGGAGCACTCTGTTCATCGATGTTATAACTTACGCAAATCGAAACATCTACCTGCTGAATATCTGCCGAAAAAGCCATAGTGCTCATGTCGTACTTCTGTGTACGAGTACTGACAGAATTAATCTTGTCAAAAAAGCCCTTAACGTGAAAACCAGGAGCGAGAACTTCATCTTTTACTTTACCAAAGGTAGTTACAACGCCTACGCTTGCAGTGGGAACCTTACCAAAGAAACCATAAGAAGGTTCAAGAATGTCGATTACAATAAAGGTGAGAACGATACAACAGAGAACAGATAGGAATTTTGTCATACTAATTTCCTCCATTTATTTTATGGCAGTTAGGTCTGCCGCCCACACATCTGCTATTTGATAAGTAGTTGCGCGTTTTGTTATCTTATCTACTCGTGGTCGGGGTGACAGGACTCGAACCTGCGGCCCCATGCTCCCAAAGCACGTGCGCTACCAAACTGCGCCACACCCCGTTATGAAATTGACGGCTTGCATACTTTTGGCTAACGACTGCCGTCATGCCGAGTAAATTCATTACTATATCCCATTCTAACTTCTGCGAACTATCACCTATATGGGCAAGTCGGTTAGTTCTGTGGTGGACGGGGAATGGATTCGAACCATCGTAGTTCATCTTTACCTAGGATAGTGTGACTGAACACAGGACTTACACACCCTGCCCCTTTGACCACTCGGACACCCGTCCATAAATTGGTTCCGTTTTCAAAGTTACATCTCAGCTTACCGAAACGGTTTCCATAAACTTTAGGCATCTCACTTTTTCGTTAGGTGCAACGCTGCTTCTAGTACCACATATTAGCCTGTGTTTGAGAAGTAGTAACAATCAACCCAGCCTGGTGCTACAGATGGGAGTCGAACCCATAAACGCTTGATTTTGAGTCAAGATGATATGCCAATTCTCTACTGTAGCATATGGTGCGCGTGAAGCGATTTGAACGCTCAATCCCTACCGGGCGCGAGATTTTAAGTCTCGAATGTATTCCGATTCCATCACACGCGCATATTAAATCAGTATTTGAGCTATAGGACTTTCACCTATAGGAGCAATGGTTGGATTGACTGCGCATATCGTACCAACAGGTCTTTATTATAATCTCATAGGATTATATATTTGTAATAAAGCCGACCAAGCTTGTAATTATTGCATTGCTTTTTCATATTTTGTACTTTTAAGAGATCTTCTACCGAAGTCAATTGGACTTGAACCAAATCCCTGCGAGCTACGCACTCGCCGTGCTGTCCGCCTACACCAGACTTCTAAATCCCTGCTCCCTAATAGATGCTATTGTACAGATAGCGTATTCTATTAGCTGTACGTGGAGCATACTCAATATGGCTTTGTACTCACTACTCAAATATTATATTTTTAAATTACCAGGTTAGTGCTTCCTCAACAGGAGCATAACGTTCAGAGTTCAGAGTTTCCAGTAGACACTCATAAGGATCAGTCTTGCCACTCATGACCATCTTTGCAACGTTAACGGAGAAGCCGCTAACCAGTGCCACACCAAGTTCATTTTCCTTTACAGGAATAGTACCGGTGCGAGAATTTACATTCCAGAACACAAGACGAGGAATCTGGTATCCTGCATCCGCATACCTCTTAGCAATTACGTCGAACAGTCGCTTATCAGGATTGCTGCCATATCTACCATTACCACACCTTGCGCAACTGTTAAATTCCATATCAGAGATAATCAGAATATTCTTAGGTAGTTCTTCCTGATGCATATGGTTATTAATTGCAGTAGTAAGAATTAGATCGAACACCTTTTCAATATTTGTATCTGCTACTTCATTATGTGCAAAAGCAATCTGAAGCTTGTCGTGAAGAGACTTTGCCTTGCTGAAATCAACAAACTGAGGATTATGAGAGAAGGTAATATACTTGTCCTTAAATCCACCAGAGGAATGTTCCGCAAAGTAAATAGCAAGTGCATTGGCAACGTCAAGTGCTGTTACATTAGAATGAGGATCGACAGTACAAGTCATGCTACCAGAACCATCGGCTACAACAATAGTATTGTCACAACCATTAACCATGTCAGGCAGTGCCTTCCACAGAGCCTCAATTGTTGCATCTTTTGCACCTAGACGAGAATACCAGCCGCCGTTACCCATGTACTTATGAACAACATCATGAGGGAACAGAGTGGATGCATTAATCTTAGTTTCACCCTTTTCAAGCTTGTTAAGATATTCTCGGCGACGAGTTTCATCGTTTCTCAGGAATGCATTATTGTAGATAAGGTTTGCGCGAGAAGGAACTGCTTCATACTTAATTTCAGACCAGTTCTTATCAGACATCTTAACTTCAACAACATCAAGATACTTGCGAAGCTTACTGAGTGCCTTACGATATTCGCGCTCGGTTATGTGCAGTGCCTTACACAGCTTCTTACCATATCCCTTAGTCTTTGCAGAGGATGTATTAATAGAAGGCATCCACTTTGCGATTAGAGAAATGGAGTTTCCTGCGTTCATATTATCCCAGTCCTGCTTAAGCTGCTGATCGATAATCTTGTATATTACTTCGGCTGATCTCTTATTATCAAGCAGACACCATAGATCGTCATAACGACCATACTCTGAAATTAGATTGATAATAGGAATAACCCTTGCAGGATTAGTTTCAATTAGATTTTCAAGTACTACTCTGAACAGCCTACGCTCTCCAAGACCGCCACGAACATCTCTGGCATAAAACAGCCACTTCATAGCGAGAATCTCATCCTCTGCAAAAACTTTCATGAATCTCTTTGCAACTTCCGCATCAGTCATCTTGCGAAGAGATGCGACTGCGAAATTCAAATCGAGTAGTTCCTTACCAGTGGTTCTAAATCCAACCATTCCATTTTCAGTGATGGAAACATTGTACTCGTTGTTTAGAGTCTGCTTAACTGCGTTCATAAATTCCATTGTATTTTCCTCCATTTTTGATTTTATTCCTAAAACCTCAAGACACATATTACGTATTTAGATTAAAAGTCTAAGCGTTATATAAGGTTGCTGTTCGTGCCTTTGGAGGTTTTATTTCACGAGAGACAATAAATATTTCTTAATTCTTGGCAAGAAAAACTTAAATGAGATTGCTGTTTGTCTCTCTTATTAAATTAGGTTTGGTCGAGCGAGAATGAGTCGAACATCCGTCTGCGGCTCCCAAAGCAATATCAAATTGCAGTTAAAGTCTTCATCAAGACTCAATTTTACGCCGTGCTACCGTTGCACCATCGCTCGATATAAAGTTTGCCAGAGGTGGGGCTCGAACCCACGACCACGAGCTTACAAGGCTATATCTGTAAACTTGCTGTACGTGAAATTTTCATTTCACGTTGGTTGATGTACGTGCTCTAACCAACTGAGCTACTCTGGCATATAGTGTGGGAGAAAGGAGTTGAACCTTTAACACTCGGATTCCTTGAAAGCTTGCTGTTAGTGGCAATCATGTCACATTTAAGACTTGTCTGATGCTCTGCCATTGAGCTACTCCCACATATAAAGTTGCGGCGGATGAGATTCGAACTCATGTAGTATCCTTATACTAGAACATTGCTGTATGTATCTTAACTAGATGCGTTAGCCTTAAACCACTCGGCCACCGCCGCATATTCAATTAGTGGGATTTTAGAGAACTCTCGGAATCGAACCAAGAAGCAACATATTTCCAGTATGTTTATGTAAAAATTGCTGTTCGTGCCACCCACTCGATGCACTTTAAAGCTGCCACCAGACGTTCTCATGTTTCAAGACGCATAATTTAAAGGCGGTTCAGACCTTTTAAAAGTAGAAACATAATAACTTAAAATCTTATTAATCTTTAAATTTGCTGTATGCGTCTTTCATTAATTTTGTACTGTCGTTTGAACTGGATACAGTATAACATATATTCCATGTTCTGTCAATAGGGTTTCTAAATCTTAACAAAGCGTCCCAGGAGAGATTCGAACTCCCGATCCACGGCTTAGAAGGCCGTTGCCTTATCCACTGGGCCACTGGGACATAAGTGCATGGTAGTATATTCTGACGTCACGCCCCCATGCTGAGCGACTCTTTATCCTGAGTAAGGCGTGTTATCCTTCCGAATAACTATGGCGGAGGTGGTGAGCTTCGAACTCACGCGCCGCATTTCTGCGACCTAAGAGGTTAGCAACCCCTCCCCTTCAACCACTTGGGTACACCTCCATAGAGCGGAAGGAGTGGGATTTGAACCCACGGTAGTTTTACCTACGCTGGTTTTCAAGACCAGTGCAATAAACCGGACTCTGCCACCCTTCCGTATAACAACTACTTATTTTCCAGCAGTCGAATTCTGCGCTTAATCTTGTTAATAATATTCTCATTCGCAACAGGATCTCGCTGCTGTAGCATATGCATTCTCATCTTAAGCATTTCAATCTTACTGTTCATCTTACTTCCTCCTAATTATGTGTCTTCCATACGAAGTTACAGTGCTTACTATCCGAACAATCACAAGTGTCATCGTTTGCACAAAAGAAACATGGTGAAATTCCCTTTGCACACTTCTCGAAGTCGGATTCCATGTCCTTAAACATAGCCTTGAGGTTAGCAATTTCATCGAGCATATTCTGTCGTTCCATTGCTGTCAGTTCGTTATGCATTACTGTTACCACCTTTGTAATTTAATTTAATATGGAGGCCCAAGTCGGGAACGATCCGACGACTAGGGGTTACAAATCCCTTATTTTGCCAACTAAACTATTGGGCCATATCTTATGGAAGCTTCGTCTCAAACTGGTTTACCAACCATTAACTTTATGTTGTTATATTATATTTTTTACGACCTTTTCGTCCATTGCCTATGTTCCCTGCTTTATATGTTTCAGTTAAAGAATGACAATTAGGACAAAGAAGCTCTAAATTATCTTCTAAATTATTAGTATAATCTCCATCTTTATGATGAACCTCAAGCGGAATCTTTCCGGTAAATAAATTCATTTCATTCCAACCACATTTACAGCATTTGTTATCATATTTTTCAATCAAATATCTCTTTATATAGCTTGAAATTGCATAAGGTTTTACAATTCCGTCCTCTTGTCCATTCTTCCATCTTTCTATATAATTTACATATTCAAAATCACGTTGACACTTCGGAGAGCAATATTTTTGATTTTCTAGAGGCATTTCCCTTCCACAGTTTATACAATATTTATGTTTCTTTTCTTTTCGAATATTATTATAAGACGCCGCACAACTATTATTACAAAACTGTTTTATTTTGTATTCACTAGGGCTCATTTCTTTAATAGGTATATCTTGATTGCAATACAAACATTTATTTTTATTATTTTTATACCATGTATCACGTTGTTCTTGTGTTAATTTGCTCCAGTGACTGCATTTTTGAACGTTTTTATTTTTAAAATCTCCAATTACTCCCGTTTTTATGAATCCACAGTCTTGGCATTCTCCATTATATAAATAACGTCCATATTTATCTTTTTCTTCTAATAATTTAATAATTTTATATATGCCAAACTGGCATCCTACATAAATATTTGGATTTATCCCATAATATCAATCACTTCTTTTGTTGATAATAAAATGGCTGGGGATAGAGGTTCTGCCCCCCTACTTTTTGAGTCAAAGTCAAATGTACTGCTATTATACGAATCCCCATTAGGTGGTTAACTAACTCTCTTACAACAACCAAGGATCAACACAGATTCGAACTGAGTTCCCCACCAGCTTCACACCAACGCCAAAGCTTAAGACCCAAGGTTTAGAGTTTAATATTGGAGCAATAGACGAGTCTCGAACTCGCAACCCTCGGCTTGGAAGGCCGATACTCTACCAATTGAGCTACTACTGCATGTTAGCGGCCACAGTAGGACTCGAACCTACAACCTACCGGTTATGGAGGGATAGAGGAGATTTGAACTCCTATACTTTCTTTCCCGGGAAAGAAAAACCTTCCAGAGCTATCCCACAGCCGGTTGCTCCACCATTAAGCTATGTGGCCACACAATTTAGTTTATATACATTCATAACTATAAACGCTACACTCTGGCTTAGACATCTGTTGAGTGGTCTACCAGAACCTCTCCTCGCATTTGTGTTACTCGCCTTACGTTTAAAGATATAAACTACATAAACTAAATCACGGAACTTTTCAGAATGACGCCCGTTCACTAGGTCGTATCCGTTTCACATTATCCAAAATCCATTCTGATAACTATCATATATAAATCTAATTTCGCCCATATATCATTTCAGGGATCGAATCAGACGCCACTCTGTGAACCGAGCAGGCTGATGGTGAGCCATCTGGGAATCGAACCCAGGACACCATGATTAAAAGTCATGTGCTCTACCGACTGAGCTAATGGCTCATAAGATGCGCCGTTTTGCCCCGACGCTAGGCCAAACTAGATGGGCGGATTTTCCTCCGCATTGATAATCATAAAAGCATTCCTCATACGAATCATCCCCCATTAATTTTGTATCGTTACTTGCTACTTCCCAGCCACGGAGCTAACCTACGAGCCTTGACCGCTCACCCAAACTCTTCGTCGTGGATTTTGTAAAGCTTTAGCGGGTTCCGGGTTCAATCCCCTTCTTAACCCTCTTTACTACTTTGATAAACGACCTTTGACCAAACTAAACTTTGAAGTTTGAGCCTTGAACCTTAAGCTTTTGTCTTTCATCTTTACAGTATATCGCGTCGGATGATTGCCCGATGCTCCAATAGCATAATCTTTCCCAAAAAGATCGCTGTATATTATCATATACTTAAGATATCAGCTTAGCAGGCTGTTCTTCAAATTGAGATGTTTTATTTAACTTATTTATATCACTCTAAACATCAAAAAGACGAGATAAGCAGTCGTTTAAGGTTTTCGGAAAGCAGCAAGTTACTAATTAATACTCGAACTCAATTACGGTAAGTGCGTTAGACACGCTTAGGGCCGCATCAACTTCCGTAAGGAATTCATTAATCTCAGCTTCAAGATTTTCCATGATCTTTGCAACACCAAGAGGATCGATTAGATCATAGGTGTTATTCTCGATGTAAGTCTGTCGCAGAGCCTGCATGGCATCGCTGTCAACAGTCATCTTGGAATCCTTGGGCTGAGCCCCAATTACAGAGAGGACATACTGTTCAGCTCGCTTCTCAATCGCTTCGCCGCTGTTACGGTTCAGTTCATTCTGTGCGTTCTGATGCTGATAAGTGATGGTTCGAAGCATCTGCTCCTTAAACTCTACACCATGATTCTTAGCTTCAATAGCCTCGGCCACAGTATATTCCTTACCACCAATCGTAACTTTGGTATTGGCGTTAGAAAGCACTACGGCTCTCTTCATAGCATCGCGACGAGCCATTAGATCGCAAGCCTTCTGATAACCACTCTTGATGCTATCCTTGAAGTTAGCAAGAGTCATGCCATTAATCTTCTCGGCGGAATGCTTTACCGCCAGTACATACGAGACATTGTTGATAGCCTTAGAAATTCGGGAATCCATGGTCTTGAGTTCAGCCAGAGCCTTATGGATCGTCATCTTCTCAGTAGTCATTTTCTTGTCCTCCTAATTAACTTTGATCTTTCATTCATTTTGTGTTGTGTTGTTTCCTTTGAACTGGATTTATTATATCACACTTTCCAGAATTTGTCAACACCTTTATTTGTTAATTAATTGTTATCGTAAAAATGTCGTTCGTTCAGATACTTCTCAATGTTATCCGCAATCTTACGGAAGTCATCTACATACTTGGCAAGTCTCTTATTCATGCTATTGTGATATGTCTCGGTGAGTCTATCACAGGCAATCGCCTTACCGCGCTGCTCATTCCATTCATCTTCGGGATGAAGCTTTGCTACGGCCTTATACTTACGGTTCATGTCAAACTTAGAATGATTATAAGTGTTACTTATCTGCATTCCAGATGTTACACACGGGATAAACTTATTGTTTATCATATTCTCCGCGTCAAAATAACATCCATCAATTTCAGCTACTACAACACCATTGTCCTTGTCAGTAATGTAATTAACTCGCTTGTTATCCATTGTCTTGCTCCTTCATTAATTTTGTTTTGTTGACCGTGTATATATATTACCATATATTCCCAAATTTGTCAAGGGGTTTCTGAAATATTTTTTTCATCCCTTTTCTGAACGAGGTAATCATATAGTTCTCCGGCGGTTTTAAGATCTTCACTACCTTCTATTAGCCAACGCATAATAATAGGATCCTCACCTTTGCCATAGTCCATCTCGGGATCAAAAAACTGTGGTTCAAGTTCTTCTTCAAGAGCATCAACCACACCTTCAAAAATATCGGTTAACATATTACTCTCAAAATAAACATTTAGAATCTTTTCGAGTGAGCGTAGATTATCCCAATAATTATCTAGCGTGTTTATGATATCACAGAACGTCTTCTTGTTCATCTCGAATTCATCTCCACTTTCTTTCCTTTTATAATCCCTTATATTTTTAAGTTCCCGCCGTGAAAGATTGTCTAGACGCTTTGAATACTGGTCACAAATATTTCCTAAGATACCATGCATCCAGCGCTGAAACTCGACTTCCTTAGGTTCCTGAGGATAAGTATAGTTGTCGACCGTTTCTCCCCAAGGTAGGTATCTGGACGAGCAGAGGCTCCATCCAGTTAGAGTTGGTTCAGCATAATACATAGTGTCGCATCTCAGACCGACTAAATATTTACCAGTATCTTCTTGGTGATAAAACCTTATTGGCTCACCACCCTGAAAACCAGTATATGTATATCCATCTTCTGGTCGAATAAGTTTGCGCACGATACGTTGGCGTAGGTTGTTAAATAACTTCATAAGCGCACCTCTTATTCCATAATAATACGATATCTTTCTTCACCTATTTGTTCTATCAAACCATAACAATGGAACTCCGTATCCCTCTGCAGTTCCCAAAACAGTAATCTTGTCTTTCCTTCAAAAATACAATTATATACCTGAATATCTCCATCAATCTTAACACCCATAACAACGGTATTGTCATTCTTAACAGTAAAAATTGCACAATAATCACAATCATGTTCTTCTAGAAGCTCGTACATGAACCCAGGAACATCTTTATCCGTTAGAAGAATACTCGCATACTGACCGCAACCACATTTACATATGGGTGCCTGCAGAAAATTCTTGTTTTTGTCCAGTCCGTAGTAAGCAAACGTTGTTTTCATATGATTGTATCTCCTTTTGTCAATTTATGGAAGAATTATACCACATTAATTTTGTGCTGTCAAGAGGGTTATAGATTTTCCTTAATCAAATAGTTCGTAATCCACGGCTCATACTCGTCCAATTTAACCCACTGCCCATCTACCTTCCGGCTTTTCTGTCTCTCTTCCGCATAGAACTTAATAATAACTCCACTATCAAAAGGCTTCTTCTGATACAGCATCTTCTGTAGCTTATAAATTACAGTTTCCCCTGTTCCAAGCATATAGACAGTAATCTTGGGTGAATACTTAGTATCTACCGATATTACCAGTCCTGTGTTTTCCAATTTAGGATCGACATAAGATATGTAGCCTAAATACTCTCGTTCTGCGTCCAGTCTTTCAACAAGAGGAAGTTCTTCATTAGGGATATCGTTAATAACCTCATTGAGAAGTGCTTCCATTGATTCAGGATCGAACCTGTATTGCTTCTCCGTTTCCGTAACAGCATACTTCTGAACCAGTTCTACTGGGAAAATGAGCTTGTCTTTCTTAATTATCTTCTTACCATAATAGTTATCGTAAAGGTCGCATACCTTAAGAAGCCTTAAGCTATTTCCAAACTCCTCGAAATACCCTAGCTTAATAAGAATCTCGCGCTGACGACTATTGCCAGGGAAGACTTTAAGCATATCTACAAAGGAATTAAAACGTATGTCTTTCATGGCATAAAGATTATTTCCTACTTCTACATTACAGTACTTAACGGCACCCACTCCCTTGTAAATACTGTTGGTTTCCCTATCAATGTTATAATCAGCGTTAGAATGTCGGAACTTAATAGGCTTCAATTCTATACCAAAGTAATTCATTTCAGAAATAAGATTAGCTGTTCTTTCCATATCGCCGCTATACAAAGACAGCGCAACCGTAAAGTATTCCAGAGGATAATGAGCCTTCAAATAAGCACCATAAAGGCTATCAATTGCAACAGACAGACTATGTGAAGCATTGAAGGAATAATGCGCAGCATCTTCTACGACCTGCCAAGTCTCATTAAACCCTTCTTCTTTGCCAACATTCGCAACCCAACCGTTCAATAGCTTCTCTTTCAGTTCCTTGAGCTCGTCCTCCTTAAACTTCTTCTTTGCAATTTTCTTGATAATATCATATGTTCCCTTTTCCTCGATACCCAACCAAACCAGATACTTCATAATACTTTCCTGATAAATTAGGTAATGGAAAGAATCCTCTAGAATATCATCAAGATCCTTAACTCCAGTAGTATAAGGCAGTCTATCGACGAAATTGCTCAGCAGCGATGCAAAGCCAGGACGAATTGCGGCTACATACGCAGAAAGCTCTGCAAGATTGCGCGGTTTATACTTCTTTAGAATCTGCTTATCATAATCAGAGTCGGCCTGATTGATTGTGGTAGTAATTCCCTTAGCATAAAGATCCCATACTCTATCATCGCAATTTTTAATTAAAGTTGAAATATCATCAATAGGTCTTCCGATTAGCTTATAGACTTCGTTTATAATCTGATACACGACTACGGTTAAGTAATCGTTTTTTAAGAATTTGTAAACATCACAATTATAGCCATCAAGGCAACAACAAGTCACGTCTCCAACTTTAACCAATCCTACAATTTCTGAAATCTTATCATTAGAAAGTAGGAAAGAACAAGGAGAAGGCGCTACACTTTCAACAACGCCACGGAACACCTTGCTATCTTCAATTAGTTGTTTCCATTCGGGATGGTCCTCATAGGCTTCCAAATTCTTTGCAATCTCATCGTATTCAGAAATGTGCATATCATTTGCCTTGCACCAAAGCCTAAATGCAGAAGATTCCTGCAACGGCTTATATGCAATCATATAATAAATGCCATCTTCGCCTAGAATATCTTTACTAGCCTGAATAACAGGTGTGACATCCGCCCAGTTTAGATCTATATCCGGGAGGCTGCGACTGGAGAGAATACGTTCTGCCGACATAAATCTAGTCGGGTAAAGTGTAATTGGTGCGCTAATTCTATCTACTTCTGTTAGTCCTAGAAGCTTATTTACATAGAAGGAAACAGCACTGCCTCGTCCGCTTCTGGTAAGTATCGCACCATATTCTTCGACTGCCTTTTTGACAATGTAATGGTCCAGAATAAAGTAATCCGCCATACCGCAATCTTCTATGATTTTGTATTCATATTTGATCTGCTTGATATATTCCTTCCACTTTTCCTTTGGCACATTATTCTTTTCTTTTGCCCATCCTTCATTGATTAGCTTCTGAAGAACTTTGTTACTGTTACCTTCAGTAATCTTAGGAATCTTAAATTCCTTATCAAGATGAATACCTTCAGAATTATCAAATACCAAAGTATTATTCAGTGCTTCTGTTACTTCTTCTTTGGTTAAAACACCTTGCTCTTCGTATCTCTTATAAATTTCATCAGAGTCAGGATAATCAAGTACAAAACCGCCTTCTTCCTCATATACAATTCCCTTTGCCTTTAGAAACAGATCTCTGTTTTTTGCATCATTAGGATAAATATAATGAGAGTCATTGGCATGGATTAAAGCAACTCCATATTTTCTATGCACATCAAGAATTTTTCTATTATATTCTTTTTGCTTGTCATCCACATGGGCCTGCACTTCTAAGAAAAAATTACTCTTAAAATGATTTCTGACGGGAATCAAAAACTTCTCTTCCCAACCATCCTTAAACATTCGTCCTGCAATACAAGCGGTGGTTACTACTACTTCATCCGCAGGCAATGACAAAAGAAGATTCAGATCAATCCTAGGCTTATAATAGTAACCACTGGTATTAGCGACAGACATAATTTTATTAATTTTTTCTCTTGCGTTTTCGGTCATTGCAACAAGCATAATATGATGCATAGCTCTAGAAGACTTATCATTGATATCATCTACATAATAAGCCTCTACACCATATATACACTTAAGTCCATGCTCATTACACAGAGTATGGGCCTCGAAGATATTCCCTTGATACCCATGCTCTGTTGTAAAATATGTGGTATGCCCCAGTTCTTTTGCACGATTAATGTAATCAATTGGTTTTGAGATACAGTCTAGGGTTCTCAAATTTGAATACATTGTATGTTTGTGATAATTATTATATCTCATCTGTCTGCCCCGTTCTCATTAATTTTGTATTGTTACCTTATCACAAAATTCATCCTTTGTCAAGACATAGATATAATTTCATAATCTTCAATAATAAACTGAGCGGTAGACCTGCCTTGATACCTATTAATACTGCACCTACCTGCAACATTAAGTACAAGTTCGTTAGCTATATATCCATTAGCAAAGTCTAATAGTTCATCATCGTCCTTGCACTTAAATTTACAATATTTAATTCCATTATGCATAAAAGTCACGGAATCTGCATTCGCTCCCATAATTAAACAAGCTCCTAGAGAAACAGGAACATTCTCCAAGACAATCATAGGCTCTTCAATTCCATTTCCGTAAATCCATTTACTGTTATCAATGGCCTGAATGAAATCCGCCTCAATATCATCAGCGTCAAGCACAAAATCACAATAAATAGTATCGTCATATTCAATGTTTTCAAGCGCTTCATTCAGTGCATCGCGAGCTTCTAAAAGATTTTCTTCATCGATTTCCGTTCCGAACGCATTAGAGTGGCCCATATTCCAATTAAAAAGCTTTGTAGAATCTAGTAACGCCTTTAAATCTTTAACGGGAGACTTATTGCAATTCCTACAGCTGCCACCGAAAATCCCCTTAGAATATTCCCTTAAAAGAATACAAGGTTTGCCTGCCCAATCAGCCAAACGCATTGCTGCCAATCCAATTATACCCGGATCTGCATCATCAGGTGCAGCCATCATAAGAATTTTATCTTCTGGATTAATATCGGCCTTAAGCTCGTCGCACAATTCATCTCTCATTTTATCTTGCCTAGATTTTGCGTTTTTACATAGCCTTGCTGCGCGAGTATAAATATCTTCGCTTATAACCTCACTACTACCTCGTTTCTTATATGGGAATACTTCGTCCGTTTCAATAAAAGCTCTAAATAATAGATCTCGATCTTCATAGCTTCCAATACGAATCATTCCGTTACAAATAGGGGTCCAGTACCATGAGATGTTATGAATATTAATTTCGCCTTTTGTGCTAAATTCTTGTGCTTTGTCGAGCGCTTTAAGAAATTTATTATTAATGTGCCTCATTCCGGTCTCGATATAATAGCGAGTCTGATGGTTCTTAATTGACATAACGTCGGAAATATTTCCAAAAGCAACTAGATCTAAAAAGTCATTTGCATAATCATATAATAGATAATCATCGAGCGCTCTTAAGAATTCATACACGATGCCTACACCTGAAAAATCTTTACAAGTATAATTATCACTAGACTGATTATTAACAATAATTGCTTTGCATTCTTCTGCTCGATCTTCGACTTGATGGTGGTCCAAACAAATGCAATCAATTCCATTCTGAATTAGTTCATTAAGTTCTTTAACATCATTAGAACCTGCATCTGGAATGATAAGTAATCGAGTTCCTTTCGGAATCTTGAAATCTCCATTGTTCATTTTACTAAGACCGTGTGATTTATTGTTATTATGTATGATATATTGCACGGGATAATTCGGGTTTAACCTTTTAATATAATTGTACATAGCTGCCGCACTTGTATAGCCGTCAGGGATCGCAGTCTACTAAAACTGCGATATCATCACCCCTTTCGAAATGCTTATCAAAGCACTTGACTGCATCTTCAATATTGTTTAGATTTTCATATTCGTTACAACATGAAGAATTAAGATTTAAATATCCTTCTGGATCTTCAATTCCACGATTCAAAAGCACAGTTTCTATTACCTGCGTCGTGTCATTTAGCGAATTTTCATATAATCTGTACTTCATTTGTATCCTCCAATTCATTTTGTATTGTTAATTGCAATTTATCCCAATCTTCCTTAAACATCCATCTATAGCCGCCTGCAAATTCTTTTCTTTTATGACAACAGGCACTAATATTTTTACGGTTTATCTTTGTTTTCTTTTCAGCTTCTTGTAAGCTATTATAAGTATTCACTAGTTCATTATTTGTCGCAATTTGAAAAACCACTTTTTTATTATTGCCAGTATACTTATTATAATAATTTTTTATTACTCCTTGCTCGTAATCTTTTTTATATTCCCAAACAAATCCTCCAGCAGACGCATTATTGTCATAATTATCACAACACCTATAAATACTTCCATAATTTATTCCTGTTATAAGATAAGCATCATATGCAGACTTATATTCAGCAATATATTCTCCGTCTAATGTTAATTGAATTACTTCATCACCATTACCATAATTAGGGTTTTTATCTCCAGAAAAATCTTTATGATTATCTCTCATTTTTTGTAAAATTTCGTCGCTTAAATTTTCCTTTTTATGAGCTTCTCGATTTTTAGCCTTTGACTCATCAGTATGTTTGCGACCATACATTGGGGTATTCTTAGGGTCAGACATTCGATCTTTAGCTATTACCCTTGCTTTTTCTCTCCTAGTTTCATCTTTCCACACTTCTTTTAATATTGTTCTAATTTTATTTTTTGTTTCTTCGGATACTGCTCTACCTAAGGTCCCTTCTCCTCCATCCGTTTCGTTATATCCAAAAGATGGATTATTATATTTACGACAATTAGACTTATAAATGCTTATTAGTTCGATTTCTTTATTCTTTGCTTCATTTTCCGTAAGTTCACCGGAGATAATAATATGTTCAAAATTATCCCATCCATACTTATTAATCGCTCTATAAAATACAATTTGATTCCTATAATTATAACCATTAATTCCCCATCGCTCTTCTGGTCTTTTGCTTGTAATCCCAATATACACTTTATTATTAATTTTGTTTTTATGCATATAAACGCACCAAATTCTATTATTTAATTCTTCAGTCATAGTTCATTGTCTTCCAATTTATCTATATTTTCAATTTCGTTTTTTAATATATATTCAAATTCTTTTTTTAACCCATCGCAAGGAGCGGCCTTATCATTGAGATCTAAGTTGTATTCCCATTGCCAAAACTTAATCTCCAGTGTCCTCATTTTACAAAATTCACGCAACACATCAATATTTCTCTTGGTATTTTCTAACGGAAGATCCTTATCGAGCATGAATGTCACGGACTTAGGATTAAGCGACATTAAAAGTCTCGCCTGCACAGTACTCAAAGAATTACTGCCAAGTGCAACCGCATTATTATAACCCCACGAATCCAATTTAAGTACACTTTTTTCACTTTCAAACACCAAAATATCTCCTTCATATAATGTGTCATAATTTTCACTAAAACCAAAAAGAGTCTGTGCCATCGGGCCTTGTACTAAAAACAAATATTTTGCTTCATATTCAGACAATTCAAAATTAGCCCTGCCCTTTACCGCCATAATTTCTCCAGTGGCAGTTCTAATTGGTAGGGTTATTCTTTGACTTTCCGTATCATAACCAATATTCCATTTCCGTTGTGTTAAAAGATCAATTCCATCTTTCAACCATGCCAAATTTGGTACATCTTCATACTGTTTTAGAACTTCTTCTGGATACGTCTTAATATCTACACCATCTTTTCGTCTTTGAATATTATTATAGATATCTCCGAACAATCCCACTCTTTTTTTATAATTATATAGAGATTCAATGCCAGTTTCTTGTTTAATAACATTAAGAACATCCTTAAACTTAATTCCCTTTTCTTTTACAATATATGTTATTAAATCATAACTAACATTTCGCTCATAATCCTTTACAAATAAATTTTCATTATTTTGCAAACGAATTACAACAGCAGTAGGGTTCATACCATATTCAAAAGCACATCTGATTTCCTTATTTCGGATTCGCACCTTATCAAATCCGAAGGTTTCAAGAATGTGCTGGATTAATTCTGGATTATCTATTAGTTTGCTCTTTACTTCTTCCAGCACATCCTTCACCTCCATTAATTTTGTGCTGTTATCATAGCACTTTTTGTCGTTTTTGTCAAGTCCCTGTTTACTTTTCCGTATTAATTAACTTATGCGTGGGCCTTGCTTTAGCAGTCTCGTAGAATCCGCAAAAATCACCATCATATCTTACAAGATACGCAACACCAGTATCATTACTATCCGCGCCACGACGGCATTTATCTATAAAGAACAATCTCCATACCTTACTTCTATCTGGCAAAAACTCTTCCTCATACCATGATCCATCTTCTCTCTGTTTGAGTCTAAACGGATTAATATAATATGGACTGCTCGGATCAAGTTCAAGATCGGTTACCTTTCTAAACATAATAAGATTAGACAAAGTTTCCTTTATAGCACGGCTATTAGAAAGACAGCTTGCATCAATCCAACAGCGATTGAGCGAATTAAGCGCCAGCTGTACGGTCATCAAACCAATAGCATTGTACTTCATGGCTATTTCCGTTAGACTTCTAGTGTCCCTAACTAGGCTCATCCAAAAAGTATCGTTGTTTCCACTGTCCATTGAAAGCTTAAAAGTATCTACTAGAAATCCAGTATAACCGCCGCGTGTAATATCCTTTTTTATAATTTGGCATGTTAGTCTTGCGTCAGCGTCGCTTAGACTAGTAACTTTGATAGACTTAGCATAATTCTGCTCCCAGTATGTTTGAGCTTCCTGAATTTTCTGCCTATCTTTATCCGTTAAATTACCAGAAGAAAGTTTCTTTTTGCTAATCTTCCAATAATCTAGGCACCTTGTCAACGTCCATATGAGAAACTGGATATTAACATCAGATACAGAACTTTCGTTTGTTACAATAGTAAATCTTTCTCCCTGAGATATTAGACCCATAAGTACAGTAACCATATAAGTTGATTTACCTGCACCAGAGTGAGCTGCCCAACAGTTTAAGGTTCCGTGTTTCACACCAAGTATATCTGAACTCATAAATGGGAATGTTTTGATTGCGTCTCCCTTAACGTTTATACCTGCTTCGCCAAAACTAACACCCATTTCTTCCTTGTTTTCCAACCTTTCAATAAATGCATCATTGAAGTTAATATATCCCTCCTCAACGATCTTGGAGCTATTTATCTTAGTATCCAGAGTTGATAAAGTTCCCTCATAAAAGTCAATAACTTCTGATGCACTCAACTTCTTAAACAGCTGGTAAGGAACAACTCTCTTTCCGTTATCCAAAATCATTTCATCGAGAAGGTTAAAATTCTTTCTAGAAAGAGCCAACATGATATTACTCTTGTTCAGATCGTCCAGGAAAGAATCGTAGTTCTTTAGTGAAACCGCATCCATAACATTCTGAATCTGTCGGAAACCACCAAATTCATTGTTAATCTTGTTTTTTAAATCCTCGCTTGCGTTTGACAAAAATGTAATTTCATCAAAAATATGATATCTTTTGTCTCTAATCTGCTTTCCAATTGTAAACAGCATACGACCAGACTTAGTTATAAAATCATTAGAGGATAAGCCGCAATCATCATACAGAGTTAGGTCGTTAAGAAGGCATCCGCAAACATTTCCCTCTTCGGTTAATCTTGATTCCAAAAGTCTTTCGTCATAAAGATCAAACACTCCACCAATAAACTGATTCTTGTCCATTAAAAATCATCCTCCAAGTCCGCCAAAGATCTACGTTTATTATTACTATTATTAGTTACCGGGGCATAGAAGGTTTCATCAACTTGTACTTTAGGCTTAGGTGTTTCTTTTGCCTTGGATTTAAAGTCGCCCAATTTATTCTTAAGAATAGTACTCAAATATCTAATACGACCAAACTCAACATTATCTAGTCTATAAACTATGTCTATTAAATAAGATTTATTTTCTTCTAAGTATTGTCCAATTACCTCATTGGAAGCCACTTTATTCCATATAGCCCATTCTTTCCAGAGAACAGTATTGATTATCTCTTTTCGCCCAATAATATCGCAAATTAGACGATATACCTTGTCTTTATCTGCTGCAGTTTTCTCTTTTTTCGCAAGGTCGTCTTCATATTCACTTTGACTGCAAAAATAAGCACGTTTTTCTTTGCCATTACGGTCATATGTAATCACAAGATGCGCCATTGTTTTATCTAGTGAATTGCCACAGATACGACATTTTACCTTTGCCATTTATGCCCTTCCTTTCTAGTCTATAAATAAAAAAAGGAGGAGACAGCCTCCCGCCTCCTCCTTTCAATTTCTTACTCAAATACTGCCAGAATTTCCTTTAGTACGTCTTCATCTTCAATCTGATCCAACTTTACACCAGTGGCGGCAATTAGTTCCTTAACTTGCTTCTTCTGTTCGGCAGTACCAGCCTTGTTCTTATTGCGGATCATGGTTCGAACTGCATCAAAATCAAATTCTAGCTCAACCTCTTCATCTAGCGCATCATCCATATCGAAGGGAATCTCGTCATCTTCCTCTTCATCCTCTAGTTCGTCTACTACAGGAATAGGTTCGGGCTCAACTACCTTAGGCTTCTTAGGAACGACTCCATCGGACTTTCCCAGCTTCATAGCGATAGCTTCTTCGACTGCCTTTATAAAATTCTCTGCATTAAAGTCGATCTTGGCCACAATATACTCAAAGTGACTCTTGCAGTCGATTGCATTATCATCGTCCGCAAAAACCATAACTCTCTTGCGATCAACAAGTTCTCCAACCTTATCGATCTTCTTTGTAAAGGCATTCTTCTTTTCTTCAATATTCTCAATGGTATTTTCAAAATAGCACATTGCTACTAGATTTACCTTGTCCTTAAGTGCATTGTAATACTTATTATCAAGATTACAAGTAAGCTGCTCAAACTGTACCTTTGTAATCGTATCTTCCTTAACCTTTGCCTTAGTATGGCCGATCTCTAGAATGCTATATCCAGCCTCCTGTAGCTTTAGAACCTGCTGAATCATAAGGTTAGTAGCCCTATTTTCTCCAGCCTGATATCCCTTATATGCCTGCTTAATGCTCTTTGCTCTCTCATTAAGTTCGCAAGTAGCATTCCACTCAGCCACTACATAATCTTCTACGATTCTTGCATATTCATCAAGACTATCAATTGCCACAAACTTAGTATCAGGATAAGCCTCCTTGTTAGTGCAAAGTTCCTTTACAATTGCAACAAAAGTCTTAAAATCAGGTGCTACATCGCCGAATGCATCAGGAATATGCCTCGGTCTATTCTCGCCGCCACATGTAATAATAAATGTACCTTCATTGCTACCAGTCTTTAGCTTACCAATTTCATAAACCAGTGTAGTTTTACCAATACCGCCAACACCATTAATAATATATGAGTAATCTTCAAACTTTTCACTCATCTTATAAGTAATGCCAAACTTTCTTTCCGCCATCTCTTATAGTCTCCTTTAACTCATTATTATAAATCGTCTTCTTCACTATCAAATATATTAGCTCTAGCTTCATGCATGTCATCCGCAGAATATAGAGTATCCTGAGGAACGTTTTTCTTAGGATTGAGCTTTGTGAATCTGAGCTCACTAATTCTATCTCCAACTACTCGGCCACCTAGTTCACGCTTAACATCTTCGAAGTCAAGCAATCCACACTCAATATCTTCCCTTGTTGCTTCATCAAGCATATCCATTGTCACTTCAACAATTTCGGCACCATTAATAACCTTGAGAATTAGACCGATTTCTTTGATCTTTTCATCACCGGAAAACTTTTCCTTTAGACGCTCAAGCTTCTTTTCATCGTTTTCTTTAATCGCTACGGATAGCGGCATAAAGCCATTTTTCTTCAGACTATTATCATAATAAGAAGTCCAACCATTCAGAAAACATCTGCCAGTTTCTTCATAGCGACTATCATCCCAAACATTCTCATCAAAAAATAGGTCAGCCCTAAGCTCCGTTTCAGGTACAGAATCCTCTGATGCAAGAATGACTCTTGTTACACGATAATTGGTATAATACCTATTCTTATCCGCATTATAAGAAATATCATAATTTCCACTAATATGGAACAGCTTATCCTTAAACTTATCAGACGCAGCTACCTTAGCTACATATTCTGCAAAATCCCATTCAGACAAAAATACCTTCTTCTTTGCCAGAGATTTTTCGAGAGCAGCCTTGGCATCATTTAGATTATAAATGCCAATCTCTTCCATGGCCTCATCGGTAGCATTATTCTTTTCAAAGGCTGTAATAAGGTTCTGTACCTTATACCTCATCGCAACATCACCAGTATCACAGGTAAATTTTCTAAATCCTGCCACTTTGTCGATCTGTTCTGCATCAAATCTCTTTTCCCACGGAATCGTAATTGTCTTTCCCTTGCTTACCTTACCGTTAGCATCAGTAGTAGACTTGCTTAGAGTCTGAATAGTATTCTTTTCATCCTTACTCCATTTACCACCCTGGGCTGTACATAGTACCCTATTGGTACCACTAACACAATTAAATCTTACCGTTGTCATTGTCCATCCGCTCTTAAATGTTTGCTTATCTATAGGATGGAATTTTTCACTATCCTTACCTAGGACAATCTTCCCTGTAAAGTTAAAAATATTTGCCATGTTTCTTTTATCTCCTTAATTCAATTCTTTGCAATGGTCGCAATCTCCGTTGCACTCTTCTTCAATTAGAATGTCAGAGAAACCATCTTCAAATATCTCACTTAGAGTCTCAAGCAGTTCTTCCATAGTATCAGATTCGAAAACATTTTCCATGATATTATACTTAACTCTTTCATAATCCGAACTATTCCTCATTGAAAAAGCATGAAACCAATTTTCGTCGCAGCAACAAGTTACATAAAACACCGGAACGTCTGCCGCTTTAGTGAGTTCGATGAAATGAGTTTCGTTAAGATCATTTACCAGAATACTTTCGCTAACCATAGTTCCCTGATATACCATATTCAAATCTCCTTTGACATTCATTTTGTACTGTTAGTAATATCTGTTATCCATATTAACATCATAAAAATAATAGATGTCTTCCTTTTGTTCGCCTAAATTCAAAGCTTTAGTAATCCCGCATGTCGGGCAGTTGGTCATAATGTATAACTTTTCAATAGAAACTTCTTGGGGTATTTGATAGATTCTCCCACAACCCGTACATTGTAACCACGTTTTTGTTTTCTTTCCATCTATATTCACTCATATTTTGCCTCCCTCCTTATCGTCTCAAAGCCATTCATTTTGTACTGTAGACCTTATTTATAAATGCATTATACCATACTTCGTCCGACTTGTCAAGTGTTCCCTCCCCAGCCGCCATATTACCTATAATACAATATATAATTCCATTACATCACTTTTAATATAACATTTTTCACTATCGATATAGACCTCCGTAAGTTCGTCCATATTTATGTATCGCTTTTCATCCTCAATTATGAGGCCGATGCGCTCTCCGTCCATAAAGGGACAGAGAACACATCCATTCATTCTTTGGTTCCCATACAACAGGTGCTTAATTTGTACGTTTGCCTTTCTGTTGTTTAAAACATTAAACTTCTCTATAAAATCTCTTACAATAAAACTTGATAACATTTGCCTATACCCCCTAGAAGCTGTCAATAATTTATATGAAATCTTTAAAGCGGTGTGTCAAATTATCTACATAACTATCTGAATGAAAACCATATTTACCAGCTAAATCATAACCATCTTCGGATTTTAAGAAACTTTTTAATTCAAGTCCTGTTTCTTGCATCCCTTGATTTAGGTAATGATACATGCCACTGATGTGTATATTCTTCATCGTTAGCCCGGGGATACCAACGTGTTCTCTAAAATTTTGTACTTTTCTATATACCCATCGAAAATTTCTGTCATCTGAATCGGCTGCATGTGTGTTATCTCTTTCTTTATACAAATTCCCAATCCCAATTAATTTTTTAACTCTCAATGATTCTCCGTAACACATATATTCAGTTTCGTCGAATGCTTTAATTAAAAAATTATACAGCCTATCAGTTAACTTTATCCTCCTTCCGTCTGGAAAGTATAGCATCCTTTCCCTTGAATCGACCATGGACTTATTTATCTTAACCAGGTCGCTCATACTTGGTCCAGAAATGCCCTCCCATAAGCACTCTAATATAGCCTTATCAGTCCAGTTATATAACCGATCCTCAATTTCCGTTATCTCTTCTCTGCTTAAGAACTTCATACTATCTGGCGGAATGCATGGTTTTAATAATTCTATAGTAATATTGTCATATGATTCCGTTGTTTGTTCCTTATGATAATAACGTCGCCATGCACAATATGCCTTTAAAATTGTATTGTAATTCAAAAGCACATAAACTGATTTAGCTTTAAACTCCTTATACATCCCTAAAATTTCTTCTTCGTTAAATTGGTTACAGTCCTTATGATTCTTTTCTTCAAATGGTTCCGTTTTTCTAAAAAGACTATACAATGATGTTCGAGCTATAACTCTAGACCTCATATAGTCTTTTATAAAACCTTCTTTCATTTCAGATTGATACATGATATTGCCACCCCTTTGTGGATTATTATATACAACGAACACCTGTTTGTCAATTAACAATTGTTGGAATATTTTAAATCATATCGTCCAAAATATTCGCAGCCTGCTTCTGTCTTTCCTTAGACAATTCTGCGTATCTTTGTGTAGTTGAAACGTTCTTATGATTCAACTGTTTTGCGCACAAATAAATGTCACCAGTTGCTTCATACAGATTTGTAGCACAAGAATGACGCATAACATGAGGAGTAACATGTTTATCCGTTACTCCTTTTGAATACTTTTTAAGCAATTCTGCGACCATGTCATCACTTAGGCGTTGATCACGCTGTGAAATAAACAATGCCTGAGAAGTATAATCAGAAAAATATCTCTTTCTGTCTTCAAGCCATGATATGATTTGTGCTTTCAGATTATCCCCAAACATTATATAATTATCATAATCTCCCTTTTCAGTAATTCTAATTTGATTATGCTTGAAATCAATATCTTCTATATCAATCTGTATAATTGCTGATACACGAAGTCCAGTACTAAAACCCAACTTCAAAAGACAAAGATCTCTATTTTTAAACTTATCTTGTGCATTCATTTCAATGTTATGTATTATTTTTGTAATTTCTTCAGGTGTCAAATATGTTACCTTAGGATTATCCTTCATTTTAGGTCTTTGTGTATTTGCTACCGGATTCATGTTAATATAATCAGGGACTAAAAACTGAAAAAACGAATTAAGTGCAGACCATTGCACACTCCTTATACTATCCGATGTTCTTTCCATTTTTCCATTTACCTCTTTAGTTCTCAAAGAAGCAATATATTTATTAATATGAAGGGGTTTTATCTTCAAATAAAACTGTTCATCATTTTTCCCCTTAAACGTAAAATTCAAAAACGAAATTACGCAATTGATATATCTATATGCAGTATCATAAGATTTACCAGAACCTACAAGACTATAATAATATTCACTAATAATATGAGGAACATCATTAAGTCTATTCAAAATCTTTCTTTCCAATTTCTGTTCTTTTTCCAACCTACCACTCAATGTAAGTCCCCTCCTTTTTAATTTTATCAGATCTCCAAGAAAAAAAGACTATAGATATAAGAATCCACCAACCAACATTATATCTAAAAATTGTAGCAAGAATCATGAGAAAGATATACCATACCCAGCCAAGAAACATACCGCTAATATCAAAGTCATTCATTTTCTTTTCAACGGGCATATGTACTTTGCTATTTCTTTTATCTGTTACAGCGATAAAGAATTTTTGAAAATACTTATCTGGCGCACGCCAAGTACATTCATTTATTCTATATATATATCGGTTATGTTCTGTATCATAACAAATAAAAGTCGCTTCTACCTTCTCCCCTGCTTCATTTAGAATAAAAATAGTACCGGTATAATATTTTTCACCATCTACAATAAAATAATTCCGATACATCAAACGATCTCCTCCAAACAAGAAATTGCTTCTTCTAGTGCATCAATTGCTGCTTCTAGGTTTTCCTGTGCTTCAGCTGAGTTTATTCCATTATCAGATTCTAGAAGGCTTTCGGGCATATTATCATATGCTTCCTGTTCTTCGTCCAATATATTTCGCACCAGATCTTCAATTTTCCGCACAGCTTCCAGGATCTTTTTTCTTCTTGCTTTGTTCATAATTACATACCTCCAGAAATTGTTGTCATATAATCATTAATCATTTGTTTTCTAGTCTTCCTTTTCTGCTTGACCAATTCTCTCTGTCTCCAATACTGGTGTTCTTCATTCTTTACAAGATGTCGGCACTCCTTCTGTAGACAATTCTTGCACTTCATCTGTTTGACAGTCATATTACAATGATGATAACGACAGTAAGCCGCCACGTTATTAGACTGAGTATGAAACAGACACTCTTTCATAATATACCACCCTTTCCCTTATTTTAAATCATTAATTTTGAATTGTCAAGATTATCAATTTAGAATATTGTGAATATTTACATTCGCATCCTCTTTTCAAATGCTTTCTTGTATGGTTCAAATTCTTTTACTTCGTCGTAACCTATTCTTTCGAGAATCTTAACTCTTTCTTCTTCATCAAGAATTCTAGTTATCTTAATTCTGTCGGCTATAACCCAGAGACGATCACCCGACTCTCTAAAATTATAAAAGCCTCCATCAGGAAGTCTATCTGTAAAACATTTCTTTGGCAGTGCTACAACAGTATTCGTATAATCTATATCCGCTGCGTATTCTACTTCACACCATACTCTCTTAAATTTCTTACCTCTTTGAGATTTATATGTGCCATCTGCACTCATAAGCCACGGCGCACTTGGCATTGTCGCACCAATATGCCACCCAGGACGATGTGCAAATCCTTTATGCTCCATAATAATCTCAGCAGGAATCCATTCATTCACCAGCGTTTCCTTTGTCTTTCCAATAAAAAGAGGGAAGAGCTTCCCGTCTTCCCTCTTTTCAAATAACTTATATCCCATTCTTGTTTTCATAATCTTACCTCCTTATTTCAGTTGCAGAGTTTCAAGCGGCGGCAACTTCCCACCACGTCTTACACCACGATCATATTCCATATCAATATAATCCTGATAGTCTTTTATTATCTTTTCAGGAACTTTAATTCCATATTCCTTGCATTTCTCTAGCGCCCATACGGTTGCATAATATTCTTCTTCACATCTTCTCATGCCTGTTGTAGTAGTTTCAAGATGCCCAATTTCATGCAACAACGTAAATGTACTCTGCACACTATTTGCAGCTTTCCATTTACACACCCTTCTTTTCTTTACATGTGCATGTGTTCTCCGCCAGTCATTACTACATTTAGATCCATCGCATAAATCCACTCGATATTTCTTAACTATATCTGCCTGAATTTCAGCATATTTCATACTCCGACATCCTTTCTTTATATTCTTCATAGCCTTCTTCAGTCAAAAATCTCTTAGCTTCCTTAAGACTAGCTACCGTAATTTCATGTGTATCAAGATTAGTTTTAGCAATAATAGGAATGTATTCGTTATTGCCAATCCATTTTCTGCCTTCAGAGAACATCACTCTTCCGCGCTTCCACTTCTTACCGCCACTTCCGTTAGAATACTGATAACCTCTAACTTCCTTCTTAGTTTTCATTACTCAAACCTCCATTCATCGGGAAACATTCTCCAACCTGCATTTATCATGTCTTCAAACTGAATGCAATAGCACTGATTCTGTTCGTAAGAATCTATATTGCACCATAAATTTCCAGTAAGCCTCTCATATCTTTCTTCTGCCTTTTCCCATATCATTTCAACAAAATCAAGATGTTCCATATTTTCACCAGTTTTGACGTTTATAAATTTTAACATTATTTATTCCTCCTTTTGATTACCAAAGATTTTCGCCAAGTACTTGCAAATTGCAGCCCTTACTGTTTCCAGTAATAGGAATCCAACGCTCACCATAACCGTCAACACAAAGGACCATATATGCCTCGTCGCTCGTCCATCTATTCTTCATGACCTTATACTGAACACCATCCCAACCACACTTTGCCTTAGCGACTACTTCGGACAGTAGACTAATATACTCTCGCATGTCTTTTTGTGCGTCGGTATATTCTGACTCTGAAATCTCTACATAACCCTTATCTCTGAGACACCAACCATAAGTATAATTTTTCATATTCATTCCTCCTTACACATTCAATGTCTGAGTTTCAGTCATAATAACGAAGCTGCAGTTATATTCAAAATCATAACTATAACCAGTTGCTCCAGGCGCAACTTCATATCCAGAAGTGTCAAATACACCAAAGTATTCACACTTTTCCATATGATTCATATCACTAAACTCCCAGAATTCATCTTCGTTTTCAAACTGAAATACAGAGATTTTATCTGCGGATTCACCACGGAATACCCAATCGGATTCAAATATCTTTTTCATAAAATCATCACCATTCATTTTGTATTGTTAATGCTGATGGAATACAACTGCCTTAAGTTTCTTAGACCAACATGCGCCGCAAGCAGAACAAGTAGATTCCCTTCCAGGACACATAAAAGCGTTCTTAGGAATTTCAGGATTCAACCTCTTATCATCAAAATCTACATATGCTACACCAAGTCCATGAGGATTCGGAACGTCCCACAACTTATCCCATGCAGAGAACATGATATTAAGATTATCGGGCAGTTTTCCGTTCTTGTCAATGTAATCGTTTACCATTTCGTACTGCTTAGTAAAGGCCATGTACTTTGTGTTAGGAGTCTTATTACACACATCCACAAGTCTTACAAGGAAGGCCATATCAGGAAAATCACCGCTATCAAAAATTCTTACCTTGGGAAGTCCAGAAAACTTTACCTTGTAGTAAACCTGCTCGAAGAAATTATCGGGATCGTCATAATACAGTCTCAGGTTTCTGTAATATGCCGCCTGCACAGTTGTCATCACCTGAAATCCCTTATTCGCATAACATGTTGCTCTACAAGGTGCGTCACTACGACATACACAAGTAGGAAATGCAAGATTCAAACAAGCCTTACCAGTTTTGCTATTGTTATTATTCATATTAATTTCATTGCTCTTATTGGCAAGAAGGTCAATATACTCCTGACGGCTCATCGTGAAATCCTTTTTCTGTTTCATGTTATTACCTCCTTATTCTTCTTCCAATTCACTTATATAATCCTGTAGATTCCATACGAGAGACGCTGCATTTTCAAGATCGCGAATAGTTCTCATTGCGTAAGGTTCCTTTTCAGAAAGTTCCTTCATCTGAGATTCAAGCAGTTCAGCCACAAAAGCAATTGCATCATCAATTTCACACGCAACAATCATATTGCGCTTCATAATATTGTCAAGATCCATTCTCTTCATATTTACCACCTATCTATTGTTCTTTTAATGTCTCTATCAAACGGTTCATATTCCAGACTAACTCCATATGCCATATCAATAGCTTCGAGAATCATGTCTTCAAATCCTATAAGTCCGTTCCAACACAGATATTCTGCAAGAAAATCTTTGCCAGACATATTCAGTATCTCTTCATCAGGAGTCGTGTCATCCTCGTCATATCCAAGGCGCTGGCGCATTTCCTTCATTACACATTCAGGTACCTCAGGATGTTCCATGATAAAATGCTTAATATCCATTATTCTTCCTCCTCATCGTCATCGTCCAAACATGTAACTTCTACATCGTCATACATTGTGTTGGCAACAGGGTAATGCATATCTTCATCAAACTCTTCATATCCCTTTTCAAATGCCATATCATAGTTATCTGCCTCGACTTCATATGCGTGACACTGAGTAAAAATTACGACATACTTTTTCATTCGTTTTCCTCTCCCTTATATACTCCAATAACATGTTCATGAGTGTAATCCTCACAATCAGAATCTGCCCATACAAGACAATCTACAAAGTCATCATCACGTTCAAATTCTATTGTCTTTCTATTGACATGATAATGTGGTCTCACCAGACAAATATCCTGCACTATATAATTATTATTATCACAAATATAAACACCAAGTTCAGGTGGAATTTCTGGTTCGTTCATATCCATGATTTCTGCGATAATTTTATATTTGCCGAACGGAATCACAAGTTTGTTTTCCATTATTCTTCCTCCTCTTCGGGATAAATTACATCCAGAATATACTCAAACCCAAGCATTTCAATCTCGCTATCATTGAACCCAAGATAATCCAACGTGTCATAAGTCTCTCCAATACTTGCATGAGTTTCTTCAATCCATTCGATACATTTCTTGAGCAGCTTTTCCATCCTCCGATAGTCAATTCCATTACTACTTAGAAATACTTCTCTCTGAATATAAACCAGCAAATCGTAAGTTTCAATTTGCGCCAGTTCCCTTGCACACTCAAAGATTGCTTTTTCAAAATCTCTTGTCATGAATAGAAACTTGCCAATTGCTTCTGCCGCGTCATGGCGATCATCTATTGCGTTTATCTGGTCTTCATACCATGCTTCGTCTCTAAATGTGCTTTGTCCATATTCAGCAATGTACTGAATTGCAGTTCGGAAAATAATGTCTCCCGAGCATCCATACTTATTTCTGATAGTATCTAACTTCTGTTTGGATTCTGTGTACTTCATAATTAAACCTCCTTAATGTACAATCATCTTCCACAAGTCAGCAATTATATCATGAATTGCGTTTACGATTGCCTCTTTATCGTCAAATTCTTCATCTGTGATGTAACCGAAATCTCTTAAGCTAATCTGTTCTTCATCATCGATTGTAATAACTATTCTTGTTTCGTTCATAATTAAATCCTTTCTTTTAAATTAAAATGGTAATGTATCAAACGGCAAATGTTTATCACACCATCTGTATAACCTCGGAAAGTGTTCCATCATATAAGCCCAGAAATTCCATCGTCTGGTTTCTCTTTTATATTCTTCATTGCCGTATTTCATAGTTTGACCCCCTATTTCCTTAAATATTATATACACTCATGAATTTTGTAAGCTCTCTTTAATAGTCTCATGTTCGAGCTGCATGAGCCTGTTACCCAGATCTTGAACCTGGGGATACCCAGGTTGTGGATCTGGGTTACAGGGGTTGTTGCAGCTTGGCTGAAGTTAATTCCCTTGTGTATATTGGCGCTTATACCCAACGCACTCTGTATTTCTGTAGATATCTCTTTATTAGTTTCATATTCTGATCCTGCTGAGAAAGTTACCAGCAAGGAAGCCGGTAGATAGACCGGCTGTAGTGCTGGTAAATTGAGCTTACAAAGGATCATAATTGAATTGAAATACCTTGTGCGTTTACAGTATCTATCTGTACTATGTTATTTTACTTTACGCCAAGTTCTACCATTCTCTTATTGAAGTCAAAGTTGTTATCCTTAATAACCTTCTTCATAAGAGCAAACATTCTCCATCCTTCTCCCTGATATTCATCAAGCATTAGATTGAGATAATACTTTGCAGCAAGTCCGGTGAGTTCAGCTCCATTATCATCAATATAACAATTATGAAACATCACCAGATTCTTAAGAGTATAATAAGCGCCCTCTCCTTTGAAAGCATCAATCCATGCTTTACTCTTAGGAGTGTTATAAGGAAGCTTAATCATATCCTTCATGAAGTCCTTAAGATAACTATACAGAGAACTGTAACTAGCTGCGTACTTGAAATACATAATCTTGCTCATCAACGGACGATAAAGTTTCTTGTTGAGGTCTTCTACAAAGATATCAGTTCCCTTCACTCTCTTATAAGGAACTCCCTTACACTTCTTAGTAGGAAGTTTATCCACATAATCCTTCAGTTTTTCCACATAGTCACATGCTACGTCAATAACAACTTCCTTAGTAAAGAAGTGGCTTCTCTCGTCAAGACTTTCCTTGTCGCTGATTTCAAGTCTGCTAAGAACTTTCACCTCTTCAAGCATCATATCAAAAGTATACTGATAACTATACATCCTGCGAAGACAATCGGTATAGCCCTCGTCTCTTCCATCATAAGACTTGTAGTTGAGCATCTGGAACATCTGAGCCATAACAAATCTTCTGTGAAGCTTAGTGTTCCTTACATATCCATTAGCAAAAATCTGTTCTGCAATAGGATCAGGTTTATTAGTAACAACAACAGGCTGTCCATCTTCGTTAATCACCACAGAAATAGTTGCGCCGGGTTTAAGTCCCTGAGGAAGATCGATGTTAAAATACTTTCCAGTGTTAATACCTGCGTTATTAAGTTTTTCCATTCTTTCTTTTTTGTTCATCATAATATCATTCTCCTTATCTTTTAATTATTTATTATCCACTTCTTAAGTATTACCAAGTCAGGATATCCCTTAGACTGCCAAAACCATTTTCCAAGCCTATCTTCATCCCATACAAATTTCTTTTCCAGTATCATGCACAAGATATAACCTTCAAGTCTAGCTCGTGCAATTTCTCTCCTTTCTGCTTTCATTAGCTGAACATCTGAAATTTCTTCAATTGGAAGCGCTTTAAAGTATGTACGTCTTTTCTTATCACTCCTTTCACTCGGTAATGAAACCCTGTAAATGCTATACAGAACATGAATACAACCAAGAATCAACTCCATTCCTATGAGCGGAGATGTTTTGCTATCGTAACACAAATATCTTGATGCATCGTATTCTCCCTCCTTAATTAGAAAGTCTTTACCCACCTTCATAGTTCGTTTCTCAAAGTCAATGTGAAATGTTTCTCCATTTGAAACTCTTTCGACCAACTCCTCATAGATTGTCATATTTACCTCCTTTTTTTGTTAGATGCTCAACAGTTACGGTATATATCTTTATCTGTCTCATATGTCCTGAAGCGAGAAGCCTAAGACGACGCGGCTTCCCGTAAATAGACGGGTAGGAGCGTCGTATTGGGCTTATTATAGCTTCAGGAAAATTGAATTAACTGCCTTGCTATCTATTGGTATACTCCATAGGTTACTCATAATATTGGTGCGTTCCTTTACTGGATTCATATTGCACGCAATTGCCAGATTTGAGGCCACGAAACCAGTCGGATATGACTCATGTTTCTGGCCTCCAATCTGGGTTAAATAGCGTGAGATTGAATTTTTATTACCTTGTAACCTGTCGCCGCACTATGAATTTAAATTACTCACAGCCATGATGCATTTCTTTATTGGTTTCATATTAGGAAGCTTATACGCCCAAGGTGCGAGCGTGATCTGCACGAATTCCTGGTTATTGGCGGAGATCCGCCGAGAGCCTGGAATTAGTGCGAATATGCTCGTACCGCCCCAGTTATAAGCTTCACAATTAAAATTAGCTGCCTTGTAATTTACCGTTGCATTACACTTGAATTACTCAACAACGTTGGTACATTTCTCTAACTGTTTCATATAAGAGGCAAATGCCTGCTGAGGCGGGATACACTTGCAGATAGGCAGTGGTGTATCCCGACAGAAGCAGGTCTATTCGCCTTCTATTGAATTCCGTTGCCTTGTAATTCGCTGCTGTACTACAGAAGATGTCATATGGTTCTTACCAAGGTGTCATATACAGCTCGGTTTGTTATCAGCGCATTCTTCATACACCTAAGACTCAGAAAACCTTCGATTTCCTTATCTGTCTTATTTCTATTAGCTGCCACATTCTTACCCGTACCTCTTAGGATGGTGTAATCTTCTTTATCATTTACACTACCAAGACCTCCAATCTTTTTCTTATTAGTTGCGCAAGCTCTAATAGCATCCATCACAAACTGATTCAGAACATCAATATCTCTTTCTACATTGATGATAGGAAGTACTGATGTTGCCCATGAATACTTTCCGTCACCTCTGTAAAGATAAGACTGAACCTGATTTAGTGCTCGCTTCATAGAAATATTACGCTGTTTAATGGTCCTCGCTTCAATCTCTTTCTGGAAACTCTTGACGCGAGACTTTGCAAGCGTAATTTGGCTTCCTTTGATATTAAAACCAAGAAACTTAAACCATCTATCTTTCGTAAGAATCTCTACCTTCTTAGGATTAAGTTCAAGCTCCATCTCATTAAGCATCTTCTTGATGAGCACATGTGCCCGTTCCCATTCATTACCCAGCGCCAACAAGTCATCAGAATATCTTACATAGTAAACATTCATTTCACTTATTGTCTTGTCAATAGGATAAAGCACTGCGTCTGCCAAGAAACTTGCTACGGCGCAACCCTGCTTTAGTGACTGATAATGTTCTATGAGCTCTCCGTTGATATCAAAACACAAATCTGCATGATAGTATTTTCTTACAACATCGATTATCTTAGACTTGCCAACCTTAGATTCCATTCGGTCAAAGATTTCATCAATATACCTAATAGGAACTCTATCAAAGTATTTCGTCAAATCTGCTTTAAGACCAACTTCACGAGTCTTTGTGTTTATCACCTGCCTTGATACTTCCTGCACTATCTTGCCGCAACCAATACCGCTCTGGTATGATTTGCAACTCTTATGGATAAACTCAGGAAACATCTCAAAGAACAAGTTGTTCGCAATGGATAAGAAGATACGGTCAACATTCTCATTAACATAAACTATTCTCATATCTCCATTGTCTTTGGGAATCTGTGCTTGATGTGGTGGTGCTATCTCATAGTTATCAGTCACAATTGCGTTATACAGCGCAAGTCTAATTTCGGGAGATGTAAGCTTCCTCAATTCTCCCTTGTCTATGTGTTTGTCTACACCAATTTCAAGTGCTTGTTCCCAACGTTCTGTCTCAAAAAACTTCTGCAACAGAATATCCACGTTTACACCTCCCATTCATCTTCTAGAGGGCACAAGAAATTCTGTATTTCTGACAATTCACAGCCCTCGTACTCTGAATTATAAAACCCACATCTAAGACAAGGATTCAGTTCTCTATAGCATGCATGAATCATATCTGGTGTTTCAAGATTCTGATTTTCTTCAAATACTTCCTCATGATTCATCTGAATATGACTCCAGAGTTCCTCCTCTCCTACTTCAGAAAAAACTCTTTTACTATATGGTCCAAATATTGCACCACAAAACCTACACTTAAACATTCCCTTTCCCTCCACCCATTAATCTTGTACTGTTATGCAGGCTTACTTACTACATAACCACGACGTTCAAGTTCTTCAATCATGTCTGTCGTTGAAAGCTGATCCATGGACATAACCTTAATTCCGTATTGCATTTCGACGACGTTGTCTTCTACATGAATAGTACCGAAGTCATCACTATCTTCGCCTTCCCATGTAATTTCTCCATTAAGAACATATCCAAGAGGTTCGAAGAAGTGATTGATAAGATATTCGAGCCATGCTTCATAATCATAGAATTTTTCTGCTCCATCCCACGTAAGATTTCCCTCTTCATTAATCATCCAATCACACCAAAGTCCTGGCTGAGTTCTTGCAGGAGAATTGCCATTGAGTACGGAAGTATCTACACGTTTTCCATCATAGGAATAACTGTGATTTTCACCTCCAATAAAATATTCGCCCTCTTCACCGAGCTCTCCCTTGAAGCACTGGTCTTCCCAATTAGGATACTGCTCCTTAATTAACTCTGGTGACCTCTTCATGTGACGAATTCTGTTGAACTCGTTGATATATTCAACGAGCCAACTTTCAACAGGTTTATTAAAGTATAAACTTCCATTAAAATATGTACTATATCCCATAATTACATCTCCTTTATTATATTAATACCATTCGTGATAGAACAATGCCTCATCATCAGTAGGATCTTCTGCGGAAACATTCTCATCAAACAGCTCATTCATTTCGGCAATTACATTTGCGTCAAGTATGTAGTATCCACAATTCTCCACATCTTCAAGAACATCATAAAACCAATCCTGCAGGTCATAATGTTTGCGCCAATATGCTTCCTCTTCTTCAAACCAAATGTAATGAGGAACGATTTTAGTAATAGTATATTTCTCTTCAATCTCTTTTCTACTAATGAATTGACCTACATATTCATCATTATCATTGCAGCCAGAGATTCGTATTCCATCATAAGAATACATTCCGATAGATGATTTTGGCGGAAGATTATAATCTGCAATCATCTTCTCTTTGTCATAATAATTTGTGCGTACATTCCTTGTTACAGTGTATGGAAGGAGCTGCTCAAGCAGCGCATCACTTTCTGCCTCTTCAATATCCACAAAACTGTAGCCCATGCTAGAAAGTTCTTCGGTGGTATATACTTTATCTTCAAGCTTCGGTTTTCTTACACGTCTAATCCACATATCAAGTCCCATAATTACATCTCCTTTCTTTTTACTGGATAAAATCCCTGGTCAGGATCTCCATAACTCTTGCCATCACATTCTTCATAAGTTCCATTATAACTAGCGGATACAAGTTTTAACGGATACTTAAGCGAATCAATTTCATTGTCGTAACAACCAATATCAATTCCAACTATTCTGTTGTGAAATGTGTGCTCGTCAATCTCTTTCATTAATGGAAATTCTCCATTCCACTTCAAACGGTTTTTTATAATGCCTTCCTTAAGCATGCATTCTACTGGACCCCGATTGCTACGATTTTGATATACGCGCTCCTGCATTTCCGCATTCCAAAAAGCAAGAAGCTCATACATGTCGTATTTAGGTCTTCCATCCTCTTTCATTCCGAGATACCCATAATCTTGATAATAGTCTTTAATGAAACCACCACCAAATTCCTTTGGTATCAAACACTTAAAAGGCGCACCATATGCTATATTTACTATCTTAGTGAGATTATCCGCTTTGAGCCAGCTAAAACTTCCCATGTTATATATCCTTTCTTTTATACAGCAATCTTCTTATTTACCAAAGTTGTAAACTGATCAAACATTATATGCCCATCCATTATCTTGCCCCAACGATTTTCTTCATAGGTTGCAGTTTTACGTCCAGGAGTCGAATGAGTAACAACATCGCTCATTGCATTAATTGCCTTCCATGCGCTTCCCTCAAACTTCTGAATGTCGGGCATATTGTATGCATTCCAGTATCTAGTCTTAAACTGGAAAATGTTATTTCTCTTCACATCGCTGGCATTTTCATCGACAGGGAACATCTCATTGAGAATTTCTTCGATCTGTTCTTCATAAAGCTTTGCATTTGCAAGACGGTCAGCTTCAATATCAAGATTAACCATGTACTTATCTGCCATCTGCAAACACATTTTCGCTTCTTCAAGCTTGGACTGCATATCACCTACATGCTTAGTACTCCAAGATCTCTTTGCCTGTGCAAGTGCCATATTAAGAGTATTGTTGCACACAATTCGAATCGGAGTCAGACCAACTTTGATTGCGCCAGTTCCATCATGACTGTTGCTGAAGAACATATAAGGTTCAACATCGTCATCAAGCACCTTCTGCGTAGGCATCTTAGCAAGCAGCCAAATCTTTCGACCACCGCAAAGGGAACCTGCAGTTTCGTACCTTACAACTCCGTTTTCCGTTTCACCTACAATTGCATCAGTAAACTCAAATGCTTCTGTATTCTGAACAATCTTATAGCGGTCACTTACAATACCGAGGATGGAACCATCAGAGCTACGTCTGTTTGCCTTATAGCCAGGAATCAGAAGTCCTGCGTCGGTATATACGGGAGTCTGGTCTACAGTCCAGTCAAGTCCTGCAAGACGAAGTGCATCTTCACTAGTCGGTGCTTCCCATATCAGTCGAGTATGTTCTTTAGTTTCTTCATAGTGCCAAGGCTTTACACGACCTGCGCTGAACATGTATTCTACGTTGTGTGCCATTATTATATACCTCCATTAATCTTGTGTTGTATTAACCGTAATAAGTTCCAACAATGCGACGAATATACTTTCTGTAGTCAAAATTATCCGGTAGATATTCGCTCAGCTTTTCTTTGAATTCATCGACAAGTTCGTCCATGTTGTTATAAGGTGCCTTAAACAACGTAGCATAATGTTTTACCGGCACGTAATATATAGAATCATTGTTGTATACCTCTCCAGTATTCCATATGTTGATTCCCTTATCATCGATTTCCATTGCTTCGCCTGTAAATTCACTGATATACTCTACAATTCCATTTTCATATATTGCAATCCAGTAATCGGTGTAATTTTCATCATAGTCTTCTTCGGTATACCAGTCAATTGTCTTAGCTGCAATAAGTTTGAGTGATTTATCTGTCATCAGTAGACCATAATCGTCAACTGCATAATCTCTCATACTCATAGTTAATTCCTCCTTTAATCCTCAATAATCCATTCTTCTACACATACCTGATGACTTTCATAAAACTCATCTTCGCCAAACGAAACACAATAGTAACCTATCTGATCATCTTCTTCAATCCACGTTGCACCAGATTCGGCATTTTTATATTCTTTAATTTCTTTTACAAATCTCTTTTTTATCTCCTTAAATTCCTCCTTTGCCTTTTGAATGGCTTTGTTTCTGTCGTAAAAACAGCCTAACTTACGTTGTTCAAATGAGAAATCATAATCTAATCTATCTGTACTTTCTACGGTATATACTTTCATTCATCATCCTCCAATATATCATAAAATATTACATCATTCTTTGAGGCTTCCCTTAGCACCTCGATATCATATTCTTCATAGTCATCATAATCGAGATTAAGTTCTCCATTATTGTAAAGCTCTGTTACTTTTGCTAAAGCTTCATCTTCATTCTTTGCTTTAACAACCCACTCTCTTGCCAGTGTTTCTGTCACTTTTACTACGTAGTATTCCATGATGCCCTCCTTACCAGCTGCTCACATAGTAAATCATCTGAGTATCAAAATCCGTTGTTTCAAGTACTTTGGTAATGATATCAATTGTGTACTTAATATCATCTACATAATACTCATCATAATCCGTACTTCCAAAGAAGAATCCACAAGTACTCGGAAGCAGTTCTTCTGCGACGCTAGAATCTTTTACATACTGGCCATCTTCCATGATGGGATTACGAGAACCATCTTCATTAAAAGTATATCCATTAGCAATCTTTCCGTTGACAAGCTCGCAACTATCGAGTACTCTCTTGCATACATCAAGCAGTTCTTCAAGAGTTTCCTTAGTTACTTCGTCATGGTAACAACAATCATCCACACCATCCTGCACATTTTCCACAAACCAATTGTGAATCTGATTTGCTTTTCGCCAGTAACCAACCTCTTCAGAAATATGAATTCTTTCAAAGCGCCGCTCGACATCCCATTCAGGGCAGTCAAGTCTAGCATGCTTCTTGTAGAATCCCATTACCTTGCCTTTCGGTACATCTTTATAATTAATACCGCACCATTTTTCTAACGTACAATTACACTCTTTCCTTTCCTTCTTGCGTTTCCAGTCCAGATAAGATTCGATTGCGTTAATCTCACGAGGAGTAGTATTACCATAACGAGGCATTCTTTCAAGATACATATCAAGTCCCATATTCATTCTCCCTTCTAACTATTAAGTAAGTTCAAATATCTCATTTCCACATCTGCAAATATCGTCCACATTTCTCAGTTTCTCAACAACATCATCAAGATCTTCAATGGCAATCTCGCTGATATCATAACCAACATCAACTATATCATCCAAAGTCTTTGGCTCAAATTCGTCATCACACTCCTGCATTTCTCTGTTGTACTCCTCCAGAGATTCGTAGTAGTTATAAACTCCATTGCAAACTGTTTCATCATCAAGGTAAATATCCAAATCACCTTCACTCATAGATTGCATGCTGTTCATTCCGTCTTCGCTCAATGCAATCAGACCATAGTTTCTGCTAAAACCTCCCTTTATAAAAGTTTCATTTGGATACATTGCTTGGATGAATTCAAACTCAGCGCTGCCCTCACCGCCATCAATACCGCCTCCGTTGACTTCACAGAATCGAACAAGCCTAAGTTTCAGTTCCTTTTCACTTTCATCTTCATGGTTGTAGATACATTTTACAATAGCTTGCGCTTTTAAGAGTGCATCATAACTGTAAGCTGACCAGTGATAGTAGATTTTACATAACTCTTCTCCCATATTATGTATTGTTACAACAAGTCTTTGCCCCATTACCATTCCTCCTTAAAAATATATTCTACTTCTTCATATCCATCAGGAGCATTTCGCTCAATGGAAATCACATCGTTTGCCCACGTTCCAACATCAGGACTGTCGCCATGATAATCACCACCGCCAAGTCCGTTACCAATTACGGTCAGCAAAGGCAGAGGATGAATACACCAACCATCATTAACGCAGTTATTATAATAATCATCGCAGTTGATATAGATTTTCTTTGTGTGGTTTACAAGGAACAGTTCATCAAGATACAAGGGGTCCCACTTAAGGCCAATACCCTTTCCTTTCCATGCCTTAATGCAAAGTCTTGTAAGTTCTTCCTTTTCAATTCCATTAGTAGTATTTGCGCTGTCAGCATAATCGCCAACCCATACAACCTTCATAGGATTACGGAGCAGTTTCCTGCAAAGTGTAGCAACAAATGCATTCTTCCACCAAGAATGCTCCATAAGCTTCGCCATAGTATATTCGCCATCTACATCTCGGTTATAAACTCTTTCAAAACCTTTCGCGCTAGTAAGAATAGGCCTGTAATACTGTCCCATTTTTATTCTCCTTTCTATTACCATCCATAAGCTTTTGCCACATACGGATGCAGAGACTTTGTGTAGTAATTGAGTCGCCAAGAACTTATTAGTTCTCCGTTATAAATTGCATTCAGCAGATTATCAATATTACGATCTTCACGAATGACTCTGTACAGAATGAGATTTGCTCCGTCATGATATATGCAGTTAGCTCGAATATTATATCCATCGCTGTAATATTCGTTATAGTCCTCAGACATGTTAAAAATTTCATTTACGTTACAACCCAGAATTTGATATCCTTGCCTACGTCCATACCAAAGACCAAGGTCTGCAATTGCAATAATACGACCTTCTGTTTCGATATTGAGATTCATACGCTCATCGTCCAGATATTGCGCAAGCGTTTCGTCAATGTATCTCCACAAATTCTCTTCGTTTTCTATGTCTTCGTCCCATCCGTTGATTTCTGCCGTTTCCTTATAACCTTCTTTCCAGTCTTCAGGGTTAACAAGCACATTACTCCAAATGGTTCTGTTTTTCATGACTCATCTTCCTTCTCGCATTAATTTTGTATTGTTATTGTAGGACCATATTAGACGGTCCATGCTCCAATGTACAAATATCCACCGGAATCCTTATCATCTGCCTCGCAGTGAAAATAACCTGTATCAGAATCAATGTTGAGGTTCTTTGTCTTTCCCTTTTTGATACATTCGTTCAGATGTGGCATTGCAACATTATTGAGCCACCAGAAGAAATCATCCATACTCTTAGAAGTTTTATCTCCCTCAAAATTCTGTCTGCCCATGGGAATATCGATTTCTCTTGTTGTGATGATCGCTCTTGCACCCCACCATAATTCAGGAGTTTTATTTTCAGGGTAAATTCCAAATCTCATATTGTTACCTCCTATCATTCACTAATTTTGTTTCTATTATAACATCATTCTTGTTTATTTGTCCCTCCAATCTCTTAATTTTTTCTTTTAAGTTTTCATATGCGATAGTCGAACCAATCATGCCAATGATGATTAACAGGAAACTAAGTTTCCGTATCAATTCGAAATTGCCAGCATATGTAGTCATGTACACTCCTAGAATACTAAATTGTAATAACACTATCATTGCATCACTCTCCTTAGTGTTTCATTTGCTTTCTCCTTTATTTGATAATACACAGTTCCTTTTATAACTTCTTCAATTGCGCATACTGAACCATAACAGCCATCTATACCATACTCACAGCTTTGATATCCAATACATGCTTTACCATGACAAGGGGCTTCCTGTAAGAGATTGTCGAGTTGTTCATAAAGTATATCGTAGTTTACCTTTGCCATTTACGTTACCTCCGTATCAAATCCTAAGTCCATAAGAAGTTCACGGACAACTGCAATGCCGCTACAATATTTGGCATGCAAATCTATTTCCTGTCTAAGTGCTAGTTTCCTTGCTTTTAAATATTGATAACGAGCAAATGTAATATTCTCACCACGTTCAAAATCTGCTTTTAGTTGTTCTCGTGTTACCTCGTCAAGCTCTTTCTGTAGAATCTTTGAGGTAGATAGTTCGTCTCGGTATAGCTCAGAAACTTTATCAATGATTTCCTTCATTTGCATTTATTCTACCTCCATTATTAGTAGTTAGCATCTCTTAGATTGTCTGCTTGCTTTGGCGTTGTAACAACAATTCGATTGTCGTGCTCGTACTCTCCAGAATGAATCAATTCTTTAACTTCATCGTATGTGACAACAGTTCTGTTATAAAGAATACAAACTTCCTTTTCTGTTCCACTTATGATTTCTCCATCCGAGTTAGAACAGCCAACTGTAAAATCAATTCTCATTATATTCTTCATGTCACTTTACCTCCGTCCATCCGTTTCGCTCAATGATTCGTCTCATGTTAGCTACACCAACGGGGTTCATACTGTGAATTCGGATAGGATAGTTGCGGCCAGTTTCTTCGAGCCAGTCAAGGAGTTTTATGTAATCACCGCCACCAAATCTTGCGTAGTCTCCTGCATCATGGTCTAGGTCAATAAGTTCTATTGTTTCCCCAAGAACTTCTTCAAAAAGTCGTATAGTACTCTTGGAATCGGATACGCTACGACACCATATATATTCCTCAGGCGCAGGACGCACATCATCAACCCAAAGTTTCATTTGCCTTCTCCCTTCTAGTAAGCACACACTTGTTGCAAGCATAAACTCTTGCAGGTGAGACGATAGATTCCTTAGGATAGTCGGTATCAAGAGTAACGATATACTTCACAGATACGTTTGTCTTGCAGAATGCACATCTGTTATTGTATCTGTTACCTACATAGACGAATTTAGTTACACTCATAACATCATTCCCTTACCATTCGTATGCACTTAAGTTCCACGCATGTCCCATCTCATAATAGTATCCATGTTTCTTAAAAAGCTTAAGAAACTGGTCTTCGAGCTTAACCCAACCATTTACAGATGCGTTAAGCACTGCATAGAGTGGGCCTTCAAAGCTCATGGAAAGCGTGTCAGGATTTGCGTATTCAAAGTAGTCCAGAGGATTCTTATCATCGTACTGGTAAAGATCCTCATCAATTTTCTTGCCAGGAACACCATGCCAGTCGGGCCATGAAGCGAGTGCAATTCCGTTGAAGTAGATACAGTTGTCACCCCAGAGATGATGTTTCTTACACCATTGGTAGATGTCTATTGCTAACATTTCGTTTCTGTTATCCATGTTACACCTCCTCAATTCTTTTCCAAATAATATCCAACCAATATCGCTGCTGTAAAACCTGCAATTCCAATTGCGTACCAGAGTGTACCAGAACCGAAATCCCTTATCAGCCAACCAATTGAAAGACCCAAACCTATGGGACTAATAACTCTCATGATGAAACCAATGAGCTGCTTAGTAGTCATAGCAATTCTCCTTAAACTCAAACATTCCATTGCAGTCGTAAATAGTACCTTCTGCCTTAATTCCATTCTGCTCTGCAAGATATTCTTCATCCAGCAGCCTATCTGCCAGTTCTTTTAGCAGTTCCTCATAATCATCGCTGCTAAAACAAAAAATGATTTTATTAAGGATTCCTCTTGCCTCTTCTGTATGGTTATCGAGCCAGTTTGCATAACTTGACAGGTCATTTGCCCAACCATCGAGACAATAAGTATTATCGAAAACATCGCCGTCATTATACCACTTGTAAATCAGCTTATTAACAGCGGTGACTATTTGCGTTGCCTTTGTAGTTCCTTCTCCTCTTGTGGGCAAATACTTATCGACGATTCCGTCAAATTTATCAAAGTAACTCCAGTCAATTGCCATCTTCTATCTCCCTTTCTGCTTCTTCATAGGTATCTGCACTGCAATAGAATTCGCCATCTATATAGACTTCATAATGTCCGTTAATCGGAATTATCTCCATCTTCATCCTCCTCATCCACACCAAGGCCGCAGTATTCTCGACACTGAGAACTGCTTTCAGCACCATAGGGACAATAACCTGTGTTGCAGGGATAATATTTAGGTTCCATTGTTATTCGTCTCTCTTTCTGTCAAATCTATATGGGTCATCTCTGTCTTGATATCCATTTACTGCCCAGAAAAGATAGTTTTCCCAGCATGTTTCACAGTCACATTCAGGTTCCTCGCCCATATTGCAATAATACATTCGGTTATCAGGCGGACACTCGTCATGGAGAATCATAAGGGCAAGTGAAAACATGTCTTTCTTGTTTTCGCCGCCCCTTATCGCATTAATTGCCATCTGTTATTTCCCTCACTTAATGACTAGTTCACAGTTAACAGGATGAACGAGTGTTGCATATTCAATACGCATTGCGCTACCAGAGCATAAGTTAACTGCACTCTTACCATCGACGGGTTCTATTTTTATGAAATATTCACTGAGAAATCGAAATACACTGCCAAAGTCAAGATGTCCAAAGGGTTTCAATTCTCCTAAAGTATTGATTATCATAGCTTTCCCTTTCTCAAATGAAGTCGAAAATGTAATCGGGTTCCAGTCCAAGTTCTGCCTGCAGTATTTCGTCAAGACTCAGACAGCTTGAACCTTCCAGTGCTTCCATGATTTCCGCTCTGCAGTCCTCATATGCTTCTTTCGCTTCCTCGTAGGTGAGACCATCACGTCGCATCAGGATTCTAATTATCTCGTTCATGTTATACCTCCTTTAAAACAATAAGTTCGCTCATGAATGGATAGACAATTTCGTTGACGCCCACAAAAACATGAGTGCCATCGTTAAGTTTTACGGCATTATACATATTATTCTCTCCATCTAGCACCCTATTGGTCTTTATGTAATACTTGTTATCTCGCTTAAATGTGGTACCAGGGTTCAGTTCCTTAAATTCCGTACCTTTGAATACGTTATCAGTTATCTTCATTTCCCTTACCTCCTCCATGGGAATATCCATGAATCATACTGTTTCATTGTTATCAAACCATCACGGCACAAATAATCTACGAAAACCTCCCATTCACCTTGTACTTCATGCCAGTCATCCTTAAGTGCCTTATGGAGTCTTTCCGTTGTTCCATAGCAATTTTCTATGAACATATGTGTGGCCGTTCCCTTATACATAATATCATCCCTTCCGTTACCAACAGGTGTAGCCTTCAGGTATTTTGTAAGGATAATCTTCGATACTTATCAGCTTAACGCCATAGCCAGTTCCTTCAAATTCCTTGTCCCATTGTTCAACTTTGCTTTTTGCCATCTTCTTACTTCTTGCATAGTGAGTATTGTAGTAACCTCCACGAGGAGTGCTGACATAGAATGTAAACTTAACCATTGCGTTTTCCTTTCTGTTATTCAGATAGTATTTTATACAGGGCATTCATGATTTTAGGGATAACGACCTTGTTAATGCGAACATATTCCGTCTCATTTTTAATCGTTTCCGTTGCTGGATTCGATGTATAATGAGCACCGCCGCAATACAGCATGTCGGAATACTGACGTGCAATATAGAACGACTTCATCAGTTCGCAGATTTTCCAGATTTCCTCATCGGTGAATGGAGTTACTGCAAAGAATTTTTTGAACATATCATGTCCGTTTACGTTTCCCTTAAAGAACATGCTGTCAAAATGAGAATGGCTGTTTATGTCCCTTGACATAGAAGGATAATTGTTATTCGTATATGTTTCTACATAACCTCCTCCCCAATACCAGTCACAGTCCCATTTCGCTTCTTCGAGCCAGTAGTTTGTACCTTCTGCATCCTGACCCAAGAAATAAACATCCCTGCCAAATGCATGGGATTTACGCTTCATAAGAATATCTCCTTCCCTTATCCGTAAATCATATCGCCAAACAACGCAAGCTGCACAATAGCATCAGCAACTTCTGCGTCAATGTTACAAGTGTCGATTCTTGCGTTGCACCACCAGTTATACTCGGAACGATAGTTTCCCTCGATAGCCAACTCAATTCCCTTGAGCAGCTTTTCGAGAGTCAGTTCATAAACCTTATTCTCTTCTGCATCACGCAAAAGCAAAGTTCCCTTGCGAGAAATCTGTTCACTGGCATATTCTCCGAGGAATTCTCCCTTTACTTTCGCTTCATTGCACCAGTAGTTAATGCCACCTTCGAGGGCAGAACACATGATATCATCAATATCCTCGCTGGTTACTGCAACATGCAGATTAACGTGGGCTTTATATCTCATTTGCCTTACCTCCATGAAAAATCCTTATGCACGCTAACCCTAATAAGTTTGGTTTCCATTTCAATAGGATCATGAGTTAATCTCCAGACTTGTATAGGAGTGAAGTTAAACAATAGAACATCAAGCATTCCTTCATCAAATTCCGTTGTATCCCTTGTGGTCACACCGCATTCACGGAAGAACAGAAGCATATCATATGATTTCCCTTCCTTTACTGCGGCTTTAAGATTATCAATATCGTAGATGATATCACTTGCGTAGCATTCAGTTAGCTTTGCAGTAAGACGAATCATCTTGTCGATAACAGTGCTAATATTATCAGTGTCACTTATAATTCCCTTGTCGTAGCAGGAATGTTTTGTTATTTTGACGCTCATTTAATCATCTCCCTTTCTAATATGTCTGCACCTTCTGTAGTGTATTTTAGCAACTCATCAGGGAAGAATATAAACTCAGGATAGGTACAAAACCCACTTCGTGCTTCTCTTCCAGTTAACAGACCAAGATTATTATCGAGAAGCCAGTCGATGATTTCATTTCCGTTATTGTTGGTGTCGATAAAGGCACAGTTCTCTTCACATTTGACGCCCAGGTTTACGGTCAGATTGCTCCACGGCTCAGGATATCCGTTTTCGTGAGTGATAAGACCCACATACAGATTTCCGTTATTGATGAAACGGTTCAGTTTAAATGTTATAGGATGTTCTTTCCCGCGCTTGTTCAAGATTATTCTCATTTCCCTTACCTCCCTATCAGATACTGTCCTACTGCGACAAGACCAACGAATACAAATATGCAACATTCCCTTGCCGCTCTTAAGATTCCCTTCTTGGGTTTCATCTGCTCCTGAAGCTCTGCTAGTTTTCTTCCCAAGATTTTGTGACGCTCTATATCTACCCTATCTCTCCCTTCTATCGCGTCAGTAAGCTTCCGCATCTTCTCTTCGTAGTTCAACCGCTGGCGTTCTATTTCCCTTGCAATAACATTGTTCACGAGAACATCACTTCCGTTTCCATTGGTATGGATTATAGTCATAGCTGCAATAGGTTTCATAATTATTCTCCTTTCCATTCGTTACGCAGGATATCAATTGCTTCTTTTGCTTCAGTCAACGAAACACCATTCTTTTCATGGTAACGACGCACGGCTTCCACAAAGTTTCCCTTGAGGAAAAGTTCACTGTCGCTGATTTCGAAAACCTCAAATCCATTCTGAATCTTAGACAGCACTTCAATTGCGTTGTCTACGTTTCGCTTGGATATGAGTTCTCCATTGGGCAGTCGGCAGTAAAGCATGTTATCATCTCCCTTTATATTAATATCCATTGTTATTGAGGTAGTCAACAGCGTCGTCATATGCTTCCTTGAGTGTGTCAAAACAAGGACCATCGCACATCAATGAAAACCACATATACTTTCCCTTGTCGTTCTGAAAGAAACCAACGGTAGTCTTGTGCAGTTGTTCATTGGCTTCATCAAGAGTTATTGTTTCGCTTGCATACGGGTATTTCATAGTTATCATCTCCTTTCCCTTGAGCAAAGCCCATATTAAAACGCCCAGACTTTCGCCTAGGCGTTTTGTATAGGTTTCACTTCCACATTCTCTGCGTTGCACTACGTCTTTTGTATACCTTACACTGACGGCAATGATCCAGAATCTTTTCGCTTATACCAACAACAGTTGCTCCCAGACTCATAATTATTGCAATGCTCATTCTTTTGCATCTCCCTTCAATTCGGCAAGCTTCTTTTCTGCTTCCATAAGCTCGGAAACCGAACGCTGATATTCGGCATCCTGCTGTTCACAAATCCGTTTACGCTGTTCGACCATTTTTTCTGCTTCTGCAATTGCCTTCTGACGTTCCTCTTCTGCTTTCTGCTCTTCTTCAAGCTCGGCATACAGTTTGTCCAGTATGCTTGCTTTTTTCAGAGCTTCAGCAAGTTCCTTTTTCAGCTCTTCGTTTTCCCTCTTAAGAGCTTCGTTTTCCTTCTCGCAGACTTCAGCTTTCTTCTGATAAGCCGCAATTTCCTTTTTGAGAGCTTCAATTTCCTCTGCAGGACCAGCGAAAAGCTCATCAAGATGTTCGAGTATCTGGGAAAGGAAACAGAATTTCTTAACTCCTTTTTGCGTTAGTGTGCAGTTCTGCTTACCGTTGCATATCAAACTTATTGTACCCGTACTTACACCATAATATTCCGCTGCGTCCATTCCACTGACAAAAAACTTCCTATCAGTGATACAAACTACGGGCTTATGAGTTCCTCCATTATGAAGTCCATGTGCGTTAACGGTTGCCTTGTCGTGGATAGTGATTCTTGCCATGATGTCATTCTCCTATTCCTGCACTTAGTGCAATTGATGTCAGATATTAAGTAGGTCTTCAATGATGTTCTTAATTCGTGGTATATTACAGAGGATGTTGGAAATTATGCCGAACCCCAAGATGTACATTGTGCATAGACTTAGAAAGAACATGATAACACCTCCATAGTTTTATCATGAGCTGCCGCAATGACACAATGTCTACAGTCAATATGTCTACCAGTATAACAGCAGATATCACAACTGCGGTTAAAGCTGTAGACAGCGTATGATTTTGTCCTTGCTCTTTGTTGTCGGTCAACTCCTTCTTGTTCAAATCTTGACATAATACATTCCTCCTATTGGGTTTGTAGTATAGTTAATAAACCCATAATGGGACATCCCGATGTGGTCGAGGTGTCCTATATAGGTTTATATGGTCATATTGTAGTTGTATACCACAGATGTACTCCAAATGAACTCACCGCACTCCTTGAATACTGCATCATTCAGCTCGGAGAAGTTGTTACATTCGGGCAGAACTTCAGCATGGAATACCACATCCGTCTGTGGCATAATGACATACCTTTGGAGCTTATAGTCCCAAAGGCCGATGTAGTTACGGGTCTTAAAGGCTGTGATGTTATCGAAATCCATGGTGTTACCTCCTTGTTTTTAGACTTAAATAAGCCCATAATAGAACACTCGAACCATGCAGTCCAAGTGCTCTATATAGGTTTATTTGATGACATAGGTTTTACAGACTTGTGATATGTAAGATGTAACCTTGGTACAGCACACTACGTTTGAAAGCATAGTAGAACTCATTAGCTTCTTGCATAGTGTAGCCTGCTATGAATGTAGCTACAACGTGGTCTGATAATGTGCGGACTTGTAGTTTATACATACTGTGCCACCTCCTCAAATCTCATACCAATGTAAGCTTCTACCAGTGCAGGGTCTACCATGGCAAGCTTACAGAATGTTCTCATAGCCTGAGCAATAGACTCATGCCAACCAAAGAATTTATAGTCATGAATCATGTTGCAGAGATACTCCACGAATGCACCAAAGTCAGGGTTATCCTTGTGGACTTCCTGAGCTGCCCAGTATGCTCCACCCATTACGGCTACAGCATTGTCATGGATATCCTCTAATGATATGATGTTGAATCTGATGATATCAGGGTCAAATTTCATAATTAACACACTCCTTTCAAATGGTGTGGCGTAGGGTCTCAGACCATACCATAACGCCACCTATGGCATGGAATGTCTGGAGCTAATCCCAGACTAAGCATCTCTAAACCCCACTCTGCATTTACTCGGGCTTGTGACCGACCTCGGCTGCATTAGGGTAAGGGCAGAGTTATCCCCTGCCCCATTTAGTGGACATTAATTTTGTACTGTTACTTGGAGGTCTTCTGAGCCTTCTTAGCTGCAGTCTTCGCCCTGCGTTCCTTCCTCTTGGCTTCCGCTTCAGCTTCCAGTTCTTCCCAAGTCTTTGCCTTCTGGTCAGAGATAGCCCTAGCAAGCCTGTGTTCTACTTCAAGGCGGAATGCGTTGGCAGTGCTACGGGTTGCAACCCTAATGCGGTTGTCGGGGCTGTCAATAAGAGCTTTCTTCTCCTCGGTCAGCTTCTCAATTTCATTCCTCAGATTCTGAATAGTTTCGGGATTTACACCTTTGGTGTTTTCATACTCGGCGAGTTCCTTCTGTCTGTTGCGAATCTTAGACAGGCAAAGCTGAAGCTCAGGAGAATCAGAGTTAGCCCTTTTGCCTGCGTAGCCAATGATAAGGGTTACAAGTTCCTCATTGGCACAAAGCTTGTGACCATTCACCACACCTATTGCGGCAAGGATAACACGGACAGCATTGTACACGGCAGACTTGTCCACAGAGTCGGATTCAACGGTCAGACCGTTGTTTTCACAAAGGGCATACACAGAGTATGCGGCAGAATGCAGGTCGTTCACAAGGGCAGACCACACCTTGAGATTCTCCGCTCCGAGTTGGTCAGCATTCAAGCGGATGTTTGCATAGCGGTTGTTGTTGGTCAGGCAGTCCTGAAGAGTAGAAGCGGATACGGTCATAGTATTGTTATTCATGGTTATACCTCCTAGGGGAATTACCCCGAATTATTATTATAGTCCTATGGACTACTTAGGTAATACAAGTGTTAAACCTATATTATCTAAGTAACCCATAGTGGCATACGGTTACAAATATAGTAACCCTATGGATATACTCGGACATTGCTTTCATCCTTCCTCCCGTAACACATATAGTGCTTAACACTCCGCTTGTGTGGGGTTTTCTCCATGCGAGGTATGACTTGCCAACTCGAATCGAATCGGAATGGTAGTATCAATTAGGGGGGTTTCATTGCGGACTCCTAGCCCCGTAACCCGTGCCATGGCGGTTAACGTAAAGCTAACACATGGACTTATACACATGGGTATAACATAGTCCTATATGAAGGTTAATAACTAGTGGCATTCAAGTTAAGTATTTTTTTAGGATACTTTACGCATTATGCCCTATTAGCACATATGTATTCTTTCATCATGGTTTGTTGTACTTTCCGCAAATGAAACGGATATACCACAAATGAGTGCAAACCATAATCGTAAACTTACATATGTTTGACATTAATGCAAAACTGTCGCTTTTGTCAATGCATAGTTACAACCCTTTTTTGTTTTCAAGTTACAATATTCCCGTAAATTTAACATACCTGCAAGACTTTTTCAAGTCATACCAATACTAGGCACAAAATGCTTTTTCAAGCTAAAGCCGATTAACGCACTGGTAACAGTGTTAAATTTTCAAGAATGGTCGCTGTTGTCCGTCGTAGGTGTCATCCCCTTGATTTGACTATAATATATCACAAATTCGAGTAAATGCAAATTTTCCCGAATAGTATTCACCATAGAATAAATATACAATATATAGTGCATAGGGCTGCATAAAACCGCAATATGTTGGGGTATTTATACATTTGATATAAGGTGGTTTGCTTACAAACTGACTCAAAACTGGCCCTAAATTACCACCCCGGGCCACTTAAAACTAACCCTCATTTTCACCCTAAAATTGATCCAAATTACCCCACAAACAATCGAAAAACACCAACGATTCATTATCAAAAACCACATTTCACACCCCCATTTTTACCCTATTTTCACCTATCGACCTAACCCACAAAAAAATCCACCCCTTAAAAACACCAATGATTCATTATCGTTTTCCCGTAACCCGCATTTCCCACCTTCAAAAACACCAACAAATCATTACTGAAATCGTATACACCAATTTCTCCAACCCTCAAAAACGCTAACGAATCCTTATCGAATTCCCCGTATCACTTGACAATCCTAAATGTAAGTGCTATACTAACCACACAAAATTAATGTCAGGAGGTCACCATGAATCCATATAAATACACCCCATTTGACGAAGAAATCCTCGACGCCATGATAGCCTACAACGTTGATAAACCCTCCTCAGAAAAATTTACCCTAATAGATGCAAGAATAATAAGCCTCATCCACTCCTTTTCTTACACCGGTACAACTTGTTTTGCATCTAACCAATACCTAGCTGAAAAGTGTCTTACAACCACAGTTACAGTGCAAAAGTCTATAAACCGACTCTTAAACCATAACCTAATAGATAAAAAAATCTCCTCCCATGAAGGGAAGAGACAAAGAATTTTAACCTACAATGAAACCGCCGCAGATCAGTTTAAAACCTCCGTACAAAAGATCCAAAGTAAAGTTACTTAACTGACCAAAATTAAGTGGCTTAACTGGGCTAAATTAAGTTACTTAACTGACCAAAGTTAAGCAGCTTAACTATATTACATAAGTATTATAATATAAGTATTATAACATAAGATTATTACAAAAGAATATCGTATAAATACTACGTATTTATACTCTTAAGATTCGCAATAAAAATTGCTCATCTTTAGCTTTGTTTTTCTGGAGCTCCTGGGGGACCGAAGGTTCCCAAAAACAATTAAGTAAAAATGTATTGCGCCGCGCTTGACATTTCCAAGATTTGGTGTTATACTAACAATACAAAATGAATGGCGCGATAGCGACATGAATTAGCGGAACGGAAGTGACGCAAAATTAATGCAAAGGAGTACTCAAATGGATCTAATTTATTGCGCGTTTATTATCACTCTAATATTTATAGCTAGATATGACCTAAAGATAAACAGTACAAAATTAATGGAGGGTATATGAGAGACATTCTATTTCGCGGCAAACGCTTAGATAACGGCGAATGGATATACGGGGACTACTTTAAGCATGATAAGGTAAAGGTCTGTCTTACAACGGATGACCCGAAAACTCAGCACTGCATTATGTGCGATGGTTTTTGTGATTGGGGCTTTGAACCGCCGCGTGAATATTGCGAAGTCGACCCAGAAACAGTTAGCCAGTATACTGGATGGAACGATGGACATCAGACGAAGATTTTCGAGAACGACATTGTAGAATTTGTTAGTGGTACTACATCGCATCGCTATTTAATTTGGTGGCATCGCGAAGGCAGTATGTTGACCGCCGTTCCTCTTGATGGAATCACTTTTAATGGCTCTGATTACTGGAATGGCAAGTTCCCTCAATTTGAATATTTTACATTCACTTTTATGATGTTGGACCCCTATGGAGATTTTCGAGATATTAAAGTTATTGGTAATATCATAGACAACCCAGAACTATTGGAGGGTATAGCACATGTTTGGTAAAGCATATTTTATTGATGGTCATATTGAGCCAATTACAGGTTATCAGCCTAACCCGCAAAACACTGAACTTTATTTTATGACCCCGTCTGGACCGTATGGGTATAAAGGGTATGTTGAGATAGAAGATTTTGAAATGCAGTGTGGTAGAAAACTATTTAGCTACCCACGTCATGCGTTTTACAAATACGTTCTAGACGTAGATAAATGGGTAGTAGCAGCCGACATTGATCATATTGAAATCTATACGGAGGTACTTCACGATGCCTGATATTAAAGAAACCTGTGTCAACTATCTTGACGTAGATAACCACGCTGTCTTCAGCTCAGCCGAACGCAAGTGGATCAATAAGATCCTCAAACTTAAGGAATCTCATCCTAATGATGTAAATATTCGTCACTACCCTGACACGAACTACGGTATCATCGTAGCGGATATTCCCAAGAGCTGGCTCAAAATTTCTCCACCTCGCAATGTAAATTATACTGATGAACAACGTGCTGCACTAGCTGAACGTATGGCTGAAGCGAGAAGGTCAAAAACATAGACTTGACTATTAGAAAATCGATCCAATTTCGCGTTTTAATATCGAAGTCGATAAATTATAAGCCTAAAATATAAAAACGATTTTAGCCCGGAAAACACCGGCAATTACAATAGGAGGAAATATTATGACTAAGTACGAAATTGCACAGAAGATACGTGAACTACTAGATATGGATCTATCTGATATGATTGAAGCGGCACTTGAGTTGGCTCAGATACTCGAAGACGAAGACGACTGATTGCTAAGATTATCATGAAGGTTGGTGAAAATCATGAATAATATCTGCCGCGCAAAGCTTTATGGTACAGATGAATGGGTCTCTGGCTATTATGCCGAATGTGTTTATTATCTTGACGATGAGCTGGTCGGTGCAATTGTACCCGTAGATACAATATTATATCCTCGCTGTGAGCTTGAGAGAATACGTATAGTAGATCCCACTACAGTGTGCCGCTGCACCGGCCTAATGGATAAGAATGGAGTTCCTGTTTACGAGCATGATTATGTACGCACTATGTTTGGTCGTATCTGCGAAGTGGTTTGGTTTTCATCTCCTCAACATTGTGGTTGGGATTTAATACCTGTTGCAAACTTAAACTTCTCCGCACCGAGTAAAAATTCACTATGGGCTTCTGAATGGCTAACAGTACTCGGCAACAAATTTGACAATACAGAATTAATGGAGTGATTATCATGCGTTTTTATTTTGATATTGACGAATCCGACTTTCAGGATGAGTATGGATTAGATTTTCGAGAAACAATACTAAATCGAGTTTCAGGTGCAATTGCAGAAACTGTTTGGAATGAAGTTGCAGATCCAGACGGCTGGTATTCTGAAGTTAAGAAGCATATAGACCAGGTTCTCAAGACTAGACAGAACGAAATTGTTGAAGCCGTAATCGAGCGCGTGGCCGAAAAGATTGCCAAGAAGAAGGCTCTCGTTGAGTTTACTCCCAAGGCATCCGAGATTGCGGCGATAGATAAGGACAACATAAGTTACTTTGAAGAAATGATCGACAAGGCAATTGCTAAGAGGTTTAAGTAATGAATATAACGTGTCAGAATGGTGTTTATATTGTTAATGATACGGTGTGTATCAATGGTGAGAAGTTACCACCGCTTCCTGGTCATGCTAGATATAGTAGCACTACGGTGATAGGAAATGAAATTTTTATCAACGGTTATGAATGGAAAAATGGTAAATGGAAGCGCACACTTAGAGCCTTATGGCATTTGATATTTTGAGGTGTGTTATGGCAAGACCAAAGAAACAAATCAGTAATGAACCCGTATGGGGACTTTGCGTACAACATCCTGATGGTACATGTGGTTGGATAGTCGGAGAAGGCGCAGAAGTTATAACTTATCCAACACAAGAAGAGGCCGAAAAGGCTTTGAGACAAACGAAGCGTAACACAAAATATTCTTGGAGCCATCCAATTGAAGTCAAGGAATTTAACAAGAGGAGCTGATAAAATGAATAGCATCTTAACCCCCGAAGAATCTGCGCAGTTCGTAACTTATGGTGATCTTATTGGTATACTGCAGGAACTTGGCAAAAACTTGCAAAGTCTCGAAGAATATCGCGATGAGGATACTATAGGAGCTTTGGGAAAAGTTTTCGATACTATTGCCGAAATAGAGTATAGGCGTGTGAGAGATGTAAGGTTTTATATGTGTTTAGTCGCTGACTTTGGCTATATTCCATATGAGAAGATACTTAAGCGTTATAATAGCTGGTGCGAAGAATATGATGCGTTGAATAAAGGAGAAAAGCATGTTGAATCAAATTAATCACGAACTATTGTTCGATCTTAAATCCGAGGCACATGAGATTCATCAAACTATAGCGCAATATGAATCAAAGCTTGATGAAACAAAAGCTAAAATATTAAAACTGCTTCCGAGAGGCTATTGGTATTCTTGTGAAATTGATCCAAACTGGCATCAACCTAAAAAATATAGCATCAGAGAAATATGTGTATGTAGTAATGATATATATATAACCATTAAAGAAGTGTTTAAAAAATTACCTTGGCCTGGATTTACAGGAAAAAGTGATTATAGTTTAAACAATTTCTTAAAGCTTAAGATTTACAAAACAGCCGAGGAAGCAAAAGAAGGATATTTACATCGAATATGTCCTAAGTGTGGCGGATTTATGATGAATTCTGATCATCCGTGGTGTTCAAAGTGTTGGAGTGAAAGAGCACGAGTTATTAATGAATTTAATGATAGTCATGTTTTTTATTGTCCCTCGGAGGATAAAAATTATCACGTTGAATACGAGGATGAATTTATTTGGCAGAAAGGGTTTTGCGGCAAACATTTTACGTTGCGTAGAATGGATACTGGTGAAATTATTTATACATCAAATTTGTGGAGTTCGAGGAAAAGTAATGATTTCGACACGTTGCCAAAAATTGAATTTTTAAAAGATATAGAAGAGGATTGAACATGAAGGCTAAAGAGTTGGCAGAACAGCTGCTAAAGTATCCAGATTACGATGTAGAGTTTGATATTTGTACCGCACCTCCAACTTACGATTATCCATGGCCGCAACATCAGTCTTATAGGATTTGTGGTATTGATGGTGTGGTAAATATCAGCAAGGTAATTGTCTTAGATGTTGAGGAGGTTGAAGACGAATGAAGGCAAAGCTAATTGTTGAAGGCAAGGAATTCCCCATTGAGATCCATGATCCAGAGCTACAGAAGCTGCTTAAGCCACAGAAGAAGACTGGGTATGAACGAATAGAAGATAAAGGGCAAGATTTCTCTTGTGTTCATAATGACGGAGAAGTATCTTGTTGTACCGAGAGTTTTCTCGACTACACTGACAAACTTTATGAAACTGCAAACTATTACTCCGACAAAACCATCGCCGAAAACAATGCTCGCGCCGACAAGCTTATGCGCCAGCTGAGACGGTTTGCGGTTGAGCATAGAGAACGTAGTTTATGTTGGATTAAAGGTTTTTGTGATACTAAATGGAGTATTATATATGACTGTCCAAATGATAGACTCATACCTTTTAAACATTGGGATGTGCATGAGGCATTTGTTGTATATTTTGACTCTGAAACAAATGCAAGACTCGCCATCGAAACTTTCCACGACGAACTAATCTGGTATTTTACTGAATACAAGGACAGTCTATGAGGTGATTTTATGAATATTATTAATTGCGTATATCGTCCTGTAGAAGAATTGCAATCTGCTAAATGTCCTCATTGTGGTGCAAGTTACTATCAAGAACGTTATACGACTACTACTGCGGTATACTATCCGCCTGTTTATAAAGACGGAGTAAATATTAATCCTGATCGTAATACATCAACAACTTATTGTCTTTGCTTAAATTGCAATAAAGAGTTTAGTTATTAGATGAGGTGACAATATGAAACACAAATACTTGCGCGAACTTTTCCCGGATCGTCTCCCCTTCCCCTACGGCGAAGAAGATTACCCAGATTTTGATGACCGCGATACTTTTAGTATGGATCATACTCTTATAATGTGGCTTTACGAAAGACTGAGATTTTTTCAAGATGAAGTTTCCAAAGACATTGTTATGACTGAGAAGTTGTACATGTTCGGTAAAGAAGTCTTAATCGATGGCAAAGAAGTGACCTTAAAAGAAGCTGTTGATAGAATGGTTGAAGATTGTAAGTTGGTTTTATTGGCACTAGATAGCGTTGAAGAGGATTATGATTTAGCTGAGACAGCCAAAAATGATCTTTTTAATGTTCTTAGTAAAGTATATTGGGCAATGTGGTGGTGATAAGTATGGATAATGTAAATAAACTTATTAAAACTATCTATGAATATATAGGAGATCCAGTTGACTACGCAGAATTAATCGGTTCCCCAGTCCCCTCCACATATGGTATTCGTTATACATACGAAGATCCTGGAGATATATTACTTGCTGAAGCTGCCGAGTTACTTCGAGATCTTTCTGGCGAACTCGAACAGGTTAAGAGGGAACGAGATGCAGCACTGACAGACTTGTGGAATATGTGCTCATGTAAAAAGTGCAAGCATATAGGTTCGGTAAATGGTAAATGTGACGATTGTTGGCTAAGGACTATTCCCGGGCATTCCGAATTATCGCATCGAACACATTGGGAATGGCGCGGAATGTGTGTAGAAAATGGAGGCGTAGTTAATGAATAACGACTTGATAAGCCGAGAGGCAGCACTTGACCTTTGCATGAAAGTCGCGCTTGTCATCGAGAACGGAAGTATTCTTGTCGAAGATGTCAGGAATTTTGCATCACGAAAAATGGATGCACTCTCCGCCGTTGACGCTGTTGAAGTAGTGCGCTGCAAGGATTGCATTTATTGGGGACAGGACATTTGTAACCTGTTTTCTGAAGAGCCTGATTGTAGGTATTCCGGCAATTATGTACATACAGATTCCGAAGCTTTTTGTAGCTATGGTGAGAAGGAAGGTATAGACTATGAGGTTGATTAATGCTGATGAGTTACACACCCGTTTCAAGGAAATCTCGTTTGGAGATTTAACAGGTGACGAACTTGCTATGGTAATGAAATTTTATGACATGATTAATAATACCCCCACTATCGACGCTGAACCCGTGCGGCATGGGCAGTGGATTGAGGATGGCCCAGGTTGGATATGTTCTTACTGCGGTACTGAGTTTAAGGATGAAATCGAGTTCGTTAAGCTGGACTATGATTATTATATGCCGCACTATTGCCCCCACTGCGGTGCGAAGATGGATCTGGAGGATTGAATATGGATGGTGTAACAATTTTATCTGAATGCACTTATAGAGGAATACCCTTAGTTTTGGTTATTTTGGTAGATATGTTAATAGCTATCGGCCTTTGTGCGTTGGTTTATTCGTTTTATAGAGATTATAAATATAATCATAGGTATAAAAAGATAAGACATATTATATTAGATGTAATTTTATCAATATTTATAGTAGGCATAATGATATTATTTGGCACTGTTGCTTATAATGATTATACAACTATATATACTGACTATAAAGTTCGAGTAGATGATTCAATTCTTCTAAATGAGTTTATAAATAATTATGAGATTATATCTTACGACGGAGACACTTATACAGTACGAGAAATTGAGGAGTAAAACAATACAAAATTAATATAAGGCGGTGATGTTTATTGGCAAAGCAAAAAAAGTTGCAACAATATGTCTTTAAGATAAATTCTACTCTATTGCGAAAGAACAATTGGAATCTGGACTTGCCGCTAAACAGAGCTAGAAACACAACAGGACTTGTTGTTGCGTTGGCGGATTCTCAAATTTTATCTTGGATCAATGAATTAAACGGCACTGCCGATTATGATATACAAGCAAAAGAAATCAAGCGCCAAATTAAAGAGGTTAAGAAACAACCAGTAAATAAAAATAATAGGGCCAAGATTTCAAACTTGTATAAACAACTATATAGACTTCAGTTCAAAGAAGACTATCTGTGTGTCATAATGGATAAAAAATCAGATTATGACCGCGCCAATCAAGGGTTTTATGTTAATGGAATCAAATATCTGCGACTCTTATGTACTACCGGAGGTGTTAAAACCTCTACCGTAGTGTATGTGAGTGAAAAACTTCATGCCGAACTTAAGAAACGTATTGAGAATGGTAAAAATAATGATGTACCTTTAGTCCCTGCTAAATTGGGTGCATACGAAGCTCTAGCTGCCAGTGGATCGTTGGAAGTAAGCTGGCCCAAGGACAAATATGCTCCAATTCCTGGCGGCGTAATAGTTATAAAGGATGCATTTACCGAATTTTATGCTGACTTGATCAACATTGATGATAGTGATCGCTCTCAAGAACCTATTGTGCAGTTTGCGCCAAACCAATTAGTTAACAATGACTGTTCAGATGGATGCTCCATGATGCTTCCTTCTCTGTCAAGACGTTGGAATGGTGAACTGAATGATGATTACGAGCATACAATGAGCGGCTGCAACCTACGCTGTGCATGGACCAAGGGTATGACTTTTACGTTCGACTACATAAAATTTGCAGAAGAAGTTGTCGGCGCCTCGGACGATTGTCCCGAAAAGTATTTTATTACAGATATTTGGGGTCAACAGAGAGACATTAGGGATTCTGAGCTAATTATAACGGAGAGTCAATTAAAACTCTGGAACTGTTATGATTCTTGGGAGGATTATTATAATAAATGTCTTGAAAATAAGTATACGCTTAGGATTGCAAAGACTGCGCCGCATGAAGTAGATAATGTTAGACAGTTAAACTACCAATTTATCCAGTCTTTAAACCTTTCAGATGATGATATTCAGGAGCTTATCGCCCCTACTGTTAACGAGATTAAGGATACTTTAGGTTTAGATCCTAAGAAGAGTCTCGTGTATATGTGCGGTAAGAATCTTAGGGCTGAGAATATTCAGTATGCAGACGCCGCCGCTAGAGCGCTAATGGCTAATCCAGACACCATAAAAGACCCATATATTCGCAATAGGATCAAAAAAATGATTAATAAACGCATTAGAGAGGCAAAAATTGGTGTTCTTGATGTATGCGGCAACTTCCAAATCATATCTGGTGATATATACGCGCTATGCGAGAGCATGTTTGGTCTTGAGGTGCGAGGGCTGCTTAAAGCAGGAGAAATTTATAGCAAATACTGGAAAGATAGCGGTGTAAAACGTGTAATGTGCGCCAGAGCACCAATGAGTAATGAGCATTCACTGGTTTCTCAGGACATTTGTTACGATGATAGAGCAGAATATTGGTTCGAATACATGGATACGGTAGCTGTTGTTAACGCTTGGGATACGATGCCAATGGCTCTGAATGGTTTTGATTTTGATGGAGATTTGCTATTTACTACTGATAGTGCGCCTCTACTCAAGAACCAGAAGAATTTACCAGCCCTAAACTGTATCCAGTATAAAGCCTCCAAGAAGGTTGTGACCGAAGAAGATGTTATTAAGGCCAATAAGAATGGCTTTGGTAGTAAGATTGGAAGTATCACTAATAGAATTACGGCAATCACTTCTTTGATGGCAAATTATGAGCCTGGAAGTGTGGAATATGAGACTTTAAGGTATAGAACGCAGTGTGGACAAGCGCTGCAGCAAGAGGAAATCGATTGAATTACAGTCGCTTTGCATGGTGACATGCATCGAATAATGTGGTGAACCTATAAATATAGGGTGTCAATTCAGTGTTTAATAGTATCAGGAAATGGGTATTAATGAATTGGCTAACTGGGAAAAACTAAGTGTGTGTTAACAGTACAAAATTAATGAAGAAAGGAGGAGCAATATGCTAAAGAGAGATGACAATATTTATTCTAGAATTGGTATTTATGGAATTAGAAATTTGATTAACGGAAAAATTTATGTTGGTAAAACTGGCATGAACTTTGGAGATAGATGGGATTCGCATCGTTCATTGTTGAACAACGGCAAGCATGATAATCCACATTTGCAAAGAGCTTGGGATAAATACGGCCAAGATAACTTTGAGTTTATAGTAATTGAGGATTGTAGCATTGATGAGCTAAGTGATCGAGAAAAGTATTATATTAAGCTATATAAGGATATGGGACTTGCCTACAACATTCATGATGGTGGAGATGAAGGATATAATCTTGGCAAGCATCTGTCTGACGAAACAAAGCGTAAAATAGGCGAGAAAAATAGAATTAATGGTATCGGAAGAAAAGCATCAGACGAAACCAAAGAAAAAATGTCGAAATCTCACACAGGAATGAAGTACGCTGCGATGAGTGAAGAAGGAAGAAAGAATATTCAACAAGCTCAGCAAAAGTATTTTGAGAACAATCCTAAAAAGCTTTGCGTAGACGATGTGATTGAAATTAGAAAATTGCACCAAGACGGGCTTAGCTATTCCGAAATTTCAAGAAAATTCAACGTTACTCATCAATGCATAAGCGATATTTGTAATTATAAAAGATGGAAACAGGTACCATAAACAAACACACATATGTTAATCCAGTGCGAAGCTTGCACAAACAAGAACGTCAAACGACTATCCCGCAAGGGAGTACATTTGAGGTGAAATTCCTCATTTGGAAGTGCCACACGGCTCATTTTGAGTCGAAGATATAGTCTACTCCCCTATTAAAATATCGGGAAACCGAGGGTATAAAGGAAAGCAAAGGGTATTTTGCCCAATCCAATGCCGAAAAGTTGGTACATTTTTAGTGAAAATATCATAAAAGACGACGATTCTGACGAAATTAAGGCTCAAAAAACACTCAATCAGAGGCTCTGCGCCGCTAAAAAACCTTACTTTTTCGGCTATAATTACACTACTTTGAAGCAGGAATACGACGCTTATGTGCGCGATACAGATGAACATATTCAGAGTATAACGGGTAAAAGTATACGTGATTTGCTTAAAAATGATGGAAAATTGGCCGAAAATGAGCAAAAAATCCTTGATTTTTATAAAAAACGCCTTCCTTTGGACGTTTCTCCATCTACCATGAATCGAATTTGCTGGG